TCTACCGGTAGAACAGGACCAACCGGTCCACAAGGTTTCACAGGTTTTACTGGACCAACCGGTCCACAAGGTTTCACAGGTTTTACTGGACCAACCGGTCCACAAGGTTTCACAGGTTTTACAGGACCAACCGGTCCACAAGGTTTCACAGGTTTTACTGGACCAACCGGTCCACAAGGTTTCACAGGTTTTACAGGACCACAAGGTTTCACAGGTTTTACAGGACCAACCGGTCCACAAGGTTTCACAGGACTAACAGGTGTGCAAGGTTCTACCGGTAGAACAGGACCAACCGGTCCACAAGGTTTCACAGGTTTTACAGGACCACAAGGTTTCACAGGTTTTACAGGACCAACCGGTCCACAAGGTTTCACAGGACTAACAGGTGTGCAAGGTTCTACCGGTAGAACAGGACCATTTGGTCCGACTGGATATACAGGCCCTCAAGGAACATTTGGTTTAACTGGAATCAATCCTTCTAATTATATTTATTGGAATGGAACGGGTTGGGCTGTTGGAAATACAGAAGTTCGTATTGGAGCAAATGCAGGTTTGAATCAAGGTTCTAATGCAATTGCAATTGGTAATAAAGCAGGTCAAACTAATCAATCACCTAGTGGAGTTGCAATTGGTTATTATGCTGGTAAAACTAATCAACTAGATAATTCAGTTGCAGTTGGTAATTTGTGCGGTCAAAGTAGTCAAAGTCAAAGGGCAATTGCAATAGGTAATGCTGCAGGTTACTCTAGTCAAGGAATTGATGGAATTGCAATTGGTGATAATGCAGGGTATAATAATCAAGGTCAATATACAGTTGCAATTGGTACTAATGCAGGTAATTTAAATCAACTTACATATGCAGTTGCAATTGGTTTTGGTGCAGGACTAAATTCTCAAGGAATAAATACAATTGCTATAGGTTATACTTGTGGTGGTGCTGGTCAAGGAACAAATTCAATTGGTCTAGGTAATCAAGCAGCTAGTAGTAGTCAAGGAACTAATGCAATTGCAATTGGTTATATTACAGGTAATTTAAACCAAGGAAATTATGCAGTTGCTATGGGTTATAATGCAGGTCAACAGTATCAAGGAATTAGTGCAGTTGCAATTGGTAATCAAGCGGGTTATAATAGTCAACAATCCAATGCAGTCGCAATTGGTAATCAAGCCGGGTATACAGGTCAAGGAACTAATGCAATTGCAATTGGTTATTACGCTGGTAAAAGTTATCAACAACCATACAGTATTGTTTTAAATGCATCTTCTAGTCAAACTGTGAATGCCGGAACTACAGGTTTCTTCGTCAATCCAATTCGTGCCACGGGAGGTTCTTCAGGTTCTAATTATGTATTAACTTATAATCCAGGAACAAGTGAAATAAATTATACAAGTAACGCAGTTCTATACAACTTATTTTTAACTGGTGCAACTGGACAAACCGGCGGCATAGCAAACTCAGCAAATTCAAGTAACAATGTGTTTTGTAACAATGTTTACGCATTAAAAGCTGTTTACGCAAACAATATCGCACTGACATCAGATTATCGTATCAAAGAAAATATAAAAGAATTAGATAATAAATTCCAAGTAGACTATTTGAACCCTGTTACCTTTATGAATAAACAAACCAAGAAACAAGATATTGGCTTAATTGCTCACGAATTACAAGAACACTATCCAGAATTAGTCAATGGAGAGAAAGACGGAGCAGAAATTCAAACAGTCAATTATATTGGATTGATACCAATCTTGATTAATGAAATCAAAAACCTGAAAACTCACGTTCAAAAATTAGAAGATAGAATTAACGTATTAGAAAATAAATAAAAACCTTGTAAAAAACTCGTAAAAACTCGTAAAAATCTAACAAACCAATTTATAAAAATATTTTAGCAATAAAAAAACTTTATTAATAATAATAAATTAATTAACTATTTATTATTATATATATGTATATATGTCAAACCCAACTGATTCATGCGTTTGTTATCCGATGTATTCAGCCACAGCAACTGCAACCGGAATTGCATATGTTAGAGTAGTAACACCAAATTCAGTAGTAACTTCACAGGCATCTGCGTCAGCTACATCTAACATTTCTTATCAAGATGCGTTAATAAAAGCACAAGCAACCGCTCAAAATATTGCTAACAGTGTTGCTCAAAATGACGCAGATATTATAACGCAATCAATATTACTTTCAGGAGGAACTCACGGAGGCACCGGAGGTTACACAGGTCCAACCGGACCTCAAGGCGGAGGTGGAGGCGGAGGAGGATCTGGAACTGGTCCACAAGGACCACAGGGCAATCAAGGCTCTCCAGGCCCTCAAGGTTCTCAAGGTTCTCCAGGCTCTCAAGGCTCTCCGGGTGCACAAGGTTCTCAAGGCTATCCAGGCGTGCAAGGTGTTCAAGGTGATCAAGGTGTTCAAGGCGCTCAAGGTGTTACAGGCACTAAAGGTGTAACAGGATCACAAGGATTTACTGGAACTATAGGATTAACTGGACCTCGCGGATTAACCGGCGTTCAAGGTGTAGCAGGAATAGCTACAAATACAGGGGCAACAGGTCCTCAAGGGTTCACCGGCGCAACAGGTCCTCAAGGTTTAGGCGGTATTGCTGCTAATACAGGTGCAACAGGTCCTCAGGGTGTTACTGGATCAACGGGACCTCAGGGAGTAGCAGGAAGTGCTACTAACACTGGTGCTACAGGTCCTATTGGGTCAAATGGTCCTCAAGGGGTTACAGGAACAACCGGACCTCAAGGTCTAATAGGCAGTGCTACAAACACAGGTGCTACAGGTCCGCCAGGTCCTCAAGGCCCACCAGGAAGTGGTGGAGGTAGTAACAGTGGGTCAACAACAGTAACATTGACGGTAACCTATATACAACCAACTTCTGGAGTAAATGTTACATCATCATCCACTATTATAAATAGTATACAAGTTCAACCAACTATTCCATCCTTAATTGTAAGTTTTACAGGAACAAATATTAGAATAACAAATACACAAATTACCGATTCATCTAGTTTTAAAAAGAAATCAGCACTTTTTCCTACGATAGGAAGTATTAATTTATTAAATAATGTAAACGGAACGAATCTAACAAATTCATCAACATTAATGTATAATTTATCAACAATATTATCAGGTAGCGCGGCTTATAATTTTATAGGTGGAAATCCGTCAAATACTTATACTTCAACAGGATCAGCTTTTAATATTTCAGGAAGTTATTCAGTAACAAATTATGATCTTTCAATTTATCAAGGTGTTACAACCCAAGCTAATCAAACATTTATCGGCGCCATATTCTTTTTGACATTTGATAATGCTGCTTTTGATGCAACACCATAAAATTATAGTCATTTGTTTTTATTTATATTTCAACAGACCCTCAATATAATTTTTATCATAAGCGGCTATTTTGGTTGTTCTATCCCAGGTGCTATAATTAATTAAAACCTGGTCATCTTCAACGACAATACTCAAACAGTATTCAATGGGTTCACCTTCAAATTTGAAAGGAGCTGAATATCTTAATAATTGCATATTTTCATCAAAAACAACAATCATATGATAATAATGTCTTGGACTCTCATACGATACAAGATGAAGAACAAACCACAATTCATTTTCTTCATATGTAATAGCAATATTTCCATTATTATTTGTCATTTGTTTACCATATTTGAATCCACATGTTGACCCGCGTGCATGTGAAAATATTTTAGGCATATCTATGTTTTTTACAACATTAATGGTTTTATTTTCCTCATTCAATTTACATATTTGCAATGGATGCCATTTATAAATAATATGAGTAGAATTATTGTAATCAACATATACCCAATTTTTTTCACATTGAGATTGATTGAAATTTTGAGTTATTTCAGTAGGCATTAATTTATTACTATTAGGAGCCTTAACGTTATTACTTATATTATATTCACCAGAGACAATACCCAAAAAATTACTTTGATGTAATCCAGTTCCAATAAATAAAATTTTATTATTTTCAACATTATTGAAAATTTTGACATCTTCTGTTCCGATATATTGTCTACTATCAAAATCAATATCAAAGCATTTTACATTGATAATCTTAAAATCTTCATCTAATTCAACAAATTTATTTGCAGTAATAATATTCTTCTCGCAATTAATGTAAGAACCGTTTTCTGTAATATAATAATTTACATAACGAATATTCATCAAATATTTCCCTTCACTTAAATCATCAACGCCGTTGTATTTGTTTTTTTTATGAATTAAACAACTAGAAGAAGAAATGAATTCTACATTTTCGCCATTTATCTCAGTTTTGATTTTATTATCAAACGAATAAATATGTTTTGATGCTAATACATGTTTATAAAATTTCATATTTTGAAATAAATTATTATTAATATTACCATCACTACAATGATTCAAAATTTGAACAATTTCGTCGCTTAAATTTTGAATACCAAGATAAAAAGCAGCAATTGAATATTCATAATATATTTTATGAGTATAAACATCATTGTGTAAAAATAAATAGTCATCGCGAAAAATATTCTTATCAAGAACATCCTTTGCAGCCTTATAAAAATAACCAACTAATCTATTGTTTGATGTATTTCTATAATGATGCATCAATTCGTAAACAGTTTCAAGTCTCTCTGGAACAGCTTCAATACTTAATAACCAACAACAAATAGCATCATTCATTCTTCCTAGATTTTTATAACAATGACCCATTTTAAAATAACTATACCATACCTCTTGAGACCAACCTTTACAATCAATTCTCTTCTGATATGTTTCTATTGCTTTTTCAAATTGGCCGTTATCGTGATAACTATTTGCCAAATAGAAATAATATCTTTCATTATTTGGTTCATCTATTAATCCTTGTGTTAATAATCTAATATCCCTATCAAATTTATCGCTTTTAGCACCACCGTCTCCAATATCAATGATAAACAATTCATTTTTTTCAAAGAGATGATGTCTGTTACCATGAGGAGTGTTTATATATTCATGTGTTACACCTGCATAACTGTATAATGCGTTGTTACGAACAATTCTAACATTTTGATAATAAAAATTTTCATTTCCTTGAAGTATATAAAAAGAATCGTAATTCCCTAATACTTCTTTTTTAAAATCTTTTACATCTAAAACCATATCAGCATCAAGCAACAACACGAAATCTGACATACCATTTGCGGACTTTAATGCAAAATTTCTGTTATGAGCAAAATTTTTAAAAGGTTCATAAACAACCTTGCCTGGTATATTTCTTTGTTTAAAGAACGTTTCAATTAATTCTACTGTATTATCAGTTGAACCAGTATCACAAATACAATAACAATCTATTATAGGTAAAACTGATTGTAGTAGTCGTATTATGATTTTACTTTCATTTTTAACAATCATATTTAAACATAATGTAGAAGCAGGCATTTTTATTTATATTGAATAATATTTTGATATTTTTAAACTATATTTCAATAAAATATTATTTTTAATTATAATAATATATTATATTTATAGTAATATACTTATGGCTTGCACAAGATTTTATTATGATCCATGTAGAACAAAAAAACAATTACAACAGGCAACTGGTCCAGGACGATATATGTTGGATGTTCCTGGAAACGGATCGCAACCATGCTATATAGAAGATCCTCAAATTATTATTCAAAAATGGGGTGCAAATCTAAGAACAAATACCATTAACTTGGAAAGCGAGTTGATGGGTGTAAATAAACCTTTGAGTAGAGATTGTTTAGGAAAAGATAATTATCAAAGTTACAATGTTCCTAATCAACCAATACAATATCCCAAGTGCAATAATTTATATACAGAACAATCACGTGCTACAAATCCTGCTTGGTGGTATCGTGATTTAGAACAAGTTGATTGGTATTATCCTCCATTAAATCCGCAAGAGAACACATGTTTTCCATTTGAATCAAATTTAAGCACAAGAATTTTAGAAAAGGATTATTTTACTCCCAAAAGAGATTGTGTGATAAATGAGACAAACAACTTTCAACCAAATACTCATACTTTGATTAAAGGAACTTATGTAGGTAAACCACAAGATAAAAATCAAAACCAGGATTGAAAATCAAATGGAATAGAATCCAATAAATATGAAAAATAATAATAATTTTAAAATATAATTATTATTATATATATAATAATATAATCATGGAAATAGCCATTCCTTTAATAGCATTAGGTGGAATGTATGTAGTATCAAATCAAAATAATCAGAATAATAAAAATAATAGACCCCTACCGAACAACAATAATAATAGTAATAGACAAAATCAAAAACAAGAAAGTTTTAATAATATGGGAGCTTATGCAAACTATTTACCAAATACTAATATACCCGCACAAAATTTTCCTGTAGAAAATATTAACGAAGTTTCTGATACTGTAAATAAATATGCTAATCCAAATACCGCAACAGATAAGTATTTTAACCAAAATCTATATGAACAAAATGTTAGAAAAGGTATTAGTGTAGGACGCGATCCTCAACAAATATACTCCCTAACTGGAAATTATTTAGATTCTCAACAATTCAAACACAACAATATGGTTCCTTTTAATGGAGGAAAGATTAAAGGCTACACATACGACACAAAATTCGCGGAAGTAATTTTAGACAATATGGTCGGTAATAGTTCCCAAACAATAAAAAAAATTGAACAGGCTCCTTTGTTTAAGCCCGAAGCCAATATGAATTGGGCATATGGTGCACCAAATAACAGTGATTTCTATCAGTCACGTGTAAATCCTGCAATGAAAAACAATCATGTTAAGCCATTTGATTCACTGCTGGTTGGTCCTGGTTTAGATCAAGGTTATGGTGTAAATGGTAGTAATGGGTTCAATTCTGGGATGGAAGCACGTGATAAATGGCTACCTTATACAGTGGATCAACTTCGTGTTGCAACCAACCCAAAATTAGAATATGAATTAACAAATCACGAAGGACCTGCTGAATCAACTATCAAGAATGTAGGTATTTTAGGGCGTGTTGAAAAACAACGCCCAGATACGTTTTTCATTAATACACAAGACCGTTGGTTTACTACAAACGGCGCAGAAAAAGGTGAAAGATTACGTCCGCTTGAGGAGATGGGTGTCATTAAAAGAAACGATATTGCTTCTGATTATTTAGGTCCTGCTGGTGCAGTAGATAGACAAGCAGTAAAAGCACCTTCTAATTTTGAACCAAGTAGAAGGGTCAATATACCTGGCAACGATATAAATCATTCCAGTGCAGTCGGTCGCGGACCAATCACCGATGGCGACAGAAGAATTGAAAGTATGACAAGAGGAATGACACCAAATCACAGATCAACGATTAAACAACCTGACACGCTTAGAAGCGGGTTCACCAGTGCTATAGGAGCAGTTATTGCACCTTTCATGGATGTTTTGAGACCATCTAGAAAAGAAGAAGTTATGGGAAATGTTAGAGTTTATGGAGACGTTGCACCAAGTGTTCCTAAGAGTTATGTAAATAATCCAAGCGATACAACAATAACTACAATTAAAGAAACCACCTTGTATTCTCCACAATTTAATATTAATAACCAAAAAGAAAGTTTATATGTTAATAATTACACTCCAATGGATTTGACACAGAGAGATACGACTAGCGCCAGTTACATCGGAACAGCAGGAGGTCAAGCAAGTCAATATGGTGATATGAGCTACGATGCTGCATATATGCAACACAACAACGATATAAAGTCTTCAACAATTGATAATAGACCTAACTCAGGCGGAATGCAAATATTTAACCAACAAATGAATTTGACCACTATTAAAGCAGATAGTGATAGATTAGACGGTCGTGTTAATCCAGCTTATTCCGCTCTATCTCAAATGCCTCCTTCTGTTAAAACATATGGAGCTGTTCGCGCACCGCAATACTACAATGAATGCATTGGTTGTGATAGAATACAACCAGAAATACTGGATGCTTTCCGTTCAAACCCATACACATTTTCTTTGACAAACGCTGTTTAATTTTAACAGAACCATGGTTATAAATATATAAAATAATATGTTCTTACAATAAATATATTATTTTTATTCTGTTCTCAAGTTTTATGGTTCCTTTTTTTCAGTTAACTACTCACTTCCAAAATAAGCACCTTTTCCCATTTTAAAATCACTCAATCTAGTAACAATGTCGTCATTTTTCTTCATAATTTCTTTAATTAAGTCTTTAATAGAAATCATACCAACAAATTCTTCATTTTTATCGTCAACTACCAATAAATGACGTATATCTTTAAACATCATTTTATTCATACAAGTTTCTAATGAATCATTCTTTTTTGCAATAATAATAGGTGCATAAGTGCATATTTCTTTAATTTTTGTTTCCTTCAAGTCTTTTTCATAAGATGCAACTTTTGAAATAAAATCACGTTCTGAACATACTCCAACAACCTTATTATTTTTATCGGTTACGGCAAGGCAACCAATATTGAAAGCAGTAAAACGATGCACAGCGTCTTTGACAGATGCATCTTCACTAATTTTAAAGTCAATCTTGTGATAACAAGATTTTTCAAAAACGTTCATTGCTGAAGTTTTAATCATATAATTCACACTGCATAGTCCACGTCGTAACATTTTTTATAATCATATTATTATGATCTATTTAAGTTAATTTAATAAATATTTTATTTACAGAGTCAACGAAAAATAAAATATGTTAGTTATATTATCATATAAAAAATATACAACATTAATAATATTGTATTAACAAAAAACAATTAAAATGACAACATTGAATATACATCAAACTATAAAAGAGAAATTATCTTATTTTTACACAATACATAAAATACCCAATATTATTTTTCACGGACCCTCGGGTGGCGGTAAAAGAACAATTGTAAATGATTTTATTCATACTATTTATGATAATAATAAAGAAAAAATAAAAAACTTTGTTATGTATGTAAATTGTTCGCATGGAAAAGGTATTAAATTTATTCGCGACGAACTGAAATTTTTCGCAAAAACGCACATTAACTCCAATGGCGGTGATGTTTTTAAAAGTATAATACTATTAAACGCCGATAAATTAACAATGGATGCTCAATCCGCATTACGTAGATGCATTGAATTATTTAGTCACAACACAAGATTTTTTATTATTATTGAAGATAAGTATAATTTATTAAAACCAATTTTATCTAGGTTTTGCGAAATTTATGTTCCTGAACCAGAATATAACAATGGAGTTATCAATTTGTATAAGTATAATATCAATGATACATTTAAAATGAGTGATTTTAAGACTCAACATCTTGACAAATTAAAAAAGATGATAGAAAGAACAATGGTCCTAGGGCAACAAGCAGCAGGCGTGACAAAAAATTCAAAAAAATATAATTTAAATGATTTAATCAATTTTTCTTTGAAGTTATATGAAAAAAGTTATGCAGCAACTGACATTATTGAACTTTTAGAAACAAATAAATTAATTATTGATAAAATGACAAATGAGAAAAAATATGAATTATTGATTACATTTAATAAAGTAAGAAAAGAATTTAGGAATGAAAAGTTGTTAATTCTTTTTATTCTGAACTTTTTATTTTTGAGTTCAGATTTGTCTCTAGAAAATATTAGTTTTATGTAATAAAACTCATAATGGATGATTTTAATATTTCAACGCTTCACGAAAGTAGAAATGAATGGAGTGCACGCTTAATTTCTATACTAACTCCTTTAGTTATTGATGGTTATAGATCAATTTTAGATGAAGCTGTCAAATTATGCAAAGAAAACAATGAAATGGAAAAATATTTAATGACATTTCAAAACTTTATTACAAGAGTTCCAAAATGGAATCAGACAATTATTGAAAGTGAGAGAAAACGAATTTGTGAAAAGTCTGGTTGTGCATATTTAGAAGATTTAATAACATGTGTGCATATTATTCAATTAAAAATACTAACTGTTATGCGAGTTGGTCAAAAGCAAAAGAAAATAGATATTAATATTCCAAAACTAGATGATTTTATTCATAAAGTATACATTCATGTAGCAAGAAAAATTTATAAAAATGTTTATTTATTTGAATTTAACGTGACTCCATTACAAATGCAAAAACATAATAGAGAATTAGAAACTATTGTTCAAGAATGTATTTTAAATTCATTGAGAGAGAGTGTTCCAGTTGAAGCTATTTTGAAAGCATATATGGATGAGACTATGGAAGAAGACGTTGTAGAAGAAATTAAAGAAGAATATATTCAAGAGCCAGTTGCAGTTGATAATAGTGATGGTGCCCTTACTGGCGTTACTACGGCTACTACCGGAGGCAATAGTATTTCACAAAACGAGGAAAACAATGGCTCAACTTCAAAATTATCATTTAGTGATGTTGATTTAGTAAAAGATCAATTTAATAATGAAGAGAGAATAAATGCTCCCAAAGACATTCAACGCTTAGAAGCGATTAGTGAATTCAGGAATAATCAAAGAAGACTTGAAAGTGAAGAAGATGAATCGGAAAATCAAAGACTACAAATTTCGGATGAATCTGTAAACCTAGATTCTTTAGATGTTCATGTAATCGGCGAACCAGAGTTAGAAACTTTACCTGATTTGATCATTGATGATATAGAATTATTGGATTAAAACATGGTATTTAATAGATTTTTATAAAAATAATCATAAGGTTTTTATAAAAATTGCGTAAAAATATAAATAAGAATGTGCTTTAGTATTTTAAGAAAATATGGAAAATATTTTTATCATAGCTGCAGTAATATCTATTATTTTTTTAATAGTAAAATTCATTGAAATGAGATATATTGAAAAAGACAGTAAACCACTGAAATTGCTAATTAGAGATGCTCTCCTTGTCTATTTTAGTGTTGTTTCTGGATATTTTATTCTGGAACAATTGAAACCGGTTATGCAAAACGGTGATTCTCTCTCTGGAGGTGGAGTAACACCAGTTTTCACCAATAATCCTGAGTTCTAATCCACCTTTTAGAAAAAGGTGGAGCCAAAAATTTACGCCAGTTTTAGAAAAAGGTGGAGCGTCCAACCATAATTTTGAAAAGTAGTGCAAACTTTTGGTGAAATCTTACTAGTTTTCAAAAACTCTTCGCAAGGCTATTTGGCTCCACCTTTTCTAAAGGTGGAAAAGGTGGAAATTAACGCCCAGTCCAAACCTTGATAATATTTGTTGGTATTTTTTTTTTGACAGTTAAGTCATATTTATATTTATCATAAGTATAATCAAATGCACTATTATATTGATGAATACTACCAAACAATGATTTATATTTTTTTGTGATTCCCGATTCTAAATTGAAAATCAATCCAAATATTCGTTCTAAACAACATCTATCTGGACGAGTCTTGACTTTATTCAAAAGTGTAAATAAATTATATTTGCTATTTATTCTTAATAAAAAATTATGATTTATATAACTCTGAACACCAAAGCAGCCATTCCAGTCATTTTTTTTCCCCAAAATCATAATATCATCGCTTAATGTAAGTTTTTTATATAAGGAAAATGCATTTCTAAAATTTGAAATTAAATGCAATGAATTATGCACATTTTCTTTGTCTGCGTTGAAATGCCATAGCGGAAGAACATCAACGTGCTTTATTTTATCAAAATCAATCCTTCTGTGAATAAAAATGCTATCATGAATAATAAATGCGTTATCAAAAAATTTATTTTTATAAAAATAATAATAAGGTAAGAGTTCACCTCTTCCTTTATATTCTGATTGAATTATTTCAATGTTTTTATATTCAAAATCAGCTTTTACAAATTCATAATTACTGTTATCATCAATAATTATTATTTTTGTATCTGGATAAAATCGCCTAATACATTTGACGCTTTGATTCCAATAATTATTTGTTATTTCAGAATTGACATGTCGTGTCATTATAAACCCATAACTATTATCACTCATTTTATATTATTTGTATTTTAATATAATAATATAAAAATATAATTAATATCACACAAAAATAAAAATTACATTCATACTAATGAATGTATTTTATCAATATCAATAATAATAATATTGTTTTGATTTTTCTCTGTTTTACATTGAATTTCAGAGGTTTCTTCTATTATAAATTGTTTGAATTCAGGTCTTTCCAATTGTAGTTGAGGAGTGTGATTATGGACATGTCTAGCAATCATTTTATACAATTTAAAATCCGGATATCTCTCGTCTCCATTATTTTTATACAATAAATTGATTCCTTTATCATCTAAACACCATTCAACAACTAATTTTTTAATAGGATCGGTTATTTTATTAATATCTTTAATTTCTTCTAAATCTTCAACTAAATAGTCAAAAATAGAACATGCTAAACGTGACAAATCAAAACTAAAATTGGGTTCTAAACGCGGTTTTTTCTCATCAAAATACGGCTCAGTATTGTATTGAGTTGCGGCATCATTACCATTTTGAAAACTATCGCTGCAAAATAGCTTACCTTGAAATTTATAAATACTTCTTCCAAAATCAATAATTTTAAATAATTTACCAAAAGTAGGAACCTTATATATTTTTTTATTATAATAGTAGGTAATATATTTTTTGGATGTTTCATTATACATTATATTATTTGTGTGTAAGTCATTGTGGGTAAACGAAAAAACTTTTTGATATGTAATCAACATCATTATTATTTGCATTAAGGCTGACAACCACTCATCTGTTGATAAATCATTGTTTAATATTAGATCATCTAGTGTATTTTCACAATTTTCCATGCAAATCAATTGCACTGGAAATTTACTAATTGTTACATTTATTTGTTCTTCTTCATTTGAATCACCTCTTTCATCACTTGCATCACTATTATTTTCATCATCATCTTCAATATCTTCCCAATCACTTTCAGATTTGTATTCTGTTGATTTATATTCGCTATCATTCTCGCACATTTCATTGTTTTCACTAAACTCACTATTTGTGTAAGATAATCGCGATGAACAACTAGAATTTGATTTTAAAGTTGCTGACTTGGTAGATCTATTATTATTATCTTCGGCTTCAATATCAAAATTATGTTCAGTTATATTATTTTCAGAAGGTTCTAATTTTTCACAATAGGAATCATTAAACAAATTATCATAAATTTCATTGTTAATTGAATTTAGGGATAAACTAGATTTTGCTGTAGAATTATAATCTATTTTAATTGGGTTTAATTTTTGTTTTTCGTTTTTAATCAGATGTTCATAATCATCAATTTTAAATTTTATATTTTTGTTCTTATTAAAAAAATCTGAATTTGTCAAATATTCTAAATCGTCAAATACATTTAAAACGTAGTTATTTTTAATAGAGAGAAACGACCCAAAATAGTCTAGACCATGATTAAACTTGTATTTATTTTTTAAAATAGATGTTAAATAAACAAAAAACCCGTCAATATATGCTGAATTATTTATATCTAGTAATTTGTTGTGACAATTGATGTTATTTTTATCGTCCAAAGCAGGCAAATTGTATAATTTATCATCGCTAATATTACTGTATTTACCAACTAAATACTTGAATGGATCTAATAAAGGTGCCAACTTGATAAACATTGTCTTGTTTTTGATTTCATCGTTTTCCATATTTTTAATGCGACATTGAAATAAATTTTTTGTCTCGTTATTAGTTTCAACTCTATTTTTAATATTATGCAAAAACCATTTATGATTTAAATTGACATTGTTAAAGTTTGAATTATTTAATGAGAAAAACCTATTATAAATTGGTATATAATTTTGTGTTTTTGAGAGAAAAAGTGTTTCAGCTTTTTCTAAAGACTTAAAAAGTTCATTATTTTTTCTTTTTTGATAATTAATATCATATACATTGATATTCATATTCATATTATTATTAGATATAGGTAATTAAAATAAAAATAATATGAATTTTTAACTTATATTTTATTAGATATCATAGTTTTCTAAAGAATAATCTATTACACTTAATAGACGAACTACTTTTTCGTGATCTGCGTCAACCCCGGAACCAATAGTAGATTCTTTCCCTTCTTGAATTATTAACCAAGGAAAATATGTATAACAGTGATCAAAAATTTGCAATCTACTTGTCATCCAATCTGATGTAGATAAACAATTGCAGTTCATTTGGATTAATTTATGAGCTCCGCGAAAAGATAAGATGTAACCTCCACATAAATATTGCTCATGAGCCAGAACCCATTTACAAGTAGGTTTTACTTCTTCTGAAGCATTTAAAAAAATACAATCCCATTCATTATCATTTACTTCTTGCCAAAATCTGTCCAATTTTTCAAAAAATAATTTGTCAAAACATGCATCATCTTCTAGTATTAAAGCATACTTAATATCATTATTAATAATATGTTTCCAGATATTCCAGTGAGATTGTGCACACGCTTTTTGTGTGGGTTTCAAATAATCAAGAAATGGTTCTATCAAATCATTTGATGTAGACGCAGGCCATATTGTTACATCCAAATTTAAATTTTGGAAACGGTTCTTCATATTTTCTGATCTCTCTTTATTTGATAACAAAGATATGCAAAACGAGTTATTTTTATCAAACTTGAATTTATTTTGTGTTTCCATTCAATTATATAAAACAATATATAATATATTATATATTTAGCATTGTTTTTAAGTTTTAAACAAAAATAAAAATTCTATGTCAATTAATAATAATAATTAAATTATAAAATGTCTTTAGAATTAAAAAAATTTGATATGAAAAGTATTAGTTTTAAGTCAAATGAATCAAAAGGACCTGTTATTGTTTTAATAGGGAAACGTGATACGGGTAAAAGTTTTTTGGTGAGAGATTTACTCTATTATCAACAAGATATTCCTATTGGTACCGTTATTTCAGGAACAGAAGAAGGTAATGGTTTTTATGGTAAGATGGTTCCACGTTTATTCATACATAATGAATACAATACTGCTATCATAGAAAATATTTTGAAAAGGCAAAGGACTGTTCTGAAACAAATAAAAAAAGAAATGGAAACATATAAGCGAACAACAATAGATCCACGTGCTTTTGTTATTTTAGATGATTGTCTTTATGATAATACATGGTCTCGCGATAAAATGATGCGTCTGTTATTTATGAATGGTCGTCACTGGAAAATTATGTTAGTGATAACTATGCAATATCCGCTAGGTATTCCTCCAACACTGCGAACCAATATTGATTATGTTTTTATTTTAAGAGAGAATTACATTGCAAATAGAAGGCGTATTTATGATAATTACGCTGGCATGTTTCCAACATTTGAATCATTTTGCCAAGTCATGGACCAATGCACAGAAAATTATGAGTGTTTAGTAATCAATAATAATGTTAAATCAAATAAATTACAAGACCAAGTGTTTTGGTACAAAGCAGAAAATCACAACGATTTCCGTTTAGGATCAAAAGAATTCTGGGAATTATCTAAAAATTATAATTCAGATGATGAAGAAGAAAAATATGACCCGAATGCAAATAAAAAAAGAGGTAATGGACAAAAAATAAGTGTCAAGAAAACAAAATGGTAAAAAAGTTATAAATAAAATATAAATATAAATACAATTATTTATATTTAATTAAATGAAAGAAAAAACAGTTTTTGTTCTAGTAACAGACCAAGCATATATGTACAAAGCATGTGTAACAATTAATGATTTGAGAACAATTGGTAATTGGAATGGAGACATTGTATTAATCACAATTGATTTTGATTTAGATGATAACTACAAATTAACACAAAATATTATTGAGGCTAAATTTCCTTTAATTGATAAAACACATCTTTTGAATGAAATCGGCCCAGACGGGTTTTCTAATAGTGACAAGAGAGAAATACATAAATTGAATCAATGGGAGAAATTCCACGTTTTTGATGACTATTTTTTACAATGGGACCGTGTTGCATTTTTGGATGCAGGTTTACGCGTGTTAGACGACGTTAAATATTTATTAGAATTAGACTATAAAAATTTAATTTTGGCCCATCATGAACCCTTTTTTTTCAAAGATCAATTAAGTTATGATAATAACGAAAAAGTAGAGCTTGTAAAAGAAGATTTTGGAGAAGCAATTTTTGATTCAAAGTATATGTTAAATTGTATGTGGATTTACGATACAAGTATTTTAAAAATATGTAATAAACAACAATTGATAGATGCCATGAATAAATATACATTGTGTAAGACAAATGAAATGGGTATCATGAATTTATTATTTCATTTTAAATACAAATTATGGCAAGCGTTTCCTTTGAAAACACCTAGTGGTAAATTTTTCTTTGAATGGTGTGAAACATGTAATAATTTTCCAACAACATGGAGAGATTACTGTTTTATCAAATATCCTGTTAGTATTGCATTACATGAGAGACCTTGTTTATGAATTGCATCTGGTAATATTTGCATATAAAAATTTAAAAATATAATGTTTGAGTGCTTGATGGTTTATAATAACTCAAACTATTTAATATGTATGAATTTTTAATATTTGATAAATTGAACACTCTATAACAAAATACACAATCTTCCTTTCTATAAAATTCCGGTTCTTCTGGAAATTGAACAATATTGAAAATCGTTTGTTTTATAGAAACATGACCGTGGTGTATATTACCATTTTCGTTGCAATATTCTTTATGTCTAATGCAACCAGAATAACATTGGTCCAAAGAATCCGGTTTTACAATGATCTCATGTTGTTCTATTTTTTTCATAACAATATTATCATGATTTGTGAATTCTGAAAAATTATGTAAAATTATATCACTATCATGTTGTTGGAATACATTTATTAATATTTCAATTCTTTGTGGATGCATTATATCATCTGCGTCCATGAAAGTTATATAATCCATATCTGATAAATTTGACGCTGCAATATTACGATTTTGAGCAGCACATTTTTTTTCTTCGTTTGTAATTATATCTAATGGAAATGTATAATTTTTGATTTTTTCATATTGTTCAATGAAATCACTTTCCTTTGTTGATGAACAACTAACCACAACTTTATCTGGAATAATAGTTTGATTTTGTATTGAATCAAGTAATTTAAACAACAGTTGAATGTGACCATTATATGCAGGAATAGCAACTCCTATTTTCATACTATAAATATATTTATAACCTTCATAATATATTTATATCTAAATATTCTAATTTATTATTTTAATAATGCAAGATTTTGCAAGTTTTAATCAACTTGTTCCATAGAATCTTTCTTGTTTTTTAATGCAAATGGTCCACTCACTAATTCACTTTGTCCATAATCAGTCTTACCAACAACAATGTTTTCACCTTCAAACAATTCTGCGCGAATATCCGCAGCTGTTATTGTTTCATTATCAAGATCATTTTGTGTAAAAGTGCTTTCTTTTGTGCTCATATTGTTAATACCAATAAGATTTCCATCATCATCAATTGTTTGCGTTAATGTATTACCGCTTTTTTCGGCTCTTTTCATATTCTCTTCAATTGCTTTTTGCTTTGTTTCTTTTACACGTTGCTCAAAATTCTGCTTTGCGTTAGATTCATTCTTTTGTTTTTCATGCATCAATTGATTCAATTCCTCTTCCATATATTCAACACGTCCAGTTTTATATGCTTCTGGATCCCACGGCATCCACAATCCAACCGGACCAACAAATACATCATGGTTTGGATCCACTTCTCTCAATAGTTTGCATCTTATTTCAGCTTCTTCTATTGTTGGATATACACCTCTAATTTTAATACCTCTTGTGCTTGTTTGAAAATTATGGCTCAACCCAAATAATTTGTCTAGTTCCTCTTCATTATTATCCAAAAATGTTTTGTAATCATCTTCCATACATGACTTAGCAAGCTCATCCTTTTCTTCTTTTACAAATTCTTTAAAATCATTTGAAACGTCATCAAAAGATATGTGATATTTATATGAAATAAAATTCAAGAATTGGACAAATTTTTCCATTGATTTATTGACATCCCATTTCTTTAGGAATTCTTCAAAATAAAACATCTCTTTTTGTTTGATTATCTTTTCAGGCGAAACAAATGAAATACATGTGAATTTTTGTCCGGCAATAGGTTTGTCCTCTTCTAAAAGATCAACGTATTTACTATTGGGTTTATTTTGGGTGTCAAGTTTTCTCTCAAATCCAGTTTTGGTGGTTGGATTTTGGGTATCTTTCTTTTTTCCCTTGGAAGTTTTACTACTATTATTCATTTAATCTATAATATTTAGCAAACTTTAAGTTTTTATATTATTATTATATTATTTTATTATTTTTTTCTTTTTATTTAATATAATGACTGGTTTAATAAACGTCGGCGAATTGATCAAGAGAATCATTAAATATTTAGTAGAAGGTTTAATGGTAGCAATTGCTGCTTTTGCCATCCCAAAACGTTCTTTGAATATTGAAGAAATCATCCTAATTGCTTTAACTGCTGCTGCAACCTTTAGTATTCTTGATACTTACATTCCTAGCATGGGAGTAACTGCTCGTTCAGGTGCTGGATTCGGTATTGGTGCTAACTTGGTAAGATTCCCAGGTGGATTTTAAACGCATTTAATTTCAAACATCATATTTTATATAATTTATGCAAAAACTATATAAAGTAATAAAATGAATAATACATATATAATTATTTAAATGGCTGACTTTGAAACAAATATAAACAAACCTATTAAAATAGTTGATTGTTTTATATTTTATAATGAATTAGATTTATTAACATATAGATTGAATATACTAAATGATGTGGTAGATCATTTCATTATTGCAGAATCTACTCATACACATTTTGGAAAAGAAAAACCACTAATATTCAACGAAAACAAGCATTTATTTGAAGATTTTAGTCATAAAATTATACATATTATAGTAGACGATTTTCCATATAAGTATCCTAATATTAATATACAAAACGGAGATCAATGGGCAAATGAAAATCGTCAAAGAAATTATTTAAAACTAGGAGTTGAGCAATTACAATTAAATGATGATGATGTAATAATGATCACAGATTTGGATGAAATACCAGATCCGAATACATTATTAAGAATTAAAAATAATGAAATTAGGATTGTTGATATTCAAGCTTTACAAATGGATATTTATAATTTTAATTTGAATACAAAATCCACGGATCCTTGGTTGAAACCAAAAATATTATTATTCAAAAAATATAAAGAATTAGCATCGTCTAAAACTTTTTCTGATATTAGATTTTGGGAAAATTGTGAAATAATTAATAATGGCGGTTGGCATTTATCTTATTTTGGTGATAGCAATTTTATAAAAAATAAAATAGAAAATTTTACGCATCAGGAATATAATAATGATAATTACGCAAATATAGAAATTATAGAAAAAAAGATGAAGACCTTTGAAAATTTATTTAATGATAGTAAACTTATAAAAATATATATTAAAGATAACAATTATTTGCCTCCTGAATATGAAAAATATTTGAGTAAATATGTTGTTGAATAACTTAATTACTTTTATATTAAAAATTATATAAAAGTAATTAAATTAAATAAAGTATAAAATCATCAAATGAGTCACTTTGAAGTAAATACAGATATAAGCAAACCTATTAAAATTATTGATTGTTTTATTTTTTATAATGAGTTAGATTTACTAACATATAGATTGAATATACTAAACGATGTTGTAGACTATTTTATTATTGTAGAATCTAGACATACATTTATCGGAAAAGAGAAACCACTAATATTTAATGAAAACAAAGATTTATTTGAAAAATTTAATGATAAAATTATACATATCATAGTAGACGATTTTCCATATAAGTATCCTAATATTAATATCTCAAAGTCAGAACAATGGAAAAATGAACATTTTCAAAGAGATCAAATAAAAAGAGGATTAGAAACCATTAAATTAAATGATTCAGATATAATAATTATTACAGATGTTGATGAAATTCCGGATCCTAATACTTTATTAAAAATTAAAAACAAAGAAATAAAAATTGATATTTCGGTTTTGAAAATGGATTTTTATTATTATAATTTGAATACAAAAATCTTTAAAATATGGTATTTTGCTAGAATATTATCATTCAAAAAATACAATGAATTATCACTATCGTGTAATAGTATAAGATTTTATAATAATTGCAATGTCGTTAACAATGGTGGATGGCATTTATCTTATTTTGGCGATAGCAAATTTATCAAAAATAAAATAGAACAGTTTTCACACCAAGAATATAATAACGATAATTATACAAGCATAGAAAAAATTGAAGAACGAGTAAATAATTTTAGTGATTTGTATGATAGGAATAATGATATTGTAAAAATTATGAAAATATCTATAAAAGATAATCATTATTTACCTCCGGAATATGAAAAGTATTTAAGTAACTTCATTGTTATAAACGAATAATAAGTTATAATTACTTGTTGATATTTTTATTATATTAGAGTAATATAATAAAATGCCTGTAAAAAATAATAGAAAATCACACAAAAATAAAACGACGAAGAAAAGAATTACAAGAAAAAATAGAAGAAATACAAGACATAAACATTCAAAACTAAGAGGAGGTAATTTTGGTGGAAATTGTCCCGATCCAAATTTTTCAATTTACAATACGAATTTGTTGAAGTTGTTTCCTTATTCAACCTTTGGGAAAGGTTGAGCCAAAGGCTTCGCACAATTTCTTACATATTGTCATAATTGTGAGTTCTCAAAACTTTCGCAAAGCTTTTGGATTCACCTTTTCTAAAGGTGGAAAAGGTGGAATTAGACAGTCGGTATAAATTCCCAGTTCAGTTCAGCACATATTTTTTTCCAAATATTGTCTTGTTCAACCCGTTTTTCTTTATCCTTAAGCATTGGGAAATGATCTAAATATTGTGTTTCGTCTAATAATTCACAAAGCTTATAGGCAGTATAATAATAATTTAAAAAATTCACTCTGTCATCTGGACAAAATTTAGAATAAGGAGATTGTAGTTCAATAAACAAATTACATAATGTTTCTTCTAAATCACTGCTCATGATTGGTGGTTTAATACCCAACTTATCTTTAATAAATGGAATGTGTTCATAATATTTATTATAGCCTAATTTTTTCAGAATTTCCTTTGTTTTTATATTGGTAATTTCACTTATTTCAATTCGCTCTTTTTTTATTTGTAATTTTATGTTTTCAATAACATCAGGCGGTATTTGAGTTGTTTCCTTACCTTGAAATTGAGACAAAATTTCTTTAAAATGGTTGATTCTTTTGTAAGCATAAAAACATACTTCTTTTGGTGGTTCTTTATAAGATGGTTTTTCATTCTCTATTAAATATGGAACATACCTGTAACATGTGCTACACATGAGAACCCCCTCATCTTCTAAAGGTAGCAATTCTCCTTTATGACAAAATTTACAAATGTCAGTTGCATATATATATGAATTCATATCTAGAAAACTATCATCAATATTAGAAAGGTATTTTTGAACAATATTTTTACCTATTTCAATCTTACCTTCCTGACTAGTTGGTTCTTTAATTTTGAAAAACTTATTAAGTATTTTATTTTTGCTATTTAAAATTTTATTGTTAGCACTATTAGTTTCTTCATTGGAAATATTTTTTTTATTTTCAAAATATTCAAAAATATACTTTGAATTATCCAAAAAATATTCCTTTTTTTTATTTTTTAATTCTCTTATTTTTATGTTTATTTCTTTTAACTTATCTGTTAATTCAAGTTGCAATTCAATGGTTAGTTCTTCATCATTTAGTTGTTTTTTAATTTGAATTTTTTGATTTTCTAACTCGGGAATTCTATTATTTTCATCCTTTGCAAATTCGTTAATAAATTCTTTGTGTTTGTTATCTAATGTTATTGCATTTTGTTTGTTAAATTTTATTTTTTTTATAGTTTTTGGTTTAAAAGATGGCATTTCAATTAAATATACTTTAAATTAAAACATGATTTTTATTTAATTTAAAATTAACATATATTATATTTACATATAAGGATCAATCAAGTTTACTCAATTTTTAAACAAGTTTAAACAAAGTAAAATTTTTCTGAAAAAATAGTAATGGATTTAACAATAAATATAGAAGATTATTTAGAAAATAATAAAATCAAAATTAATCCACTTATCTTTAAAAAAATGAATTTAATTTATAATGCACTGGAAGAGGGTTGGAGTATAAAAAAACAGAATAGCTCATACATTTTCACGAAAAAACACGAAAACAAGAAGGAAATCATAGAAGATTCTTATTTATTAAAATTTATGAAGAGCAATTTGGATCTAAATAAAATTATAGATAAATAATGTGTGATAAAATAGGCAAAATTCCTATTTTGAATTTAATTCATATAATTACAATTAAATTAAATTCTCAAAAATTTTTTTCTTTAGCAATTGTATAAAAATGGGAGGCGGATTAATGCAACTAGTCGCTTATGGCGCACAAGATGTTTACCTTACTGGTAACCCACAAATTACTTTTTGGAAAGTAACATACCGTAGATACACCAACTTTGCAATTGAATCAATTGAACAAACTTTCAATGGTCAAGCCGATTTCGGTCGTCGTGTCCAATGTATCATCAGTAGAAACGGTGATTTGGCTTACAGAACTTACCTTCAAGTCACTTTACCTGAAATCAACCAACTTATGGGACTTGGTGCCTTTGTTCTTGGACAAGGACAAGGAGTCTATGCCCGTTGGTTAGATTTCCCTGGTGAACAACTTATTGCTCAAGTTGAAGTTGAAATTGGAGGTCAAAGAATTGACCGTCAATATGGTGACTGGATGCACATCTGGAACCAACTTACAATGACCTCTGAACAAGAACGTGGTTACTACAAAATGATTGGTAACACCACTCAACTAACCTTCATCACTGATCCATCCTTCGCCGAAGTTGATGGACCTTGTGATTCATTAGCACCACGTCAAGTTTGTGCTCCAAGAAATGCTCTTCCAGAAACTACCCTTTACGTCCCACTTCAATTTTGGTTTTGCACCAACCCAGGTCTTGCTCTTCCTTTAATTGCTCTTCAATACCACGAAGTCAAAATCAACCTTGATATCCGTCCTATTGATGAATGTCTATGGGCTGTCACCACTTTAAGTTGCAACAGTAATGCTGTTCCTGGAACTAACGCTGGTTACGCTGCCAACCAATATTCACCTGGCAGACCAGTCCCAGCAACTATTGCATACAACCAATCTTTAGTTGCTGCTTCCCTTTACGTTGATTACGTCTTCCTTGATACTGATGAACGTAGAAGAATGGCACAAAACCCTCATGAATACCTAATCACTCAACTACAATTCACTGGTGATGAATCAGTTGGTTCATCATCCAACAAAATCAAACTTAACTTCAACCACCCTGTTAAGGAATTAATCTGGGTTGTCCAACCTGATCAAAACGTTGATTACTGTTCATCCCTTGTATGTGATGCTCTTCTTTTCAAAGTCCTAGGTGCTCAACCATTCAACTACACTGATGCCATTGACGCTCTACCAAATGCTATCCATGCCTTCGGTGGTCCAAATGCTATTGCCGACGACTCTCGTTCATACATTGATGTTCGTGGTCTATTCGCTGATGCAGGTGCAGAAGATTCATACATTCCAAGTAACTTCACTGGTTACTGGAACGGACCAAATGATCCATACAATGAACCAAACTTAGGTGGACCAGCTGTTCCAACCACTGATCCTGCTGCCCTTGCTGCACTTGGTGGATACATTGATACTCACCCTCACGGTAAAGGAGCAGAATCAACTGTCTCTGACGCCGGAACATTCGTTCTTACTGAAACTTCCCTATTCATGCACTGTTGGGGTCTAAACCCAGTCGTAACTGCCAAGTTACAACTTAACGGTCAAGATAGATTCTCAGAGCGTGAAGGATCATACTTCTCATGGGTCCAACCATACCAATCCCACACCAGAAGTCCTGATGAAGGTATTAACGTATACTCATTTGCTTTGAGACCTGAAGAACACCAACCAAGTGGCACTTGCAATTTCTCAAGAATTGATAACGCAACTCTTCAACTAGTTCTTTCCAACGCCACAGTTGAAGGAACCAAGACCGCCAAGGTCCGTGTTTACGCTACAAATTATAACGTTTTAAGGATAATGAGTGGCATGGGAGGGCTCGCCTATTCCAATTGAGTGGGTTGGGTGGTTTTTCAAAATATATACAATTATACTTTATTATTTATTACCCCAAAAATACTTAAAGACTATATTACAAATAATATCATAATATGAATAATATTAAAATTGATTCATATTTTGAGAGTGATAATAACAACATATTATCTAAAATGAAACCTATTTACGGAATAGATGAGGGGCTTAATTGTGGTACTATCCATTATGGAGATAAAATTTATTTTGTTGACCATAAAGACAAAGATAAAATAATTAACTTTAACAAAAATTTTGTGTTTATTAATAATGAAAATGACGATTATCCATCATATAGTTATAATTACAAACGTTTTACATATTTAGATTTTATATTTGATTATAATTCTGAAAGTGTTTATTATAACTTTAAAAATAATATTAAATATGATTTAAGACGGTGTAATGTTGAAGTCTATCATTTTTATCATAAAGTTATTTCAGAAAAGTATAATATTATTGAATATATTAATGGTCATTATTTAACAAATGGTCAAGATGCTAACATTATGAAAAATCCACTGTGGAGAGTAAATGAAAACGATAAAGAATATTTATTGATGTATTGTGAAAAAGATACAATTTGTAAACTATGCAGTGAAAGTTATAAAAAAATTCTTGATTATGAAAATAATATTAATCATGGAAAAAAAATAACTTGGTATAAACATCAAAATGGTTACATATTATCTTCCTTAAATATTTATATCCATCAAATTATAACAGGCTGTTATGGAAATGGAAAGGGAACAAAAACAATTAGCGTTGACCACATAGACCAAAATCCATTAAATAATGCTTGGGATAATCTACGAATCGCAACACAAGAAGAACAACAGCAAAATACAAAAGGAATTAAAGAAGGAACTAAGAGAGAAAGAAAACATACCGCAAAGGATTTACCTGAAGGAATTACACAAAATATGATGAAAAAATATGTGGTTTATTATCATGAATGGTTAGACAAAGAACATACAAAACAAAGAGAGTTTTTCAAGGTTGAAAAACATCCAAAACTAGATAAACCATGGATTACAACCAAATCAGCAAAGGTAACAATTCAAGATAAACTAAAACAAGCAAATAAGGTTGTTGAAGATTTAGAAAATAATATTTACCCAGAAAAAGAAGGTATAGAATTACCAAAATTTGTGTCACTTATAAATTTCAGAAATAAACCACATTTGGTATTTGAAAAAATACATCTTGAAAAAAGGATGAATTTGAAAATGGTATTACCAGAAAATTATGATATTCATGAACAAATAATGAAATTGAAAATAAAAGTTCGTGAAAAATATGGTACAACTCTTATAGGAAATTTACATATGTTTAATTATATATATGATACTATAATTGATGATAAAATAAATATGTAAACCGTATTACATTTAATATTTCAATAAATGGAAAAATAAAAAAAGTATTATCTTTTGAAATTAAAAAAACTGAAAGGGAAGCAATTTTAGAAGCAGAAAAATGGTTATCTGAAAAAATAACTGAAGATTATTTTAATGAAGTAAATGAGAGTGAAGATTTAACTTATGAACAATACAAAAATTTGACTAGAGGTTCTATTCTTAGTAGTGCCATATTTATAGAAAGTATAGGAAAATTAAATGATAATCACATTCATTTATTTTGTGGTTCTTAATAATTATAACTTCATTCCCTCAACTCAAATTTATCATTCGTATTATCCCTATAAAACGATTCTATATGATAAACTGATACTCTTTCAACTAGTAATTTTTCACACACATCAGCAGATAATTGTCTTTTTATAAGACGATTTGTTTCTTGTATATTTTCATTGTTTATTTCTATTTTTGATGCTTCAATAGAGTTATTCAATCTCTGTTTCAATCTTGACATTTTGTTACGTTTTCGCTTTCTTCACTTTTTCATCCACCAAATAAAAAATGAAAATACTTTCAATTTTTATTTTTTTGTAAACAAATGACAAAATTTTACATCATGATCTTTAGATCAACATCAACCTCCGTATATTGGTTATCCTTCCAAATCACTTTATTGCTGTTAAATAATAAGTTCATATTAATAATTTCTGGCTTGTCAGCGGTAGCCGTAAATATTTTCATAATTTGCTCATCATCTCTAAAACGCAATGAATATGTTTGTTGAATATTATTTCGTCCAATACGCCCCATTGCTTGAATAATTTTTTCCTGTGTTAAATTCATTCCTTTACTAATGTATCCATGACAAAATTGATAATTTGTTCCATAAATATAATCACTTGAGGCGATGATTAGATATAATCTTTGCTCATCCGCCATTTTTTTCATGATTTCGGTATATCTAATATTCTCATGATTGATGAAAACACCTATTCCCATCATTAATAATATTTTCCAAGTATCTTCAATTCCATTAAGCAACATAATATCGTTGATCAATGATTCTTCAATATTACTAGTAAATGCGCGGGCGGTATCAACTCCGACAGATTCTGCCCATTTTTTAATGTGATGAAGCTTGTTGGGGACAAATGTATCATTCAAACTTACATTTTTAATCATTTGTCTAAATGTCTCAATTTCTCTCGTTAGACGCGCTAATTGACCTTTACTAGTATCCATATTATCTGCTTCTCTATTAAATTTTCTTACATTTTTCAAAGATTTTCCTTTGCTACCGCTATCACCACTTGTGCTTAGTCTTGCTTCTTCTGCTTCTTTCAAATAATCTACATCTTTTTCAAGCTCATCAATTTTTTTGTTCAAAACGTTGTTGTATTCTATTTTCTTCATTAAATCATCCATTACTAAAGATGGTATATTTGCTTGTTGAATACAAAATTTTGCTATCTTTTCAATATCATCACAAATGAATATTGTTGGTCCATCTGTCAAAGTATATGCATCTTTTGTGCTTACATAAATAGCGGATGTTCCGAGTGATACCGCACTCGCACTCATAGCGTGCCTCGCGCCACCAGTAAACACTGAAGTATCTGTAAAGCTTCTTTTAAGTGGTTGTCCTGATAAATTTGATGTTGGACACCCAATTGACCCCGGTCCAACACTATTTTGTTTTAGCGGTAATCGGTTACCTTTTAAATCCACACTATTATTTTCAACCAATTGTGGAATTCTTTTGTTTTTAAATTCTGTATAAACACTAATCCACTTGTCAGGAGCTATATTTTTTAATAATTTTATGTAATACATTTTGATATTTTTCATATTGATATCATCCAATGATTCAAAATAATTTTCTACCTTGAATCGTTCAGAAATATAACCAGGGTTTGTGTTTACAAAAACAATAAATTTAGTGACTTCATTTAAATCTAAATATCGTAAAAGCGTCAAATAATTCTCACAGTGTCGTGAAATTTCTAATATTTGATTGTAATCGTCACTTAAAAAGTGTGGCAATTCAACAAAACCATCTTTATTTATAATTGGTATTGATTTTTTACAATCGTGACTAATAATACTATGAATTTCACTATCCGGAAATTTACATTTGAAATCACGAATGGTTTCACACAGTTCATTTTCTTTTGGTAAAGTCGCAGAAGATAGCACAATAGTAGGAATTTTATTTTCACACCAGTTATTCTTGATTATAGAATGAAAACTATGTTCATTGTAATCCAATGTAATCGTCGGTTCGTCCCAATAAACCATGAGTTTTTCATCATCATTAAATGCGCGCATATAATACATTGCTGGAATAAATGATTTAATATCACTAATTATAATTTCAACATTGATACCATTTGAATTATCTACTTTTTTGATCGCACCAGTTCTTTTATTTACACTATAATCTTTTGCTGCAAAATAATGCAAACGAATATCATCTGCGCTTGCACAACCGAATGCAAAGGCAAATTTTTTATTTACGGAAATGGCCGCCCGAGCTAAAGCTAACCCAACGTGTCTAGCCGCACATACAAATATGATTCTATATTTTTCTGATAACCCAATTGGGGTTAAGGTTTTCCCAGTACCAGTTGGTGCCATATACAAAATTAATTTTGGTTGAGGATTATTACAAATTGTAAATATTTCTTTTTGATGTTCATACAAAGTCATGTCATTGTATTTCAATAAGCTGGTATTTTTCTCTATCAAATCAACTGAATTTTCTATTACATTCATTATATTCAAATTATCTTCAAAAGCTTTTATAATAAATTCACAAAATTCAACTACATGCCTATTTATTTTGACTATGTTGTTTTTTAATAGCTTATAAAGTGTAAAATAACTTAATACAAACACATTATTATTTCTATTTTTTTTTGCATTTAATAATTTGTTGATATTTTCTAATAAAACATATTCATAAATATTGTTATTTTTTAAATTTTCTAAATTATTTTTTTCTAATCGGATTTTATCTGCTGATTTAATTTGAATATCACTGCTTATATTTATTTTTAATTTGTTTATGTTATGTTTTTCACTAATTTCGTTGTTATTATGAATTACATTATATAATTCAATATTTCTCTCAACTTCCTCTCTCAAATACTTGTTATAAATATAATCTTCCATCTTTGAATTGTATTCTATTTTCAAATATGTAAAAAGTGAGTCGTTGTTATTGATTTTTATATTTACATCACGAAAACCAGCAATTATTAGTTTTAGAACCTCAATTTCATCTTTTGAAAAGGGAATTTCAATAGAATCCCATTCTGATTTAATTAATTTTCTTTGATTCAAATCCATCTTGAAAAGTTTAGTAAATATTTTATATATGAATTACTCTTTATGTCAATTAATTATATCAATTTTATTCTTTTAACCTTTTACAAAAAGGTTAAACCAAAAGGCTTTGCACAAATATTTTACATTTCACGAACCCTAATTGTTTTGCTCTACTTTTTCTAAAAGTAGAAAAATTGTTTTGCTCTACTTTTTCTAAAAGTAAAAAAAATTGTTTTGCTCTACTTTTTCTAAAAGTAGAAATGATATAAAGAAATAATAATTAATAATATTATTAATAAACAATGAAATTTATTAACGAATCTATATTAGATTTTGTTTTTGAAACAGAACCTTTTAAACATGTTGTTCTTGATAATTTTATAAAAGAAGAATATCTTGAGAAGTTATTACAAGATATGGACCAATTAACAATAGATAAATCATATTATTGTGGAGATGAAAATACTGAAAATAAAAAGTTTGCATTTAATAACGGTATGGATGAAACACTACAAGAATTATTTAAAGAATTAAACTGTGATGAATTTATAAATTTTTTGGAAAATAAAACATGTATAACCGGGATTATACGAAATAATTTAGAATTAAATGGAGCTGGTGTTCATAAAGTATTCAACAATGGGTTTTTATGCATGCATACTGATTTTGAAGGATATACCGATGATAAATATGGATTATTGGATAGAAGGTTAAATTTATTGTTGTATATGAATAAAGATTGGAAAGAAGACTATTTTGGCGATTTGTGTTTATGTGATAAAAAAACTAATCAAATAGTAAAAAAAATATCACCTATATTAAATAGATGTGTTATTTTTTTTACACCTGGAAATATTCACGGGCATCCTAAGCCATTAAATATTCCTGATAATATTTCTAGACAATCAATTACAACTTATTATTACACTGAAAATACAACTGGTAAAAATTTAGATGGTCAAGATTTTCAACCGGTTGTATGGTATTATGATATCAACATTTGAAAATGGTTTATTAAATAGTTTGCTTTTTTTTTGGCTCCACCTTTTCTAAAGGTGGATTTATACGCCAATACTATCATCATCAAAGATAGTATCAAAATCATCAAATTCATCTGGATTTTCAGAATTAATTGAAATTAAATCTGGTAAATCGTCGTAATCGTTACACTGACAAATTATTTTATTTATGTAATTTTCATTACTAACTAGTTTGTAATTACCACAGTATTTACAATTATAAGCTTGAAATTGACGATTAGGTCCGTCATCTTGATCAAAAGTCCAGAAAACCCATTGTTGATCAGTATTTTCATCATGAACGTATAAATCATATGGGTTTGCTCTAGAAATTGTTGAGTTTTTAAATAAATGGCAAATTCTTTGTTTTTTATATTTAATAAAATTTATTAGTTCCCAGGTTTTGATATCATAAAAACAATAACTCTTAATCTCATTTAACAAATCGTGTGATAAATTCAACTTATTAATACATAGCTGTTTTGCAATAGAACCATAACTTGTCATTTTCAATTAATTCAAATATTTATTTCCCATTTATAATTCCATAAACAAAGATTTCATTTTTATTTATTTTTAAAATTGAATAACAAATAATAGAAATAAAACATTTTATAATACAAACATGGTAGAAATTATCACAATTGAAGGAAATATTGGTTCAGGAAAATCAACTCTTTTACAACATTTAAAAGAGAAATATGATACATGTCAGAATAGTAATATCATATTTTTAAAAGAACCAGTGGACGAATGGGAGAATATTCAAGATGAAAATGGAGTTTCAATATTACAAAAATTTTATGCTGATCAAAAGTCATATTCATTTTCATTTCAAATGATGGCATACATTTCACGATTGGCCCTTTTCAAAAATGCAATTGAAAAAAATCCGGAAGCAATAATTATCACAGAGCGAAGTCTAGTAACAGATAAAATGATTTTTGCAAAAATGCTTTATGATTCAGGAAATATTGAATGCGTTGAGTATCAAATTTATTTGAAATGGTTTGATTGTTTTGCAAAAGATTATCCAATTAGTAAAGTAATTTACGTAAATTCATGTCCTGAAATTTGTTATGAAAGAATTCATGAAAGATCACGTTTGGGAGAAGCCGAAATACCATTGAGTTATTTAACTCAATGCGATTCATATCACGAAAACATGATTGCATCATTTTTAGAAAATGAAAATATCAACGTTTTAGAATTGAATGGAAACCTGAATATAAAAGAAAATCAAGATTATTTGGCAGAATGGTTAAAACAAATTGATGAATTAATGAATTCGTTAAAATAAATTTATATATATAATATATATACAAATTGACTCACAAAATGAGTTTAGAAGAACGTCCACTACTAGAAAGACAACCTGGGATGAGAAACGTAAAAAAAGGAATTAAAATAACAATTGGTGAAGATAAAAATACATATGATTTTATAAACAAGATAAACCAAAAACAATTTGAAGAAAATCCAGAACAAGCTGAAGAATTGCTAAAAGAACAAGAAGAAGCAGCAAGACAAGCAAGAATAGGAGATTATGAAAAATATCCTAATGCACCATTAGATATGGATAAAACTTTGGAACAAAATACAAAACATAATGAGAATGTTGCAGCAGATTTAAGAAATTATAGTAAATTTCTTGGTTATTCATATAGACCGCTTTATGCAAAAGCAAACGATGCTAGTATTTTCCCTCCTGGAGCAGAGCTTGTTACTTTTAAAGATAAAACTAAAGATGGTAGATATAGAATTTATCAAGTTGATCCAAAACGTGAAAAACCTCCGAAAGGTGGCTTTAAAAGAAAATCCAGAAAATCTAACAAATCCAGAAAAACCAACAAATCTAGAAAAACCAACAAATCCAGAAAAACCAACAAATCTAGAAAAAATAAAAATTGAAATAGAAACTAACCTTTTTTTCATGTTCAAAATACGATATATTTGAAAATGAAAGTAATGAATTTTGTCAACCTTATTAATCAAGCTTTTAGATTTGTCATTCAAACAAGTCTAGAATACAATATTGATGAATCGCATTCACTCAAGCACAGTTTAGAAGTTTTTAATTACGCAAATACTATTTATGAAAGTGAAGTAGTGAAGTTTCCTCAATTAGAAAATCATCGCGAAATCATTAGTTTGGCATCCATTGTTCATGATATGTGTGATAAAAAATACATGAACGAAGATTTAGGTGTTGCAAATATGGTTAACTATATGAAAGATTATATATTACCAGAAGATTTAGATATGGTTTCCAAAATCATCAAAACAATGTCTTATTCAAAAGTAAAAATAAATGGATACCCTGATTTTGGTGAACATCAATTAGCTTATCATATTGTAAGAGAATCGGATCTTTTAGCAGGATATGATTTGGATAGGTGTATTATTTATAGAATGATGCACAGTAAATTCAATTACACCGATGCATTAGTTGAATCCAGGGATCTTTTTGAAAATAGAATATTGAATTATCGAAAAGACAAATTATTTATTACTAGTTTTTCTAAAAACAAATCTCTTTTATTACACAGAAAAGCAGTCAAAGACGTGGAAAAATTGAATTCATTGTTGAAAATTATAAAATAAATATTATTTAAAATTGAAATAATTTAATCATAAAAATAAATAAACAAATAACACAACCCAAAGAGAAATGACAATGTTAATGAAAAGTGGTATGGCAAATTTGACTGCAATATTAGGTAAAAAAAAACCAAGAATTTTTCCTCAAAATTATTATTTATTACAATTTGATGGTTGTAGTAAAGGTAACCCAGGTATGGCAGCAGCAGGTGCTGTTTTATATAAAAATAATATTGAGATTTGGTCTGGATCAAAATTTTTAGGATACAACGAAACAAATAATTATGCTGAATATATGGGACTGATTATGGGATTAAGTAAAGCAAATGAACTAAATATTAGTGAATTAATTGTTGAAGGTGATTCTATGCTAATAATAAAACAAATGAATGGGGAGAATCAAGTAAGGTCAACTAATATAATAGAACTTCATAAACTTGCAATGCAATTAAAATTGCAATTTTCAAATATTGTATTCAATCACATTTACAGAGAAAATAACAAAAGAGCTGATGAATTATGCAATGAAGCAATAGAAAAAATAAACGCATTTGATAATATTATTTAGACGGTGATGTCCATCAATATTCTAAAAAATGAATATTCAATTTTTTTTGTGGTTTAAACTTCAAAATGTCTAGTTCTTTTTTTGAAGTTGGAAATTCTTTCTCTCCATAAATATCTTGAAGCATTAACCATTCAAATAACCCTCCAGTATAAACGTAAACATTATAAAATCCCAATGATTGTAACTGATCATATTTTTTGTAAATTTTATCATCATTGCAATTTTTTCCATAAACAATAAGTTTAATGTCTTTATTTCCTGTTTGAATTAAACGATTAATAATTTCCGTCTCTTTTTCAGGAGTAACCGTATTTGGTAGCAAACAAGTTTGACATGATTCTTCTAATGTATTGATCAATATATATTTATCTTTATTATACAATGAATATTGTATATCCTCAAAATTAATTTTATTCGTTGAACTCGTATTCCCCATTAATTTAAACAGTTTATATAATATTTATTTTTGTTACTTAATAAAAATAAATATGTTTAAATTTGTATATTTTAAATGTATAAATTTAAAATCTTTACTTAGTTGATACGTTTAATTAGTTTGCAATTTTTAATCATTTCAAAAATTTTGCGTATGTAATCAAAATAAGAAGTCCAGTTGGCAAAAATAACGGTTCGTAATAATTAAGATATACCCAAGTCATTACAAATAATATTGGAAATATATGCATTCTAGGTATTAACTTATAACAATCTGAAGTTCTGAAATAAATCCATAATCCACTACAAATAACTGCAATAATTACTTTATTCTTATAACTCAAATATTTATCCAATAACATTTATATTTTATATATATTATATACACTATTTTATATAATATAATGTTTACAAAATTATATTTAGACACTACAAATCCTAAACTTCACTTGGGTCAGCTGTTTCATTCGTCTATTTTTATACCAATGATGTCTTCACTAGTATTTCACACCATACTATATACACTGTTTTGTAATATGGTAAGTTATATATTCTTTGGAAAAATTCTCTCCAATGTAGTCAATAAAAGATTATTACTCTTCCTAATTCCAATTATGTTTTTTGGTTTTATTGGAAGAATTTTTCATGTTAAAGAAATTTATAACGCATACAATGGAGACATGGTGAAAACACGAAATCATCTTGATAAATTGTATATTTCATGGATTTTTATTTCATAATACAAGAACAAACAAATCTAATGAAACTGAACAACTATTTCAACATCTTCTTTTTTAATACTTTTTGTAGCTGAAATAGACAGTTCTTCTCTCTTCTTTCTTGTTTTAGTATTGTCTATTTTCAATTCTTTTCTTTTAGAAGTGCTGTTTCGTGTGTTCATGTCTTTCTCAATGGTTTCATAATTTTCTTCAATATAATCAATCACTTTATTTTCAATGGCCCATTTGAAAAAATTCAGTTGACCTATAGTTGTTTCAATGAATTTATCACCCTTATATGGTATACTTATCCGCTCCCATCTACAAAATGGGTCAAAACGACGTTTACTATATGCTTTCAATTTTAGCTTATAATCAAAATAAACCTTGAAACGTTTTATGTTACCTTGATTATCTTCAATAGTGTATAAGGTATAAAATTTCTTTGCATAATTTGTGGCGAACCAGTCTACAATTCGCAATGAAATTTTTGATTCACCTGTAATTATTTTTAGCATTTTATCTAAATAATCATTTTTTTTATAGTAATCCATTAAATTGTTCAATAATAAATCATTTTGGGTTGTATATGTTGTTAAAGTATTTAAATTCATCTTATGTAATCTTTTAAAAAATATTTAAGTCTTTTCTAATAAAAATAATATTTTATATTTTTGTATGTTATTATATAAAATACAAAAATATCAATGAGTTTAATAGACATTGGTTCATTAACAATTTGTGAAATTGTTGGAGATTTTGGATATAAATATTTTGCAAATGGTGGAGGAATTTTACCTTTTGCTATTGGAACATCTGGGTATATTGGTGTAGTATATTATTTAATAAAATCATTACAAGGATCTAGTATTTTATTAGTAAATGGCGCTTGGGACGGTATGAGCGCATTAGTTGAATCTATTGCAGCATTTATATTCTTAGGAGAACGTTTTGATAGTATTTACCAATATTTAGGATTAATTTTGATCATAACCGGAATGTTTTTTTTGAAAATACCAGTGAATAGAAAGGAAAAATTTACTTTTCCAAAATTCTATTAGCGTTTGAAACTGTTTAATTTTTTACACATATTTTACTTATTTTCGTTATTTTCTGTATTTTCTAAATTTTCTTTATAATTTGTTGATATTGGCTTCATAAATTGATCATGAACTGACAAATCTTGAACATAACTATTATTGGTCAAATAAGGATTCATATTTACTTGACACATCATTTGACGATCTGATAATTTTTTATCTGTGTCCTCCCTTTTATTATATTGAACAAAATCTTTATCAAATAAATTATTGTTCAATATTTCCCATGTATTTTCATCATGATTTAAAGATGTAGTATATGCGGTATCTTCAACAATTTTATTAAAATTGTCATCCATTGACTCTTTATTTATTCTTTTAGACCGATCATAATTTAAACCTTTACTCCATTTCCATTCTATAAATTGGTTCATTCTGGATTATTTACAAGTTATAAATATTTAAAATTAAAATTTATAACTTGTAACATTTTACTAAAATATATTATGAAGCTATTATGAAAAAATATCCTAGTCATCTTCTTCATTGTTTTCATCCTTAGTGTCATCCTTATTTTTGATTGTTTTATGATTGTTAGAATTTTTAATTGATTTATTCTGAGGCAATGATTTTAAAGTAGATATTCTTTTTTCTACATTTTTTAGCGTAAAATGCTTTGACGATCGTATATACGTTAAAGCAGGAATTTCTTTTATTAAACCGTTTTCTTTATCGTATAATACGTCTTTAATACGCTGCAATTTTTTTCTATCCAAACAGTCTTTTAAAAATGTAACAAGTGATTCAGCTTCTGAATCATCCAAGTTATTCTGATTTTTATAAATATTCAATACATATTCACTTATCTTCTTTATTTTAATAGTTTTATTTAATTTACACCATGGATCACTTTCATTATTATTTTTTTCATTTTCTAAAAATTTGTCCAAATTGTGCATACTTTGAGATGCTTTAGACTCATTTAAAGAAACTCCATTGATTAACATAGTTTTATACTTGATATTTTTTAATTCAATGCACTCTTCTTGAGGTTTTTCTAGTTCTTTATTTTCAGTTGATGAATCTATTTCTGTTTCTGTAATATTTATTTGTTTGTCATCATTTTTGTCAATTTCATTATTGTATTCTGTTTCCATTGTTTGTTCTATATATTATTATGAATAAATAAGTTTAACTCTTTTTCGTGAAAATATATTATATTATCTTTATTTTTATATCAATTTCAGTTATAATTTGTATAATTAAACAAACTTAATATAATTGACTATAGTAAATATAAACATGCAAAATGAATCTGATAAAACAAATGACAAACAAATAAATATTATAGGAACAAATAATAGATACTTAATAAAACGTGCTAATCGCGTTAAAAACGAAATCAAAAAGCGGGAAGTTATGAATAAATATAATATAGCCGAAAAGTTTTTGACTTATGATTCACAGTTGCAATTAATAAAAGAAATATATAATAAAGAAAGATGTGATATAAATTCAAGAGAAAAAGATATCCTGAATCAAGAAATAGAGAGAAAACTTACAAGTTATAAACAGCAAGATGTATTGAAAAAAAAATATAACGAAAATGCGTTTGTTGATATTGATAGTGTAATTAAAAAAATAATAGATAATGAAATGAAGTGTTTTTATTGTAGTTGTCAAATGCTTGTTCTTTATGAAATCGTGAGAGAACTAACACAATGGAGTATTGATCGTATTAACAATGAAGAAGGCCATAATAAAGACAATTTTGTAATAGCATGTTTAAACTGTAACATCAAGAGACGTAATACAAATTCAAATAAATTTTTGTTTACAAAACAACTAAATTTAATCAAAATAGACGAAAAAAATTGATTTAAATAATTATACTTATTATAATATATAAATAACGTATATATTATATTATTATTCATAGTATGACTATAAATATAACAATAAATCATTTGAAAGACTTACTAGATTTGGAAAATATATTAGACTCTTTAGTTTTTGAAGACCCGATTATAGAGAATATTTTTGATGATGATATTAGCGCGTTAGAGTTAATTGAATCTGCGTTATATTTAATGGAAGATTATATGAATGAAAACCCTACTGCAATCAGTGAGCCAAATTTTGAAGAAGACTTTTTAGATGAAATTAAAGAATTGTTTTATATTCAATTTGAAGAAGATATATTAGAAAATGAATGGGTAGAAGACGATTTGAATGAATTATTAGAAGAGGCATTTAGAATATTTATAGGTTCATTTTATCCAGAACGTTCGTCGTCTACTGAATCAAAAAGATCAAATGAAGTAAATGAATCAGAAAGAATAAAACAAATACTAAGTAAAATTGAAAACATAAAACAAAAACCACAACCAACACAGCGAACTGATGAATGGTATAAATTTCGTCATAATCTGATTACTGCAAGTAATGCTTACAAATGCTTTGAAAGCCAGTGCACTGTTAATCAATTAATATATGAAAAATGTCAGCCATTAAAAACGAGAGAAGACGAAAAAAACATTGTGGTTAATATCAATACTCCGTTTCATTGGGGGCAAAAATATGAACCTCTTTCAGTCATGATATATGAATATTTATACAACACAAAAGTAGCTGATTTTGGGTGCATAAAACACGATCGTTATCCTTTTTTGGGAGCATCTCCAGATGGTATTAATATAGATCCAGAGTCGGATCGTTTTGGAAGAATGTTAGAAATTAAAAATATAGTGAATCGTGAAATAAATGGAGTGCCCAAAAAGGAATATTGGATTCAGACACAATTACAAATGGAAGTTTGTGACTTAGATGAATGTGACTTTTTAGAAACCAAGTTTGTTGAATATGAAACTGCTAACGAATTTTTCAAGGACTTAGAAATAGAAGTACAAGTAGAATCAAACGAGACCAATATGAAGGTTTTAGACAAAAAGGGTGTTATCATATATTTTCACAATATATCAGAATCCAAACCATTTTATGTTTACAAACCACTGAATATAGTTGAAATGGATAAAATTTTACAATGGGAAGAAGAAATGGTTGAATTATATCAAAATCCGCAACATAATATGACATATATCAAATCAATTTATTGGGAATTAGAAAAGTTAAGCTGTGTTTTAGTGTCTCGTAATAAAAATTGGTTTGCAAATAATATTCAATCTATAGAAAATGTATGGAATATTATTGAAAAGGAAAGAGTTTCCGGTTATGAACATCGTGCACCAAATAGAAAACCAAAAATTAAAAAAACAATTGAAGATGTATTTACAAATAACAACAACGGATTATGTTTAATAAAATTACAACCAGAGTCCTAATACAAAATATTAGGCATATCTGTTCTAAATGGTAATAAATTTATATTTGTATCAAAATAACCTACCCTTGTGCCACAGTTTGGATTAATAGGTGGTAAAGGAGTTACATAATTAGTTTTTATAAACTTTTTTTTATATAATGCTCCGCACATACTAGCAGGCATACAAGTTCCTTCATCTGGATTATTTGGATATCTAATATTATTTGTTATTTGATCGTAAGATCCTAATTGAAATATAGGATAATGCCACCATATATTGGATGCGCTATTATTATATATACCATTTTTGCCTATTGGAGGATAAATATCTTCTACGAGAACATCCGTCTGAGGAAAAGGGTATTTTTCTTTATTTCCTCCTAAACTTGAAATATTCATACTACTATTTAAATCATAATTTTGATAGTTTTCTAACATTTTAATTGATTTGAACATGTTATAAAATAATGGTAATCCTAATGATAATATTAATATTAAGATTAAAAATATGTTATTATTCATTTATATATATTTTATATATATATTTTATATAAAAATAATAAAAAATCATTTAAACCTATGATAAAATATTTATAATATACATGAATATGAATGAGAGTAACAACAGTGACAATGATATGCGTGTAACAAAACGAGATGGTAATTTAGAAGAAATGTCATTTGATAAAATTTTAAATCGTATAAAAAAATTAGGTCAAGAAGTCGGGATTCAAATTAATTATTCTTCTTTGGTCATGAAAGTGATTGATCAATTATATGACAAAATTGAAACAACAAAAATAGATGAACTTGCTGGCGAACAATGCGCATCGCTTTCAACTCAACATCCAGATTATGGTGTTCTCGCTTCTAGAATAGTTGTGTCAAATCATCAAAAAAATACTGGTTCTTGTTTTTCAAATGTTATGAAGAGTTTATATGAATTTGTTGATGTGCGTGGAATGCATAACCCGCTAATAGCTGAATATATCTGGAAATTTATAGATAAAAATGCAGACCATCTTGATGATTTTATTGATCATAGTAGAGATTATCTCATTGATTTTTTTGGTTTTAAGACGCTAGAACGAGCATATTTATTCAGATTAAACAATAAAGTAGTTGAAAGAATTCAGCATATGTGGTTGCGTGTTTCTATTGGTATTCATGTTAATCCTAATGGAAGTGGTAGTGGCAACAAGGAAACTCTTCGCTTGATAAAAGAATCATATGATTTAATGTCAGAAAAATATTTTACACATGCGACCCCAACGCTTTTCAATGCAGGAACACCACGACCACAATTGAGTTCGTGTTATTTGATTGCTTTAGAGGATGATAGTATTGAAGGCATATTTTCTACTTTAAAGGATTGTGCCCATATTTCAAAATGGGCAGGTGGTATTGGTTTACATATTCATAATTTAAGATCCAAAGGCAGTCATATAGTTGGAACTAATGGAAGATCTAATGGAATCGTTCCCATGTTACGTGTGTTTAATAATACTGCGCGCTACGTTGATCAGGGTGGAAATCGTCGTAATGGTTCCTTTGCTATTTACTTAGAGCCTTGGCATCCTGATGTTGAAGATTTTTTAGAAATGAAAAAAAATCACGGTGATGAGGATTCAAAGGGGCGTGATTTATTCTATGCTTTATGGATTTGTGATTTATTCATGGAACGAGTAAAAGAAAACGGTAAATGGTCGCTTTTTTGTCCTAATGAATGTCCTGGATTATCGGATATTTATGGCGAAAAATTTGTGGAGTTATATACAAAATATGAAGAATCTGGAAAAGCGCGCAAAACCATAAATGCACGCGATCTATGGTTTAAAATTTTGGATGCGCAGATGGAAACCGGAACACCATATTTACTTTTTAAAGATGCTGCGAACAAAAAATCAAACCAACAAAATATTGGCACGATAAAGTCGTCTAATTTATGTGTAGCTCCTGAAACAATGATACTTACCGATAAAGGTCACATTGAAATACAAAACATGGAAGGACAAAATATCAATGTATGGAATGGTGAAGAATTTTCAGAAGTAAATATTATTAAAACTGGTATAGACCAAGATTTGATTGATGTATATACTGACGACGGTTCTATGTTATCGTGTACACCTTATCATAAATTTTATATCCAAGAAAATTATTCTGAAAAATCAATTAAAATAGTTGAGGCAAAGGATTTAACTCCCAATGACAAAATAATTAAATGTGATTTCCCTGTAATTGATGGTTCAGATAAAATGTTATATCCATATACACATGGGTTTTTCTGTGGAGATGGAACATATGGAAATATTTCTGAAAAGGAAGAACAAGCCTGTAAATTTAATGCATTGAGCGGACATTATTTTTGTAAAAGACATGTTGATTTTGAGACTGAAGGTTTCTTAAATAATAATATTGAAGAAGTAAAATCAAATGAAGTTATGAAATGCATTGCAAAATCTTATAAGAAAAAGCCTATGTCATATTTATATGGCGAGAAGAAAGATTTATTACAATATATGGAATATCGCAGTCATAGCGATGAAACTAATGGTCGTATTGTTATCCAATTACCCCTTGATATAAATGAAAAATTTGATATTCCATCATTCAACTGTTGTTTAAAAGATAAATTAGATTGGTTTGCAGGTTATTGTGACGCAGACGGAACCATTTCTAGAAATGGTGATAATGAACAATTGCAAGTAGCGTCAATTAATTATGAATTTTTGAAAAATGTTAAATTATTATTACAAACTTGTGGAATAAACCCAAAAATAAAATTATCTCAAAACCGCGAAAAAAGTTATTTACCTGATGGAAAAGGTGGTTATAAATATTTTGATGTAAAACCTGTTTATAGGTTATTAATAACATCGTGTGATTTATATAACTTGCGTTTAAACGGATTTTCACCTAAAAGATTGAAATGTTTATCAAATAAACCATCAAGAGACGCTAAACAATTTATAAAAATACTGAAGATTGAATACAACAATCGTATTGATGACACATATTGTTTTACTGAACCTAAAAAACACATGGGTGTTTTTAATGGTATTTTAACAGGGCAATGCACAGAAATTCTAGAATACTCTGACGATAAAGAGACTGCTGTATGTAATTTAGCCTCCATCGCACTTCCAACTTTTGTAAATGAAAAGACCAAAGTATTTGATTACGAAAAACTACACGAAGTTGCAAAGGTAGTAACGAATAATTTAAACAAAGTAATAGACGTTAATTTCTATCCAACCGAAAAGACACGACGAAGTAATATGTTGCATAGACCCATTGGTATTGGCGTTCAAGGTTTAGCAGACGCATTTATATTGATGGATATCCCGTTTCATAGTGAAGAAGCAAAAGAAGTTAACAAGTTGATATTTGAAACAATATATCATGCAGCATTAGAAAAAAGTAATGAAATTGCTATTGCTATTAAAGAAAGATATTTGTCACAAGTTGAATTAACCGACCATACAGTTTTGTATGAAATGAAATATACAAATGGATTGAAGTATGGTTTAAAACCAGCCCACCTTGGGGCATATCAATCGTTTGAGAATTCGCCTGCTTCAAAAGGAACTTTACAATTTGATATGTGGGATGTTCAGCCTACGCCAGGACGTTATGATTGGGATGCTTTAAAACAATCTATTGTTGATCATGGGTTGCGAAACTCACTTTTACTTGCACCTATGCCAACTGCATCTACATCACAAATATTAGGTTTCAATGAATGTTTTGAACCTTTTACAAGTAATTTGTATAGTCGCCGCACATTAGCAGGTGAATTTGTTGTAGTCAATAAATATTTGATGAAAGAACTTATTGAATTAGGTTTGTGGAATGAACAAATTAAGAATAATATTATTGCTAATAAAGGAAGTATTCAACAATTAACCATGGTAAGCGAACACCTTAGAAATAAATACAAAATTGTTTGGGAAATGCCTATGAAACATTTGATAGATATGTGTGCCGATCGTGGTGCATTTATTTGTCAAAGTCAATCTATGAATTTATGGGTAGAAGATCCTACTTATAACACCCTTACATCTATGCACTTCTATTCATGGAAAAAAGGATTGAAAACAGGCATTTATTATTTGAGAAGGAAAGCAAAACATCAGGCTCAACAATTTACAATAGAACCCGAGAAGAAAAAGGTGGAAGAGAATGACGATATTTGTGAGATGTGTTCGGCCTAATCCACATTTAGAAATCCATCTTTAGAAAAGGTGTAGCCAAAAATTTTGCACCATTTTTTTGAAAAATGAATTTTAAATGTAATACAATGAAAAAATTATATATTATGTAAAAATATATATATAATACAATGTCTATAACACTTACATTAGATGCCTCTTTCAACATAGGTCAAGTTAATGCTATAACTTCAAGTGAAGATGGTGCATATATGTATTGTCTTATTAACAATGATGGTGTATACAGATCCATAGACTATGGTGTAAGCTGGAGTAAAACTTATAGTGCTGCGAGTCCGCAACTTACATCAATTACTTGCAGTTCCGATGGAAGTATAGTATATTTTTGCTGGGTAGGAGGAGGGTTTTTTGGATCTACCAATTATGGTTTAAATTTTACTAATATAGCATCATTTGTAAATAACCTTAATTGCATTCCGATCAATGGTGGTCCATATGTAAGAAATATTGCATGTAATAGTACCGGAAATACACTAATTATATGTTTACAGGGTGGTAGCACATGTGTTTATATTTGCACAAATTTTTCATCAAGTTTTCCAAATACAAATTCTTGGGCTTCTATTCAGGTTGACGGACTATCATCATATGTTTCTAATGTGTGTTGCAATTCAGATGCGAGTATTTTATTTGCTGTTGTTGGACCTGATAATTCGCCAAGTGGCACAAACAGCAATATTTATACATCAACTAATAGTGGCGCGAATTGGTATCTTTTACCAGGTAGTTTTAATGCAAATTGGTCAAATTTAGCATGCGATTCCACCGGAACAAAATTATATGCAACGGTTCAAAATATAGGATTGTATATTTTCGCTCCTTCAACTGGTGCACCTATTTTAATAAATTCACAAGACACTTCATCTTTCGGGTCATTAGCAACTTATTCTAATGGCGCAAATTTATTAACGAGATCAACCACATATATATATAATTATACGTTAACATACCCAGATCCTATATGTTTTAAAGAAGACAGTAAAATATTATGTATGATACAGGATAAAGAGGTTTATGTGCCAATTCAAGATATTCGCAAAGGAACATTGGTTAAAACACACTTGTCTGGATATGTTCCAGTAAATATGATAGGAACATTCAAATTCTACAACGATGCGAATTCTTTACCAGGAGAAAAATGTCTTTATAAGTGCCCACGTGAAAATTATAGTGAACTTACAGAAGACCTAATAATTACAGGAGACCATTCTATTTTAGTTGATGACTTGACAGATGAACAAAAAAAACGTAGTGTAGAGATAACTGGTGACATTTATGTAACCGAAAATAAATATCGTTTATTTGCAATGTCAGACGATCGTGCAGTTCCTTTCCAAGAAAAAGGTGTTTTTTCTTTATGGCATTTAGCACTAGACCACCATGATGATTATATGAATTATGGTATCTATGCAAACGGAGGCCTTTTAGTGGAGACTACAAGTAAAAGAATGTTAAGAGAATATCAAGGAATGAACATTCTTAATTAATGTCTTTTTTTCTAACTATAGCATCAAGTCGTTTAGATCTTCTTCTCTTTGTTTTCGTTTTTGTTTTTTTAGTTTTTCTACTTCCTTTTTTACTTTTTGTTTTTATATTTACACTTGTATTTTCAGTTTCATCTTGAAATGGTTCTATTATTTCTAATTTTATATTTTCTATTTCGCTATCTGACGATTGAATTTTATCTAAATTGCAAACGTATCCTTCTGGTGATATTTTTTTTATATAATCTGTAATAATTTCATTTTTCCCACAAACATCTTGATTGTATTTGTATTTTATATAAACTCGTAAAGATAATATTACATCAATTAAAGCATCATGTAATGATTCATCGTCAGGTGAATACCCAAAATAATATTGATACGATTCTATTAATTTCGGTCCTTTCACCTTATAAAACACTTTATCTTCACCTGTCTTTTTATCTTTATAGTTTATTGCAATTTGTATATTACAAATAGGAGCTGTTACGTCCATACTACATGTGAATTTTTTATTGTTCATTAAAAATCTCAGCTGTTTTTCAGTTTCAGCTCCCATGTTTGCACCCGATAAACGCAACAATTCAGCAATCACTGCTTTACGGTCAAATTGAGCATTGTGGGCTACAACAGTAACAACATCAGGATCCATAATATCACTCATGAATTCGGCAACAGCATCGTGAATCAGCGTTTTTTTTTCAGCTGGCTGGTGTCTAATTTTTTCTTTATCAATGTGATGTTTTTCTATAGAAGATTCTGTTATAACTATATCATCCGGAATATCAATATATTTATTGAAAATTTTGCTGTTGTTTGGTTGTTCCGTGTCATAAACAATATAACCCAATTGAATGATGCTTGGCCATGATGATAGCATTTGCCCCCACATAGAAGATGGTTTAACTAAATCATTATAGTCTAATAGTTTCATATCATTCGCATTTCTTTCATTCCAATCCTTACCCGGTAAATATTGCGGTAAACCAGTTGTCTCAGTATCAAATACACAAATTTTAACCATTTTATATTTATTACGTATTATATAAATATAAAAAAAGATATCAATTTTATTCCATCCACCTTTAGAAAAGGTGGAGCCAAACCTTTTGCTCTACTTTTTTGAAAAGTAGAAAGGTGGAGCCAAACCTTTTGCTCTACTTTTTTGAAAAGTAGAAAGGTGGATTCTAAAAGGCGGTTTTGCATATCCCAAAGCTTCTTCTATGCCAAATTGTGATACCATGTTCTTTAATTCCATCTATATGCCGTTTAGCGCCATAACCTTTATTTTGGTCTATTCCATATTTTTCAATTAGTTCAGGGTTTTCTTTGCATAAATCTTCAATATATTTATCTCGCTCTACTTTTGCCAAAATAGATGCCGCCGCTATTGATGTATATTTATTATCACCACCTTCAATACAAGAATAAGGTATAAATTCTAATTTTGACGTAGTTTTATTAAAACATGTTATCGGATTGAAATAGTTGCCATCTATGAGTAACAAGAATTTATAATCATTATTTTCTTTTTTATTTTGTTTTTTCATTCTTTCATTATATTGATTACGCGTTTCCAAAATAGCGTTATGCATAGCCTTTTGTGTTGCCTGTAATATATTAATCTCATCTATTGTTTTTTCATCTTCAAAACTAACATACCATGCTAGCGCATTTTTTTTGATATAATCAGCCGCCTCATCAATTTGTTTTTTAGAATGAAACTTTTTACTGTCTTTCATTTTAGAATGATCAAAACTATTGTCTTTAGGTAAAATTACAGCTGCGCTGTATACTCTTCCAAAAAGAGGTCCGCGACCAGCTTCATCTGCGCCTATTTCTAGCGTATTTACATCATCAATATAATAATGATTCAGATTGAATACAGCACGAACCCTAGTTTTTTTTATTTTTGTATTTTTTTCTTGTGATTTTTCATCAATCTCAATTCCATTACCAATATCATACTCGCTGTCAGAATTCATTTGTAAAATATTAACTGTATAATGTATTTATATTATACACAAGTTTTAAATTCAATTATTTTTTTAAATTATAATAATAATAATAAACTTTTTTCACTATATAAATTATACAATGAATATTGAAGCGTTATTTCTATTTTTAATAATATTATTAGGTTTAGTATTATGTTCATTTTTAGGAGGTTATTATAATAAAGAATCCTTTACAGGAACTTTTACTATAAACCCTGAGAATACCAATGCAAATACTAATAATTCTAATAATTCTAATAATTCTAATACTGGTAACAATAACAACAATGCAATGAGTTATAATGGGTCCAATAGTTCTAATACATATGATAATTATAATCACTATTCTGGCTCATCATCACAACTATCAAGTGGATCTACTTTTTATGGAAATAATGGAGGATCAGTTAAAGTAAATATGCAAACTGATGGAACGCCTATACTTTCACTAACACTATCACCAGGACAACAACCAATAAATTTAACTAAAACTAGTCAAAATAACTATGATTCAAAATCAAATAACAACTCATCATCGTCAGATAAAACCACATCATCGTCGGATAAAACCACAGCATCGTCGGATAAAACCACAGCATCTAAAACTACTAGTCAAGGCTATGATTCGGATTCTGACTCAGATTCTGTCTCAAAACGATTATCTGCTATTTTTGGTAATTCGTCATCTTCTCAATCAAAATCAAATACAGAAAATAAACCATTTTATGGTCCAAATGGTGAAACTGGTTTAGTGATAAATTATAATGGGCAACAAGCCATTCAAGTAATTACAGGAACCGGTTCTTATATTTTCACTATGAATGCTCCAGTATCTTCAAATCAAATTGCATCAAATCCATTTAATTCAAATTATAGTAGTTACAATAATACACCTTCCACTTATTTTGGAAGCACTGGTGTCAACGGAGCAAATGTGAACAATAGTAATACTGCGTATTCAACACCATCATCATCATCATCAACAAATTCACAATCATCACAACAATCGCAACCACAAGCCACTTCACGTTATGACTATAGCAATTCACTACCACAAGGTATTCCAAAAAGTCAAATACAACCAGGACACGAAGATTTATACATTTTGAAATCAGAAGTTGTTCCGCCAGTATGTCCAGCTTGCCCACCATCAACAAACATTCCAAGACAAGAACCTTGTCCAGCTTGCCCTCCATGTGCTAGATGCCCAGAACCATCATTTGAATGTAAAAAAGTACCTAATTATAGCGCAATTAATAATCAATATTTACCTGTTCCGGTATTGAGTGACTTCTCCAGTTTTGGTATGTAAACTAATTATAATATTTTAAGAATTTTGTAATATTATAATAAAAATTTCAAAAATTACTCCCGTGTCTTAATACATTTTTTATCAATCTGAATACTAGGTCCTTTTTCTTCTTGAGGGACAATGTTAATAATACATTTTGATTTCTTTCCATACAATGGTTCTGTGCATCCTTTCTCTTTAGGCCTATTTTTTCTTGTTTTAGCTTGATAATTATAGTGATAAGGTTTATATTTGAACAATTTTGGTTTATCATCTGTGCAACGCGATCTAAAATGCTCATATCTTTCTCTCACATCACAATAAGAAAGATTAGAGGTTTTCTTCAACATTTTATTTACTAATTCGTGCAAATTGTAAACATATTTGGAAAATGTCTCACGATTTTTCATATCGCAGTTTTTCAATGGCAATTGTTTAAAATTAGTTTTTAAATTTATTCTGCAATATTTACATGGTAAAACATGCTTTAAGTTTGAAATAAAACTTCTATAATAAATTTTATCTTCTGATGTAGGATTCACTGGATAATTAAAACTCATTGTATGGAGATAATGCCATAAAGGTGGACCCCATACACTTGTTATCATGCCATCACCCGCATTATAATCTCTTTTATTAAAAATTCTATTTTTTTTTGTTTTATTGTTAGTCATTATATATAATGTAATATTTTTTTATAATTTATTATATTATATAAATTAAAGAAGACTAATTAAAAATTTATGGCATTTTCATCTACAAAAAACATTTGCACATGTTGTTTTATTTCTATTTTTTTAATTGTATTATTTGTTATTAGCCCATTAAGTCAATTTTCAAAAACATCATTATTTATGAAAATTGCAGTTATTATCATACTCATTTATACATTTTACTTGATGATAAAACAAACGAATGAAATGAAAACTCATTATAACGATTCTAAATCAAATGAAATAACTAACCAATTAAATCTTAATATACTATGTAGTTATGTTTTTACATTTTCTATTGGATTATTGATTATTTTTATCTTGAAAAGTTTCTTTTGATCTTTTTGATCCATTTGAACCATTATAATTCAATATTCACAAAATTACAAATGCTCATAAGTGACGAGGAACGTGGTTTATTTACCTTTTTAGGTATAAAAAAATTACTTGGTTTATTCAAATTGTTTATATTATCACATTCACGTTCTTTAGTAAATTCCTTTTTAATATTCATTATTTTTTCATAATAAATTAAGTCATTTGTATAATCATATCTATTGATTTTTACTAAGTCTCCATTTTTATTTCTAATAATCATTTACACCTTTATAATTATTAGAAAAAATCTTTAAATGATATTCAAATAATTTGTGAATATCATTTTATTCGTTCAACATCTACGTTAATTTCTTTTCAATAATATATATACAGTATGAATAATTTTGTAAATATGAATAATATGAATAAAATGGCTGGCGCTGTGAATCCAGTATCTAAAAGCTCAAGTTCAATCCTTTCAAGAATCACAACAAGTGCTAAAAAAATGTCAACTACAACAATAATAATTATCGTAGCAACTATTTTTTTTATTGTTTTAGCAATTTATTACTACTATAATCATGTTTCACCAAAATTCAAAACAATGTATCATGCAAATAGTGAAGGATCTAATGGTTCTGACAGCGCAGCACCATCAAAACAAGCAGAGTTAATGTTATTTTATGCTGATTGGTGCCCTCATTGTAAAACAGCCAAACCTATTTGGAATGATTTAAAGACACAATATCAAAATAAGACAATTAACGGTTATAAAGTATTATTTACAGAAGTCAACTGCACTAGTGAAAGCGCTGAAACAGAGCAAATGATGAATAAATATAATATTGAAGGCTTTCCAACCATCAAACTATTGAAAGATGGACAAATTATTGAATATGACGCCAAACCAAGTAAAGATACCTTGAACGAATTTTTGAACACTGTTCTCTAAAGCAACTTTTCAAAAAAGTTGCGCAAAACTATGTATTTATACCTTTACAAAATCCATCTTTAGAAAAGGTGGAGCCAAATATTCTAATTATTTTACACACTTTCGCATTGTAAATGCTGATTAATTTATATATTTAACAAAAATTATATAAAAATATATAAATTATTAATTTAATATAATGCTTAAAAAACATGTGGTATTATTTGAAAGCAAACACCATGGGTGGATTGCTTATTCTACAAGAGGAAGCGATGCTAAAAGATTATTAAGTGTAAACAACAAATATGATGTATTTTACATTTTTGAGTGTGATTTATTGAAACAATTTCCATATATTATGAAATTAAAAGCACCACTAAATAAAGATTATGATTGTAAAAGAATAAACAAATACAAAGAAAATAATTTTGAAGAAAATGATAAATACATTATGATTACTTCCAAACAAGAGGGAGAAGATGAAGGAATTTATTTTGATATAAAACAGAATTGATTCAACCTTTTTCCAAAAATTCAATGATAAACTTTTTGGCAGTTTCTCTCCCCTTCTGATATAATTCTTTTCTTGCATCCATTGAAGTAATTGTGGACGTCAAATAATTCAAACTAATAGGTTTAACATTACACACAATCTCATATTTAATTTTTGGATTAACAATGTTAGAACTCAAATTACTGAACATTTTGAAAAAGAAACATAATACAAAATCCAATAAATTAGAATCTGAATCAACATGATTTTTTTGTTGCTCATCATATTGATTCGTCAAACCTAATATCTCATCTTCGTTCTTACCAGAATCTATACAATATTTCAATGGATAATTTGATGCAACACCGCCATCCATGTAACATTTATTATCGTTTATCACAGGTGTTACTAAAATAGGCAAAGCACAAGACATCATTACAGCATCTATGAGTGAAATATCTGGATGGGTTAAATAAGATATATCTTCTGTATGAAAGTGATTTATTTCAAATGAAAAAAAATGTAATTCTATCTTTGAGTATTCATAAAATTCTTTTAAACTAATGTTAATAGACAAATCTTTAGCATCCAACAAAGGCTTGAAAGCCTTTTCAATTACTTTTTTACTGAAAATACCTCTGTTTTTATATGCTTCAAAAATATTACTAATTTTGATATGAAAAAGTTCATGCCATGGTCGCATGATCATATAATCATTGAGTGTTTCCCAATCATATTTTAAACACAATACAATACCTACAATACTACCGGCAGATGTTCCGTAAATACTCTCTATTTTACTCAAATCTAGTATTTTATTTTCGTTCAGATGTTGAATAACAGATAAATAGTGAAACATAGATGGTCCGCCTCCAGAAAGGACAAGATGTTTGATGTTGATATTATCATTGTTATTCTTGTTATTATTATTATTATTATTCATAATAATTATGAATCTACCTATATCTATATAAATACATTTGTTTTAATAACTTTTTTTCTTATAATGTTGTAATATGGCAAGTATTTTTACTTTGGAAAATATAGACGATTTTTCAGAAAAATTGAATATAGATGAGTTATACGAAAAAAAACGTCAATATGATTTGAGTAAATTAGCTCTTTACAATAAAATATTGAATCGTATTCATGTTAGAATAAGAACAACATCTAGACAAAAAATAGATGAACAATTTTGTTGGTTTGTAGTTCCGGAATTGATAATCGGAGTCCCAAAATATGATCAAGCCTCTTGCATTGCTTATTTGATGGATAAATTAAAAGAAAATGGCTTTAATATACGTTATATACACCCTAATACACTTTTCATATCTTGGTTACATTGGGTTCCTTCTTATGTGAGAACAGAATTAAAAAAGAAAACAGGTATTATTATTGATGAATATGGGCAAAAAGTTGATGATGGTAATGACGATAACAATAACAACAATGTTTTCGGTTTGACACCAAATAGAAGCAACGGTAAGCTAAAAATAGAGGACAGAAACCCGAACGATTTAATGTTTAATAATAAAAATCAAGGTTCTCAACAAAATCCTGCAAATATAAAAGAAAAGAAAAATTATACTCCTATTGCATCATATAAACCATCAGGAAATTTTGTCTATAATGACGAATTATTGAATAAGATAGAGGATAAATTTCTTTAAGTATGTTTGGGGATTTATTATATTTTTACGATTTTCTTTTCCCAAAAGTATTTTGACTTTTCAAAAATGGACAAAAAAAATGTCCAAAATTGAAAAGGGTCGTTTGACTTTCGCAAAATACATGTTTTGTTACCATAATTGATTTTTAGCGTGTGGCGACAGAAAAAATAATTTCCGTTTTATTAGCATATTTTTTGAATTATTTTTGTGTAAATATTTAGGAACTTTTTTCTGTTTCATATATATGAAACAAAATGAAACAAATATAGTTCCAAAAAGTTCAGAAAAATATACATGCGATGCTTGTGACTATACAACGTGTAGACAAAGTCAATTTGATAGACATAAAGCAACTGTAAAACATAAAATTCGGTTAAATGAAACATTTGAAACAAATATTGGAACGAAAAGTTCAACTTCTTTTCAATGCGCTTGTGGAATTGATTTCAATAGTAGGACTACATTATGGAGACACAAGCAAATATGTAATAAAGAAAATAAAAATAAAGAAAATAAAAATAACGAAGATTCATTGATTCAATATTTAATAAATGAAAACAAAGAATTGAAGAATATGATTCTGAATGTTTGCAAAGAAGTTAACCCATCTAATAACACGAATAATAATATCAATAATAATATAATAAATTCTAATAACAAAACATTCAATTTGCATGTATTTTTAAATGAAACATGTAAAGATGCTATGAATATAAGTGATTTTATAGAATCTGTTAAATTACAAGTATCTGATTTGGAAAATGTTGGAAAGGTTGGTTACATTGAAGGCATTTCTAATATAATCATTAAAAATCTCCAGGCACTAGAAGTAGAAAAACGTCCTGTTCATTGCACTGACAAAAAAAGAGAGGTTATGTATGTAAAAGAAGATAATATTTGGGAAAAAGAAGATGAAGCAAATAACAAATTAAGGAAAGCTATAAGGAAGATTGCTCATAAAAATATCTGTATGTTCAAAGCTTTTAGAGAGAAATATCCAGATTGCGAAGAATACGATTCTAAGAAAAATAGTCAATACAATACAATAGTATATGAAGCAATGGGAGGAAAAGGAGACAATGATTATGAAAAAGACACGAAAATCATCAAGAAAATAGCAAAAGTGGTTGGGATTGAAAAATGTTAAAATAAATAATATTCCAATAATATAAGAATATTTGAATATTATTTCAATGAACACAAAAAAAAATTATAGTAACGTTTTTAATAATGGTAATAAAATGAAGAAAACTCTAAAAAATAGACAAACCGGTAACATCGTAAGTAATAATAATGGAAATAAAGCCATTAACGGCAATGAAAACAGAATGATTAAACAATTTGACGTAAATGAAATATTAAAGGATAAAAAAGGGAACGTAGAGAAAATATTTGATACTTTTGAAGATAAATATGAAGAAGATCTGAAAAGCAAAAATATAGACATTTTGACAAGAAATACCAATTTGGAAAAGAAAACAATACGTGAAATACACGAAGTTTTAAATAACAAAAAATACAGTCCTGTCAATGATTTTTATTCATATATTAATGAACGATGGATTAAAACGATTAAATTAGATGAAAGCCAAAAATACATAGTTCAAATTGATGATTTTAGATTGACACAAGATAAAATATATAAACAATTAATAACTCTTGTGGAAAATTATTTACAAGAACATAAAGATAGTAAAGAATCGTTTGATGTGTCATTAAGAAATTATTACAATTCTTTTTTTAAAGCCAAAATAACAAAAGCTAATATGGACCAAATGAAAAATCACCTTAAACGTTATTTAAAAGACATTGATAATTTAATTCACGAAAATAACTTATGGAAACTGTTAGCATATGTAAATGAACTAGATGTAGTTAAATGGGGAATTCCTTTAATATGGTCAAACAAACCTGACCCGAAAGAACCCACCATTTTTAGATCATTTGTAGGAGGGCCTAAATTATCTTTGCTTGATTTGACTGTGTATTTTGATGATGGAACTAATATAGAATATAAAAAAATATACAAAAGAAGATACATTAGATATTTGAAGGATTTATTTGAATATTCGTTCGGTAAAGAATATTATAAAAATTTCAATGTTGAGGATGTTTTTATAGTAGAATCTAAAATTGCACAAGCTTACGCATGTGATAGTATTAAAAAGCAAGACTATGAAACTTTTTACAATAAAGTAACTACTAAACAAGCAATGAAAGAATACAATTTTAATTGGGTTGAATTTACCAAGCAATTAGGTTTCCAGAAAACGCCTGATTTTTTTATAACCCCTGATTTAAATTATTTATATTGTATTACACAGTTATTAATAAAAGAATGGAACACACCTCAATGGAGAACATTCTGGTTTTATCTTTATGCCAGGCAAATTAATCGGTTTGATTTAGGAAACGGAAAACCTATTTATTGGGATTTTTTCGGAAAATTTCAAAAAGGTATTCCAGGTAGAAAAGATAAAGCAAAAAATAGAGAAGAACTGTTAAAAAGATTGAATACGTTTCGTATTATTATGGTAACATATGCATTTAACACATTTGTATCAAAATTATATATACAAAATAATGTAAACGTAACCACAGTAGATTATGTTAAAGCAATGGCAGAAGATTTAAGAACAGTTTTTATTAGAATAATAAAAAAAAACACATGGCTTCAACCATCAACAAAAAGAAAGGCATTAGATAAATTGAATGGTCTTAAATTTATTATAGGTTATCCGGAAAAATACATAGAGGGCGTAGTAATTGATTTTGTTAACGATGATTTTTGGGTTAATTTATCAAAGATCAGTAAATTTCGTATGTCAAAAGCTGTAACACTTGACGGTGCCCCGGTTATTAATTGGCCTGTTGTAGATTGGTCTGAACTACCAATTGCATTTAGAGGCACGCAGGTTTATAATGCGAATGCATTCTATACACAAACAAATAATAGTATTTACGTTCCTTTAGGGTATATTCAAAAACCGTTTGTAGATTTAGATCAAAGAGGAATAGAGTATAATTTAGCTCACGTCGGATTTACTTTAGCACATGAAATGTCTCATGCTTTAGATAGTTCAGGTAGTAAATATGATGAAACTGGAAAGTTGAAAAATTGGTGGGCGCCAGCAGATGCAAAGTATTTTAGAACAATACAAGAAGATGTCGTAAAACAATATGAGACTTTTTCTGCTTACGATAATATTAAATTTGATGCTTGGCCTACAATTGATGAAGATTTAGCTGATATTTCAGCCATGAACATTTGTTGTGAATATTTAAGAGATTTTCAAATGAAAAATAACGATATACTTCCTATTGTAGATCTCTCTTTTAAAATATTTTTTGTTTATTTTACTTTACAACAAAAACAACAAATTAACAAAAAGGCTCTTAAGATACAATTAATAACCAATCCTCATCCTTTAAATAAATATAGATGCAACGTTCCATTATCTAGATTAGAATTATTTAGGGCAATGTATAATGTTAAAAAAGGAGATAAAATGTGGTGGCATTCAACAGATAAAATATGGTAAATAATAAATAGCTACAACAGAATAAATACTATTTTATTGTTTATTTAGCAATTTTCCAAAAACTCGTAATTTTTTTTGTTGATTATATATATATAAAAATGGCTCATACTCGTCGTCATCGCTCAATGTCTCGTTCTCGCTCAATGGCTCGCGGCCGTGCTCGTAGTGCTGCTCGCGGTGCTTCCGCTGCTGCTGCCCGTGCTGCTTCTGCTTCCCGCGCTGCTTCTGCTGCCGCCTCACGTGCTGCTTCAGCATCAAGATCAAGATCAGCTTCTAGATCTGCTTCTGCTTCTCGTTCTGCTGCCGCTGCTGCTTCCCGTGCTGCTGCCGCTTCCCGTGCTGCTTCTGCTGCTGCTGCCCGTGCTGCTGCCGCTTCCCGTGCTCGCGCTTAAATTTCCACCTTTAGAAACCAACCTTTAGAAATCAACCTTTAGAAAAGGTTGAGCCAAATAAATATTTTATTATTAATAACTATTTAATAATAAAAATGCAAAACAATTACATATGATGAATGCATTATAATAACAACGATAACCTTTAACGCGCATATTATTAGACAACAACAGGAGCAGCAGGAGAAGCTACAACCGGAGCAGCAAGAGGAGCTTGAGCTACAACAGGAGCAGCAGGAGAAGCTACAACCGGAGCAGGAGGAGCAGCTACAACCGGAGCAAGAGGAGCAGCTACAACGGGAGCAGGAGGAGGAGCAGCTACAACGGGAGCAGGAGGAGCCCGAGCTACAATGGGAGGAGTAGGAGCAGCTACAACCGCAGCAGCAGGAATGGTAGGTGAGCCAATTGGATTTACTCTAGCAGCAGCAGCAATTTTTTTATTGGTGTCACTCAAAATTATATCAGCTTTCTTTTCCAAATTCTCTATTTGTTTTTTAGTGGTTTCTAATATTTTGGATTCAACAATTGCTTCATAAACCTTAAGGTTGTCAACATAATCCATTTCACATTTTACATATAATTCTATGATAATATTACGAGTTTTTTCAACTATTTTTTGCAATTTATCTTCAGTTAACGTTGGATTCACCCTTATTTTCTTTTTATCACTGTATGGGTCACTAACAAAAATGAATAAATCGTTGATAACACCCAACAATTCACTTTGTTTATTTGACGCAGATTGTATCATATCTTTTATATTTTTAGCATATTCCATAAAGAGTTTATCGCTATTAGATAAATTATAATTTTGTTTAAAAACAGGATTGGGTCCTTGACAACTATTTTTGTTATTATAATCACGTAATTTAATATCACTAAATTTTTTTATTTCAGGAGGCATTTCATTGTTTCCAGTAAAAGCAGTGTAAAAAGTTTTCAAATCTTTCTCAAACTGTTTTTTGGTTGATTCGGACATTCCAGTAAAAGTTCCATTTGAATAATCGTAATTATCATCTAAATAAAGTTGCATTAATTCAACAATACCTGGTTCGTCATGCAATGTTTTAACACTTCCATCTTTATTTAAATTCATGCTGCATATTTTAGGATGTAGATTAACCTCCTTTTTTTCTTCATCAATATCCATACTTTTCAAACTTCTTATTCTATTATCACAAATATTCAACTTGAAAATTTTTCTTTTAGCATTTTTAGGTATTTTATCTTTTTCTAACAATCCATTTTTAACTACATTTCCATTTTCATCTTTATAAATATAAATAGGATTAATTGTTTTAACAATAGCTGCAAATATATGTGCTATTTTAACATAAAATTTAGCAATCCCAATACACACCCTCTTTTTTTTAATAGATTTGTTTACATCATTTTGAATGTCTAAACTTTCTAGTTGATCTTTATTGACAAATAATACATTTTCTTTTGTCAAATCATTAACTTCCTCGCCATTTTTTATTCTTTGAGCTAAATAAGTAATTTCTACATCATTGAAATAATTTTTAATTATATCAGAAGTTATAACAACCAATTTATCACAATATTCTTTATTAGATAAATTAGATAAGCTCTTGAAATCCATAGTCAGAATATAATATGTTGCAATGTAGTCAATAATTTGATAAAAATTCTGAAATTGCTTTTCACTACTTGTATTAGTTGAAGAGGATATATTTCCCATATATCATAAAGATATAAAATAAAAATGAATTAAAAATATATTATCTAATGAAAAGAAAGAAATGAGTAAAGAAGGCAGTAAAAGAAGAAAAAATACTGTAACAAATAAAAAAGAATTGTGGAGCATTTTTGATTCTGAGATTAAAACTGATAAAAATACTAATAGTTTAGAATGTATTTATAGAGCTTCTGGTAACAGAGATTTTTGCGAATATTGTGAATCTATTTTAGCATTCTCAGACGAAGGTTTCTTAACTTGTACAAATAAAACTTGTGGAATTATATATAAAGATATTGTTGATCAATCAGCAGAATGGAGATATTACGGTGCTGATGATAATCAAAATTCTGATCCAACAAGATGTGGTATGCCTATCAACCCACTTTTAGAAGAATCCTCTTATGGTTGTAAAGTTTTGTGTAGTGGTGCCATGAGTTATGAAATGAGAAAAATTAGACGTTATACGGAGTGGCAGTCAATGCCATATAAAGAAAAATCACAATATGACGAGTTTCAGTTCATTACAATTATGTCACAGAATGCAGGTATGCCTAAAATGATAATAGATGATGCGGTGAGATATCATAAAAAAATATCAGAATATGACATGACTTTTCGTGGTGACAATAGAGATGGAATCATAGCAGCTTCAATTTATATTTCATGTAGAATCAATAATTTTCCGCGAACAGCCAAAGAAATAGCAAATATATTTCATTTAGACGTAACTAGTGCTACGAAAGGGTGCAAAAACGCGCTTGCTATTATTAACAATATAGAAAAAGATATGGATAATAAGGAAAAAACCAGTTTTTGTAAAACGAAACCAGAAGCCTTTATAGAGCGTTTTTGTAGTAAATTAAATATAAACAATGAATTGACTAAGTTGTGTCAATTCATATCCATGAAAATAGAAAAAATGAATATTATGCCAGAAAATACGCCTCACTCTATTGCAGCAGGAGTAGTTTATTTTATATCACAATTTTGCAAATTAAATGTAAGCAAACGAGATGTCAAAAATGTTAGTGAAATAAGTGAAGTAACGATCAATAAATGCTATAAAAAATTAGAAAAAATCAAAGAACAATTGATACCAGAAGTGATTTTGAAAAAATATTCTTAACATACCATTCTACCAATCATTCTCATTTATCAAGAATTTATAATAATCGTTTATCAATTTCATCATCATTTCATCTTCTATTGTCTGTATGTTATTTTTAATTTCATCATAAAATGTTGCATTTTTACCGCATAAGTTTTCATCATCTCTACAATGTTCTGCAAAATTATAAATAATTTTCTCATCTGATTTATTATCAACCTTGTTACCAAACATTTTACACAAGCCAAGAGTAGTTATTTTGGTATTTTTATGAGGAATGAAATATTTACAATTTACACATTGTTTATTTTGCGCATTAATTTCACAAATAACATTCATATATAAAATATACAATACTGGTAATAATAACATCATGTTTTTGGTTGTATAATATAAATTCTTTTTTTTATATAATTTTTTTATTATATAAAAACTTGATTGTATAATTTTACAATTTAGCAATCGTCTAATTCTTGAAATAAAAAAATTGATTATTTTCATAAAATGACCAGTGAAAATATGGAAAATGCAGTAAAGATTCCAAAGAGAATATTCATCGTTCCTTATAGAAATCGCATACAACATAAATTTTTTTTTAGTAAATACATGAGTTTTTTATTAGAAGATAATAAAGATTACGAAATTTATTTCTCTCACCAATGTGACGCAAGAACATTCAATAGAGGCGCAGTGAGAAATATTGGATTTCTAGCAATGAAGGAAAAATATCCAGAACATTATAAGGACATTACCTTTATTTTTAATGATATAGACACCATACCATTTTATAAAATTTTTGATTATCAAACAAGACGCGGAGTTGTAAAGCATTATTATGGATTTAAATATGCTTTAGGTGGTATTGTTGTAATGAAAGGCGCTGATTTTGAAAAAATAAATGGATACCCATGTTATTGGGGTTGGGGAATGGAAGATAACACTTTACAAAAAAGATGTGAAAGACATGATTTAATTATAAATAGAAACAATTTTTATGAAATAGGAAAACCTCAAATCCTGCAATTATTTGATGGAATATCTAGAATCATAAGTAAAAAAGATCCTTGGCGTAGTGAAAAAGATGATGGTGTAGATGGGTTGCAAACTATTACAAATTTAAATTATACAATTGATACGACGTCTAATAACCCGAATGATAATATTTTTCATTTTGAAGACCCAAATATATTTTATATTAATATAAAAACATTTTTGACACAGGTTAGATATGAAAACGATGAATATTTTAACTATGATTTAAGAGAACCAAAAAGAAAAATTATTCACCCCGATAAACTTTTGCAACATACTAATAAAGTCGTTACAAATACTGATGACTGGTCAAATATTCCTTATTATCCTACTACCAAAGAAAAAAGAGAAGAGACAGCAGAATTTCTTATTAAAAGTGGAAAACAAGTGCCAATAAGTCTATTGAAACAAATTGAAAAGGATAAAGAAGATACAATAAAATCCGACGTTTATAATAATATAACTAGCGATTATGGAATTAATAACAGGATTTCCAATATTCCAATTAATAATCAGCAATATATAAATGAACGTAGATATTTACAACAGCCATCACGACCACCGCAACCACCACAATTGCAGCAAGGGCCACCACTATATCTAGCTCAACCACCACGACCACAACAACCACCACCGCAACAACCATCACAACGTCCGCCTAATAAATATTCGCCCCAATATGCAAATTATATAGGTGCTGCTCCACGCGCAACTGCTAGTGCAAGTGCAAGAATAAGGTTGGGTGGGGTTTTTTAATTTATACTTATACCTTTTTCCACACATAAACAATTTCATCATAATTATTTTGTCGTTTGGATTTTTTATATGGATAAATATCATGCGCTGGACCAAATAATTTAATACAAACGTTTTCGTAAATTTCTTTATTTATATTCAATGCGTATATACCATGTTCTTTTAAATTTGCATAAGTATTTGAAAAAAGTGGAATATAAAAATTTTCATCCATTTCTTTTTTTGATAAATATTCTGTATTGTTTTCATATTTTTGTATAAAATAATACGGAGGTGACGTAAAAACTAAATCATAATCAAGTTTGCTATAATCAATCGTAATTGCATTATCAAATATAAGTTGAACATTTGTTTTGCTTCTCTCTTTTAAGAATTCTATAAGTTTGTCGTAAGGATCAACCAAGGATTGATTTATTTCAATTCCAATATATCGCGGTATATTTAAAGCCGATGCAGCAACTGCAGCTCCACCCCATCCAGCACAAAAATCCAAAACACACAATGGGTTGTATTTAGTGTAAATTTCCATATATACCAAAGGTCGTATTATGTTAATAGCACTTATGCAAATATTATATACCTCCTTCATAACAGTATAATAATTTTTCTTTTTTGTTTTATTTTTAGTTGTATCATAATAATGTAGCATATTTTGTATAAATTTCTTTTTTTTGAATTCATCAATATTAATAATAAATTCATAAAAATTAATGTTGTATTTGCCTCTTGTTGATAATCTCTGAGAGAAAGTAAAATAGTCTACAACGTTATTTCCGATTCGGGATCTAGGTGACATTGTTGATGCATTCCCACCAATTTGAATTAGTTTTTTCATTTCATCTTCAACATCTTCTAATGATATATTTTTAATTTGTTTTGCAATTTTAGTTTTTTCTTCGTTTGTATATTGTTCTTTTATCATTTTTATATTACAAAATATAAAAATTATAATATAATACCACATAATACAATACGTCCTTAAATAGATCGTTACGTTTTTCTTTTCCATACTTCATAAAATCTCTCATATAATTGTGGAAAAATTTGGTTTGCTAATGCACACCCAACTTCTGAGTGTTCTATGTAAAAATTATTTTTTATTAAAATATCATCAATATAATTTTTATGATTTATATCATTATAATCATTTTCCATAATAATTAAGTTAATATTGTTTAATATTTCAGGCATATCCATTAAAATATAATAAAAGGCTCCTTCACAATCTAATACCAATGTATCAAATTCAATATTATATTTTTGTTTTATTTCTTCAAATGTAATTGTATTAACATTTTTATATCCATCTAGTAATACATCAGAACAAATTGTAGTCCATCCTCTTTGAATTAATTTTCTTTTTGATAGAGCAGCATTTTCTATATGAAATTGAAAATTATTTAAATCTCTATTGTATTTCAAAATATTTGCAATATCAGTGTCACATTCCATAGTAACAAAATTATTATTATCTTTTTGTGATAAAATATAATTGATTACTAATGAATTTCTACCAATGTTACTTCCTATTTCCAAAATTTTTTCATTACCACTTAAATAGCGAACAGATAATGTTTGTTCAGGATACTCATCATTAAAACTACCGTACCCTATTTTTAATTTTGAATGTATATTTTTTAATATTGTATCAAAATCAGGATAAATTGAGCTAATATAATCAGGTATATCTCTAGTGAAAATTTCTTTTGTATTTGTATCAATATAAACATCAGTTGTAGAGTCAAATAATAACATTGATTTGTCTTCTTTAATTACCATAATAACTTTCAAACTACCAAAGCATGGGTCTGTAAATATGGATGCTCTAGCGTGGTCTCCATTGGGAATTTTAATAATATTAGTTTTTATTAATTTTTTATAACATATGTCAGTAACATCTATATTTTGTTCTTTTGTTCCGTATAAAATTTGCATTATATGTATTTATAAAAATTATATTTAAATATTATTTTTTGTAATTAATTAATAAAAAATTATTCTAGATATAAACAATGAATTCTATAAAAGACATCACCCACGCATTTTACATAAATTTAGAAGCAAGGACTGACAGGAAAGAACATGTAGAACAAGAATTATCTAATATCGGTATCACTGCCGCAAGATTTAATGCAATAAAGCTAACAAACGGTGCTATCGGTTGTAGTATGAGTCATTTAAAATGTATAGAGATAGCTAAACAAAATAATTGGGATCATGTAATGATAGTTGAAGACGATATTCTTTTTTTAAATCCAGAAGTTTTTAAAACCCAACTAAACAAATTTTTAAAAAACCATAAAGATTTTGATGTTCTATTAATTGCAGGTAACAATATGCCACCTTATCAAAAAATTGATGATTCTTGCGTAAAAGTTTGTCGTTGCCAAACAACAACTGGCTATATTGTTCAGCGACATTATTATGATGTATTGATGAGTAATATTAAAGAAGGCATACAAAAACTAATGAGAAATCCAGAAAAACATGTTCAATATGCTATTGATAAATATTGGTTTAAATTGCAAGAAAAAGGGAATTGGTTTCTTGTTACGCCTCTAACAGTAATACAACGTGAAGATTATAGTGATATTGAAAAACGTCATACTAACTACACGAAGGTCATGATAGATTTGGACAAAGAATGGATGTTTAAACCTAGACCGCAGAGTAATAATTTGAAACAAATGTTTTTAAGATAGTTCAATATCAATATCAGTAAATATTTTATTTGTATCTATATTTAGGACATTTTTTTTATATTTTTCATCTAAGTTAAAACCAACAGCATAATCTTCTAAATATTCTTTTTTAATTAATTCTGATTTAGTTAATAAATCCAACGTTGCATCTTTAGAGAGAAAATAAAAACGCCCGTTGCAATAACGCGTTGCATAAACAGGAATATTGTTAGGCAATTCAGGATGTATTTTATTATATTGAGATAAATAGGAAAATGGCACATCAACTATGTATCCACCATAATGAGTTGTAGGTTTTCTGTTCAATACTAATTTTGTAATTGTATTGAAAAAACTTGGTTTTACGAGCATTTGATCATCATCTGTTTTAAAAATATATTTAAAATCAAATGTTGTGTTAACCGCGTTATAAGCCTCTATTACTTTTTTTGGCAATGAATTGTAGTCATCTGGAGTTTTGACATAGAGAATTTGTTTCTCATTATCAAATGTGAACTCGCTATCCAATGTTTCATCTCCAATCACGTGATAATATTTTAAATAAGATGGTAATGTTTTCAACCAGGTCGCCTTTTGAATATTTGCTTTGTTTTCATATTTTTTACAATTCATTATAAGGAGAATGAAATCTTGGGTTATCATAATATAAGTATATTATAATAATTATAATATACTTATAATAATATATTTAAATATATTATTATAAGTATATTATAATAAAATGGACAAATTTTATACGTGCGTGCACAATGATGGCTTTGGTTCTCAATATCAAAAAATAATAGAGACATATGTATATTGTAGAAAACACAATTTGCAATTTGCATACAAACCATTTGATACTGTAGAACATAATTATGACGCTGACGAAAACTATAACAATAAATTAGAAAATTTAATAAATCTTAAAAATAATATTATAAATGTAGAACAAAATATGAATATTGAGGTATTAAATTATCATCATTCTGGGGTTATGTATAATTTTGAAGATAATATTAATGAATATTGTGAAAGCGAACATATGGATTTTATAAAAAAATGCTTTTGGCAAAATAAAGACCGTAATTATTTTAATAATAATAAAATAAATGTAGCAGTTCAAATTAGAAGAGAAAACTCGCATGATAAAGGTTTAGCTGGAGAGCGTGCTACAACACCTAATAATTATTATTTAAATGTAATGAATACTATAAGAGAAAAATACAAAGATAGTGGTAGGGAATTATTATTTCATATATACTCGCAAGGAGATATTGGTCAGTTTCAAGAATTGACAAATGATCATGACGTAAAATTTTATTTGAATTATCATATTGTTGAAACATTTACTGGAATGGTTTCAGCAGATATTTTAGTGATATCACCGAGTAGTTTCAGTTATGTTGCCGCATTGATTAGTGATGGTGAAATTTACTACAAAAATTTTTGGCATAAGCCAAGAAAAAATTGGATTATTTGTGATTTATAATAAAATAATTTAAAAATAAAATATAACATTTTATCAAAATGGATAATATTTGTTTTTACAATATGAACCATATAGGAGATATTTATTTTTCTTCTATTTTTGTAAATTTAATTTGCAAGTCAAATAAAAATATGAATTTTTTATATTATTGTATTTGTGGAGATAATTTTTATGAAAAAATACCAAATATTCAAAGAATAAATAGAATTGACTCTGATTACTCTAATAATTTAAAAAATGGTAATCCACCTGAAGAGTTAGTTAACAATGAAATTTTAAATATATTAATACAAAATAATATGCAAAAACAATATTCTAAGATTATAGAATATAATAACAAAAATATATTATTTGTAAATACATGGTGCGCATCTGATTGTTTACACCATACTGATTATGATTTAGAAACTGCTATATCTTGTTATGAAATATTGATTCAAAAAATAAATAGTGATTATATTTTGAAGTTAAAATTTGAAAACAATTTGAATGAAATAATGAATGACATGTTTGATGTTAGAATTAATATTTATGATAAATTAGATAATAATTCATTAGTTAATAATTTAGAAGAAACGATTTTCATATTTAATTATCTTCCTAGGTCTGAACATTTTGATATAAATTTTTTTCATAATTTTATATTAATATTATCTAAAAATTGTAAATTAATATTAGCATGTTATGATAGTATATTTGATAACAATGAAAATATAAAATTTATTGACAAAGATTTTAATATATATCCTGATCCAAAATGTTTGAATTTAATATATATATGGGAAATTGCATCAAAATGTAATAAGGTAATTTTACTGAATACAGGAAGTAGTTGGACTTTCTTACACAAATTAAAAACATTGAAAACTAATCAATTATTTTTATTTTATTCAAATTCTTATCTTAATAGATTGAATAAATTAATAAATATATTATGTAATGAAAATAAAAATTTAATAGGGATGATTGATAATACAAATATAAATCATATTTTTACAAATTTTTCAAAAGGTTAATGTTTAAAATATATTTGTATAGTTAAAATATAAAAATATAAAATATAAATATTTATAAAATGTTATTTATACAAAATACAAAAGAAGAACAAGAACTATGTTATAATTCTTCAATTGGTAAGAGAGAAAATAGTCCTTGTATAGATTATAAAAATAAAGTAAATGAAAAACCATGGGGAAAAGAATATTTAGCCTATCAAAATAAAAATATAGGTATTTGGATATTGCATATCAATAAAGATCAAGAGACATCACTTCATTGTCATTTTAAAAAAGATACAATATTAATGCCATTATACGGTAGTTTTAAAATAAACTTATATGACGATAAATATAAAATATTGAATTTGTTTGAATCTTTATACATACCAAGAAATACGTTTCATGGATTACATTCTTATGCAGATGATGGAATAATAATGGAAATTGAAGTATACACAGAAAATATTGAGTATACAGATAAAAATGATCTATTAAGAATAAAAGACATTTATGTCAGAGATAAAAATAATTATGAATCATCTGTAAGTGAAAGATTGCCGAAAAAAGATGAAATAATGGATTTCAATGAAGTGAATAATTATGTTATTAAAGAAACAGAAGTAGATATTCTAAAAACGCAAACATTAGATAATTTGAAATTCAAATATGAAAAAATTATTCTACTACAAGGTTGTTTATATTCTGATTGTAAAAAAATATCATCAGGATCTTTTATTGACTTATCAAAAGAATATTCTTTTTTAACAGAAAATATAGAAATATTATGCATATCAAATATACATTATAAAAATTTAAAAAAAATTATTTATTCTAAAAGTCATTTACATGATTATTTAGAAACAAATAATTTAAAAAACATTGGATTAACATGTGGGTGTTTTGATATTTTACATGAAGGACATATTAAAAATTTAAAAATATGTAAAAAAAATTGTGATATTTTATTTGTATGTTTGAGTTCTGATGAACAAATTAAACGATTGAAGGGTGAAAAAAGACCAATCAACAATTTAATAGATCGCATAAAAATGTTGATAAATTTTGAGTTTATTGATATAGTGATATTATATAATGAAATAAATGATGATATGGAAACAGAATTAGACAATATAATGAATATTGTTAAACCTGATATTTGGTTTAAGGGAAGTGATTATACAAAAGAAGATATACTAAAAAAACACCCTGGTTTAAAAAAGATTATGTTAATAGATTTTTTACAAGGTAAAAGCACAACAAACATTATCAATAAAATAATGTTTTAATAAAATAAAATATTAAAGCGAACTTAATTTTATTAAGTATAACATAATGAATTGTCTTATAACAGGTATTACTGGTTTTTTGGGCCCACATCTCGCGAAAAAACTGATAAAAGAAGGTCACAATGTTTTTGGTATTTTAAGAGGGACTCGTGGTTCAGAACAAGAAATAAAAGATTTATTATCTCAAGAAGAGTTTGAAAAAATTACATTTATTTATGGAGATCTTGTTCATTTTAGAAGTATTGATAAATTATTTAAGGAACAAAAATTTGATGTAGTATTTCATCTAGCAGCTCAAACACATCCACCAACTAGTTTTAAAGACCCAATAGGTACATGGGAAGTAAATGTAATGGGTTCTATCAATTTAATAACTTGTTTACAAGATCATCAACCAGATTGCCATTTTATATTTTGTTCAACCGTGGAAGTCTATGGAAATGAAGGAATAGACGGCCGTAAAATAATTGAATCAAATACTATATTACCGGCAAATCCTTATGGAGCATCAAAGTGTGCTATTGATTTATATATTTGTGAACGTATGGAAAATAAACAAATGAACGCGACTGTCATAAGACCGTTCTGTTTTACAGGTCCTCGTAGAGGAGCTAGATTTTCAATTGCATCAGACGCAGTTCAAATTGCAAATATGATGCTTGGAAGACAAGATAAAACACTACAAATTGGTAATTTAGATACTGTAAGAGCAGTGACCGACGTTCGTGATATTGCAGAAGCATTTTATTTAGCTGCAACAAATATTGAAATTTCAAATGGGAAAGTATATAATGTGTGTGGTGGTGAGCCATTAAAAATGAGGGAATATACTAATATGTTAATTGAATTTAGTGAATTAGAAAATATTGAAATGGTAATAAATGAAAAGTTATGGAGACCAATTGATATTCAATACCAAGATGGCGATGCTAGTTTAATTAAAACAGAATTAGGATGGCAACCTAAAATTGGTATTAGAGACACAATTAAAGATTTATTGTTATTTTGGTATAATAAACTTAAATAAATATACATATTAATATTACAAATGATATTAATATGTGGCGCATCTGGTTTAGTCGGAAAAGAAATGTGCGACTTTTTAGATAAAAAAGATATTAATTATATTGGAACATACAATAAAAATAAAATTAATAAATCCAATATGTATCAAATTGATTTTTCAAAACCAAATTTAGTAGAAGATTTTTTATTATTTCATAAAATTACATCTTGCATTTTTTGTATTGTAGAAAGATTAACAGATGTGTGTGAAAATAGTTGGGATGAAATAAAAACTACAAATGTTGATTTAGTTCACATTACTTCTTATTTATGCAATAAATTGAATATCAAATTTATTCATTTATCAACAGATTATGTTTTTGACGGATCTAAACAACCAAATGTACCAGATAGTTTGAAAAATCCATTACAAAATTATGGTATTTCCAAATTGATTTCAGAGTATCGTGTATTGACAAATTGTAAAAAGTATTGTATTGTAAGAACACCTGTATTATACTCAACCTTGAGTAAAATACATGATAATGCCGTATGTTTAATTGGTAAAAATGTTATGGATATGAGAAAAAATAAATTATTCAAAGAAGATAATTATAGCATAAGGAGACCTTTATATATAGAAGATTTATGCAAATTTATTTATGATTGTCTAAATGAAAAATACAATGGTGTTTACCATTTTTATAATCCATACAATAGATATACGAAATATGAAATTTGTCAAAAAATTTGCAACTTTTTAGATATTAATATAAATAATAAGATAATACAAAATAATACAAAAAGTGAAGGTTTAGCACCTCGTCCATATGATACACAATTACAAGATGATAAAATAAATATTATAGATTATTCATTTACTAATTTTGATGAGACTATTGAAAAATGCTTCAATAAATTTAAACATCCTAAAATAAATATTCAAAACAAAGATGATATATTTATTTTAATAGATATGGATGGTACAATTATACACTCAAATATGGCTCATTATAATGCTTATTATAAAGTATTTGAAAAATATAATGAAAATTTTTTAACTACAAAACAATGGGATGACATTATTTTGAACGATAATATAGATAATTATTTAAAAACAATATTTGATGAAACTACTTTTCATATTATTAAAAAAGAAAAACAACATAAATTATTACATCAGGATATATCATTTACTAACAATAGCGACAAATTCATTAAATTTTTGATACAAAATGAAATTAATTTTTGTATGGTTACAAATACGAATAAAGAAACAGTTAATATATTTAAGGAAAAACTTCCACTATTAAATGAAATTAATCAATGGATATATAGGGATGATTATAATTTACCAAAACCAAATAATGAATGTTATGAATTGGCTAAAAAAAAATATCATAAAAATGAAGGTTTTATTATAGGCATTGAAGATAGCTTGGTAGGATATAAAGCATTGAAACCATTGACAGATTTAATTTATATTTATAATAATGAAGATATTTTTAAAAAAGAGGATTGTTATTTATTTGATGATTTTTCTATACTTTTATAATAATTATTATTAAGATTAATATAAAATTAACTACTTTATAATATATATGATATTCTTATTAAAAACACGAGGCGATAGAATTGGAACATTAATATTATCTATATTATTTCAATTCTATAATTGTTACATAAATAATTATTATTTACAATATGATATTTCGGATTTTAGAGAATATAAAGATTCTCTTTTTATAAAATGCATTATATTAATAATAGATGAATACAATAATAACTTAATCAATCGTGATAATTTAATTGTTCAAGATGAAATAAATATATATGGACCTGGTGGTGGTGACATGTGTTATGGGATGGGCAAAATAGTTAAAAAAATTAATATGGATATGCTTTCGTTTTTCAAAAAAAAATTTTACAATAATATAAAAAATTATTATGATTTGAATTCTAATTATTCAATACCGTATGATGTTGATAATAGTATAGTTATTCATTTAAGATTAGACGACCAATGGTGGGAAAATGATTATGATGGAAGTATATGTAGTCAACATTATACTAATCTAATAAATGACGATAAGGAATGTCATTTTACAAACGGACCAAACAATAATTATAATAAACAAAATCCATTGTCAAGTAATAAAATTAAAGCTCAATTAAATATTTTATTGGAAAAATATCCAGATTCAAAAATTGTTGTAATAGCAAGTCCATTAACAAAGATTCCTGAAGTTAATTTCAAATATGATATGTTAATACAAAATGAGGATTACAATTACGATTTATTTTTGTTATCAAAATCAAAAAAAATAATTCTATCTAGAAGCAACTATGCACTAATTTCATTATTTTTTGGAGAACAAACAGATATTCATATGCCATTATGGGGACATTTTGCTTGCGCTGGATTTGGAACAAAATATGATAATTGTAAGTTTAAATATTTTTATTAATTCATATTTTTGATTGAAAATATTCTACATTTTTATAGTTATAAAAACCTTTAATTGCTTGAGGTGTAAAATGACTCCAAGGATTATAACATAATATATTTGGACTTTTATTGTCTGATTTAATTGCGGCTGCTAAAGAATTAATTCCAGAATTTACAATAATTATTGTATCGCAACTATTTATTACATTACAGTAGTTGATTAAACTAGTAATTTTTAAATAGTTTATTTTCTGTATTTTTGTTTTCAAATATTCATAAATTTCATTAAAAACTACATTAGGATTTATTTTTTCAAATGTTATTATTTTTATATCTTTATCTTTTTTGTCAATAATTAACGGTACAAAATAATCTATATATTCAATATATTTATTAATTTCATATACTTGAGAACTACCTGTCAAATCTATCAAGATATTATTATTTAATTCTTCTATATAAATAGGATTATAATAAATTTTTGGATAAAAATTTGTTTTAGTAAAACCATGTGCAATTTCAATTCTATGGATAAAATATTCATTTTCATATTCAGGTGGCCATTTGTCTTGCATAGTTGAACCGACTACTAATCCTGCTTCATTACTCATAATACCTTTAATATAAGGATTTTTGCCCCACACTAATTCATAAATTTCTGTATTTCTTAGAATATTATCTTTAGAAATATAAACTTCATAACCATTTTTATGATATAATTCAGGTAATGTTGAAAACGCTAAATTATCTCCTAGTCCTCCCCAAGGTTGATAAATAATTATATTTTTATTACATGTAGTCATAACTCAAATATAGTTTTTTATATATTTGAGTTATATTTTAAAAATATAAATATAACTCAAATATATATATAAAATGAATAATAAAGGTTATTATGAAGATTATTTTTTAAATAACAAACCATTATTTTTTGGAGAAGATGGTCATAATTTATTATTAGAAATTTTAATTCCATTAATCAATAGTAACAGCGAAAATAATAATAATAATAATAATTTATTAAATATATTTATCGACGTAGGTAGTTGTATTGGTGATTATACAAATGTTTTATTAAAAATGAGAAATAATATTAATAATAGTATAATATATAGTTTTGAACCTAATAATATTAACTATGATATTTTATCTAAAAATATTGCTTATGATAAAATAATATATAAAAATATAGCGTTATCAAATAAAAAAGCTAAAGGTTTTTTGTTTAATTTTGAAGGACATTCCAATTTTATAGGAAATCAATTTGCCCATATAAATAATACTACAAATGAGAATAAACAAATAATTCAAGAAATTCAAATAGATACATTAGAAAATATAATACTCAATGAAATAAAAGATGCATTCAGAATTAGATTTATTAAAATAGACACTGAAGGTAATGACACAAACGTTATTAAGGGGTTAGGGAAATTTATTCAAAATGTTGATTATATGATTTTTGAATGTAGCAATTGTCTAGACGATTCAAGAGGTCCTTCAATAAAAAAACCTTTTAGTGATATTATTAAATATCTAGACGATTATAATTTTTCTTCATTTATGATTTCTACAAATGGTTTATTACCTATTTATGGTGAATACTTTTCAGATATATATGAAAATAATAAACAATGGTCAAATGTGTTTACAATTAATAATAATATATTAAATGATAATGTATTAAAAACTTTAAAAATATTATAATTATGTATTATTCACCCATTTTATTTTCACAAATAGCCGATTTGAATTTAACACAATTTCATGATTGTAATATAAATATGGAAATTTTAAATTCTAAAGAAAAAATCATAGTTTTTTGTCTTCATAGTATGGGATATTTAAATAAATTATTACCTTTTTTAAATGAAGTAAGTAAACCATTTATATTAATTTCTGCTATGGAAGACACGCAATTACCCTTAGAAATAGATGAGGAATTTATGTTTAAAATTAAAGACAATCCTTTTTTTAAACATTGGTTTTCTATAAATAAAACGGTACCTAATGATGATAAATTTACAAGTATTCCATATGGATTAAATTATTGGACGCTTTCTACACAACAATATTTTGGTGAAAATATCCAAAATTACAATGAACAAAATTCAGTATTAAAAAATATATCAACACAAAGTCTACATTTTTCTCAAAGAATACCTTTGATATATTCAAATTTTCATTTCAATTTTACTGACGATAGACACGGCGGATGGAGAAGAAAATTAATTAATATAATTCCAAGAGAAATTATATATTATGAACCAGACATTTTACCAAGAAGTAAATCGTATAAGAATATCAGTAACTATGCCTTTGTGGCTAGCCCCTTTGGTCATGGTTTTGACTGTATAAGAACATTTGAAGCACTTTGTCTAGGATGTATAGTAATTATGAAAAAAAGTTTTTTAGATATAATATACGAGGATTTGCCTGTCTTGCTTGTTGATGAATGGAGTGATATTAATGAAACTTTATTAAAAGATACATTAATACATTATTCTAACAAACAATTTAATTATGAAAAATTGAAAATGGATTATTATGTTCAATTAGTAAATTCTAAATTCTAAAAATTTCATTACATTTCTATATATTTTTCACAATAATAATATGCAATCATCAAACTAGTTATTTTTTTATTTATATTAGAAAAACAACTATTGTTAGCCAACCAAATGCTTAAACATAATAATATAGTTGTTTCGTCAAATATGTTTTTTTCAAATATAAACTCATATTGTTTTATAAAATTAATTTCAATGTTATTATTTATTATATTCAATTCATTTATTATCATATTATCAAATACACTATATCCGGATAAACCAAAAAGAAGTTTTGCATAATCATATTCATATAAACCAAATAATTTTGATTCACCAAAATAACCTCTTGGGTCAATAAAAAATATATTATCATTTTCATCCAATAAAATATTACCAAGGTGAATATCTCCATGAATTAAATTATAAAAATTACGTTCTTTTAAAAAAATATCAAGTTTCTTTTGAATGAATTCGCAATAGTAATTAATATTTTTTATTTTAACATTATTTACAGATTTTATAGATTTATATAATATATTAGAATTCCAATCAAATTCATTAAACCTATTCAAAATTTTTGTATTCAATTCAATATTCAAATCATTTTTTATTAAATTTGATGTAATTTGTTTTTGTATTTTATGAATATTATCAAGATAATATTTGATTCTATCAATGTAATTATTCATGTTAGTTAAATTTATTTTATTTGTAAGCACACATGAATTACATATATATTGTATTGATAAATCACCGTCTTGGTAATTTAATAATTTTGGCAGAGGAAAAATAATGTTATTTTCCATAACATACAAATAAAAATCAATTTCGTTATTAATTTTTATTTTTCCTAGAGAATTTTTGGCGGTTTTGTTAAATACGTCATCTTTAATTGTGATATTATTAAACATAAATCCATAATTATTTTCATTCATTGTATTTATACCTTTTATCATTTAAAATGTGCAATTATTTCTAAGTCGTTTTTCTAAATAAAAAGTATAAAACAACGAGTCTGAATTTCATGTAATACAATTAAAAATCAATTTCAATACCGTATGTATTTTTAATAACATCAATTATTTTTTGTGCGGAAAAATTATTTGTACCTTTTTCTTTTACAAATTTATATCCCAATTCTTGTTTTTCTTTGATTTTATCTGGATTCTCTAAAAAATATTTCATTTTGTTTTCAAGATCTTCTTTGCTTGTAAAATATTCTACAATTCCATCTGTTTGTAATGATGCGTGAATACTATTACTTAAAACAATACATCCATAAGCCATACCTTCATAGATTCGTTGAGAAACATGTGCATTGGAAATATTATCACCTGACTGAAAACCTAACGCAAAAGTTGTTGACAAATAAACTTGTCTTCTTACATCATAATCTAAATACTCTGATACATTATAAACGCCGTAATAAATACCCTTATACGGATCTCCTGGAATTAACCATTCACATATTCTTCCTCCCATAAAACAATAATCTTTATCAACATTTCTTTCGAAATTACCAATGTCTTCTACGGAATCATTCGCTCTCAATAGTAATGGACAAGAATTTGGTATTGAATTCATCAATTGTAATATTGGAACTTTATCAGGTAGAGGATTTTCAGCTAGTGTATTTTCATAAACATGAATAAAATAAGGTAAAATAGATATATCCTGTTTGTGCCAATACCATCCGATATAAATAGCATTTTTTGATTGATTGTATAGAATATTTGCAGGATTTTCAAGATGAAAAAAATCACCCATTAAAACAATAGAAGTATCTGTTATTTCATTTATAGAATTTGAAATTTTAACGTTATACCCCTCTTCTTGTAAAGGCACCGCAAAATTCTATGTATACTTTCATCAATGGAGGCGGACAACTAATTTCAGGGCAATCTAATATGATAATATCGTATTTCATGATTTTATTATTTTATTATTTTATTACACCTTTTCTCATTTAAAACGCCCATTTTATATGAGATTTTCATAAATAATTCTTCTTCATTTTACGTGTGTTATTTTTCTTGGATACATATTTTTCTGGTCGGTCGTAAGCACGCCTATTGATTTTACACTTTCTTATTTTTTGCTCTATAAAATGGGCGTTTTAAATGAGAAAAGGTGTAAAAAAACTTTATATATTTTTGCTATATTGTTATAAAAATTGTCTATAACAATGTAGTAGCAGAAACCAAACAATTATACATTATGTATCAATTTTAACCCATTCTTCGGGAAACAAATCATCCACAATCACGTCGCTCATCTTAGGTCCAAACCATATTGAAGGATAACATACTATTTTCGTAGGGTTTACATTAAAATATGCTGCCCACCAACTAAAAGAACTATTTGCAATGATATTATGATTGCAACACGACATTAATAACATTTGTTGCCAGTCGTCCAATGTGTTTGTTCCTCTTTCAAATTCAATTGTTGGAAATTCATTTTTTAATAGTTGAATTGTTTCATTTACTTTTTCTACATCTTCGTCTTCACAAAAATATAAGACATTAGGTATGTAATCAATTTTATTTACAATATATTGCAACGATTGTTTGTAGTAATCTGCGGACATAATTGGATGATAATCTGGTATATATTTATAATCTCCTAGTCTGAAATGCATGGAAATACTTTTTTCCATAAATTGAATACTGTGATATTTATCAACAACTTCTTGTAATATATCAAGACGTTTTTCGGCTATATTTAACATACGACAAATAATATCAAAGTTTTCTTGAAAATACTTATAACTTTGAAAATACCCACTTAACATGATATTGACATTATTGTTGTATTTTAAATGCTCATATTCTAATTCCTTGAATTGAAAACCGCTTTCACCACAAACAACATCAAAATTTGGATATTGATCCATTAAAAATCCTGATAATTTAAACAAAAAATTGTTCCAATATGTTTTTCTTTTAGTTGAACCGTCTCCTCCCAAATGTTCTGCACTAATGAATTTGAACATATGTTTCCATTTTATAGCATAAGATATAACTGTAAATATTTGAAAAAGCTGATTACCTAATCCACCCATCAGATTGCATGTCAACATTCTACTCTGTATGTATGTATTATAATAAACTTTTATATTCATTTTCATTATTATTTTCAATTGTTTTCAATTAATTTTAAAAATGAATATAAAAATTATAGTATTTTTAATAGTATAGTCAAATATAATATAGAGTCACAATAGCTCAATGTTTATCAACAAATACAAACCAAGTGATTTACAAGAAATAATAGGTAATAAAGCATCTATCAATTCTATTCAAAATTGGTTTGAAAATTGGCATACAAATTCAAAAAGTGATACCAAAAATGTATGTGCATTATTATCAGGTCCTAATGGTATAGGGAAAACATTGGTAGTAGAACTTTTGATAAATAAATACAACTTAAATCCAATATCTTTAAACCCTGATGAAAATGCGGATAAAGAATATATTATGAAAAATATCATACCATCTATACAAAGACAGAAATCGTTTACAAATAAACAGAATATATTTGTAATTCACGACATTGATTGTTATGATGATTATGGTTTTATTTCATCTGTTGTAAATTGTATGAAAGAAACAAAAATACCAGTTGTCGCAACATGTAATAATCGGTATGATCAATCACTTAAACCTATAATAGTATATTGCTTGGACGTCAAATTTCAAAAACCAAATGCATCAGATATAGTAAAATTTGTCAAACCAATTATTAAAAAAGAGGCTATAACAATCAGTGATGCGAAATTGAATCAAATTATAGAAGACGCGAATTGTGATATATGTAATATATTGAATAACTTACAATTATTGTGCGGAAATACGAAATCTAGCACTGAATCCACTCACTCAAAAGATAAAACAAATGTCAATGTTTTTGAAGTAACTAAACAGTTCATGTCTCAGAATATTGAAATGAATGATAAGCAAATTTTATTCTGGATGAACAATGACATTCTTCCCCTAATGATACATGAAAATTATCCTGCGAACAATATTAAAATGAAAGATGAGACGTCTTATTTGAATAATATTGCAGAATCCATTCATAGTTTAAGCGACATAGATTTATTTGAAAAAGACATACATATGAATGGGAATTGGGAATTAATGCCATATACTGCATGGCATTCAATAAAGTCGGTTGCAAATTGTCATTCAAAAGCTATGATAAAATTTACTTCTTTCTTTGAAAAACGAATATCAAAGAAACAAACTCTGAATTATGATGAAAGTAGTAGCAGTGGCAGTATTAAGACTTTTTCAAAAATGGAAAAAACTGTTAAAAAGAAAAAATCTCCAAAATCTAAGCCTGAACCAAAACCGAAGACACCCAAGGCAGTGAAGACACCAAAAGCACCTCCAAAAACTAAAGCAAAAATAACAAATGATCAATCTGATGAAAAACCCAAGGTTGTGAGAAGAAAAAAGGTTAAATTAATTATTGAAGAATAATTATCATTATTCATCATCTGGTTCAGCATCATCTGGTTGAGCATCATATATTATTTTGTTTTTTGGATCTAAATTACTACCAAGTGCCTTGTTTGCAAACGCCCATACGTCAGTGCATTGCTCCCCATCATCCGTTTGTAATTCTCTTCTACACAATGGACATAAAAGATTTCGTCTAGCTCTTTCATCAGCCAGGCAACTTTTATTCAAGCAATTGTTATGAAACAAATGTCCGCAATTTGTTTTATAAACTGCTTGCTCTGGAGTTTCACTAAATTTTTGAAGACAAACGGAACATATTTCATCTTCAGGCACTGTATCTCCGTCTATCCAATTTCCACCACCTCTCATATATTTTTTATTCTGCATTCTCTTACTTTTTTTAACATGTTTATTTCTTTTTGTCATTTTTCTTCCATGACGTCTCTTTTTTTGTGACTTTCTTTTATTGTTTGTCAATTTTGTTTTAAGTGTGCGTCTTTTTTTTGTAAACATCACTTTATTTTTATGTTATATATTATATTTATATAATATATAATATATAACACTCCAAAAATCAAATAAATAGATAAAATAAGATCTAAAAATCCTCACTAAATTCAAATGTATTATCATCTTTTGTTTTAGTTGCAAGCGCATAAGAATCATTGTATCTTTCAAAAAAGTTGACTTTACCTTCTAAACTAATCAATTCCATAAAATCAAAAGGATTACATGTGTTGTAAATTTTATCATAACCAAGTTGTACGCATAATCTGTCCGCGCAAAATTGAATATATTGTGTCATCAGCTGTGAGTTCATACCAATAAGACGACAAGGAAGTGCTTCGCAAATAAATTCCGTTTCAATTTCAACTGCTTCTTTAATAATCTCATGAACGCGCGATTTTTTTACCTTGTTAATAAGTTTACTATATAACAAAACAGCAAATTCACAATGTAATGCTTCGTCGCGTGAAATCAATTCGTTTGAAAATGTCAGTCCAGGCATCAATCCTCGCTTCTTCATCCAATAAATACTGCAAAATGCGCCACTAAAAAAAATCCCTTCTACGCAGGCAAATGCAATGAGTCTTGTTGCGAAACCGCTTCTATTGTCTTTAATCCATTTTTGAGCCCAATCACCTTTCTTTTTAATACAATCATAATTTTCTAGAGCACTAAACAATTTGTCTTTTTCTTGACTATCTTTTATATATGTTTCAATTAATAAACTATAGGTCTGACTATGGATATTTTCCATTGCAATCTGAAACCCATAAAATGCTCTTGCTTCTGATACTTGAACCTCATTCATAAAACGTAAACCCAAATTTTCCAATACAATTCCATCACTTGCAGCAAAAAATGCTAAAATCATGGATAGAAAAAATCTTTCCTCACTGGATAAGGTGTCCCAATGAGCCAAATCTTTTGTCAAATCAATTTCTTCTGCTCTCCAAAAACAATCTATTTGCTTTTTATACATTTGCCATATATCGTCATATTTAATTGGAAACATTACAAATCTATTATCGTCAGGAATCAATAAAGGTTCGTTTACGTTTTTAGACATCCTAAATAATATATATCATAGATTTTAAATTTTTTAATTAATAAATTAATAAATATAAAATATATTTATTATTTAAGAATACACAAATAAAAATGAAAATTATAGCAGAGATCAAACGACCTATGGAAATAAACGATACAAATACTTGTCAACAAGAAGAAGACGAATATTTACAATTACAAAATATCATTGAAATTAAAAGAAATATACTACTTGAAAAGCAGAGAAAAATACAAAAAATAGCAAAACAAAACGCATTTTTGGAAGATATTAAAAACGACTATTATAAATACAATAGTTATATTATAAAACAAAAACAAGATCAAATGACAGCACTCCAATTATTAAATAATTATATAGACGGTCTAAATAGATCAGGACAATTAAGCGAGCAAAATATTTATGATTCTAAAATGGAACAAAAAAAAATAGTGCGCGAATTGAAAGCTATTAGACAAGGTTTAGATAAAATAATGAATGATAGCAATGAAATAAATAATATACTTGTTAATAGAGAGAGAGAAATCTAGGTTTTAAAATTATTTTGAAAATATTTTAAAATTTTTTTCATGAGAATATTAATAAAAATTAATATTATTATATTATATATAATAATATTGAAATAATATGGCTAACAAAAATACTCCGTTTTTAGATGAATTTCAGAAAAGTTTAGATAAGTTGACTCAATTGAATGCATCAATAACAAAAAATACCGAAAATAAAACCAAATTCACTGGTTTTGTTCTTGACGAATTAGAAAAGCTACACGTAAAGATAAAGGCAATAGTTGTTAAAATTAAGGAAATTAAGGACCGTTTAGATGTATTACAGGGACAAGTTACACAAAATACTAGTGGAATTCAAGGCAAAGAAGTTGAAATCAATTCATTAAAAGAGAGACTAGACAAGTTAACTGCTGAAAGAGATCAATTAACTACACAAATGAACGAATCAAACAAAAAAACTTCTGAGGAATCAACCGCTTTACAAGCAAAAATAGATGAAAATGAAGCCAAAATGAGAGATTTAGATGGACAAAATGCTGCATTAGTAGCTGAAAAAGATGCATTACAAAAAGAATTAAGTGAAAAGGGCGATGCTCAAAAAGCACATGCTGACGCGCTAGCACAATTAACGGATGAAAATGCCAAAAAAATGACAGAAATGTCAACCGCAAATGAAGCACAAATGAAGGGATTACAAGATCAAATTGCGGAGAAAGAAACAAAGATACAAGAAAATACTGCAGAAATCCAAAAATTACAACAAGAGATGGGAGAAGTAAAACAACAAATTACTGATAAAGATGCACTATTACAAGCAAATACAACAGAAATTGAAAATCTAAAGGCACAAATAGCCGAAAAAGACAAACAAATTGCCGAAACTGCATCAAATAATGCAAGCATACAAGAAGAACAAAACAAAAATGCTGCCGCAACTGCCGACACCACTGCAAAAATTGCACAACTTGAAAGTGAAAAGGCCGCTTTACAAGCTGAAAATGACGATCTTATTGAAAGAATTAAAAAAGCTACTATTGTCATTAATGAAGCTACTCAACAATTAGAGGAATTAACAAACCAGGATTTTTATGATAAAAGTAATACAGATGTTTTGCAGAAAATTTCTGAGATTGAGGCCACACTTAAATTGATTAGTGAAACTATTGAAGGAAGTGCTAGTAGCAGTAGCAATGTTATTGTTACAGATTCGTCACAACCCCAAAATGCATCTAACTCTCCACCGACATCTGGACCACGAGATAGAAATGTCAACGTTAAGGGTAAAACCATAGTTTTAAATGATTTATTGAATAATTTAACAAAGAAGAATAAAGATGTAACAAAAAATACAGGTAATGCAAATAATAAATATATGACCGCATATAAATATATTAATGACACTTTAAATTCTACACCTAATATTTCCGATAAAGACTTGGATTTAGTTGTTGAAAATGCAATGAAGGGTATTGACTTTTCAGATGATGGTAGTATTAAAGGTGGATATAATAGAGGGACTAGAAAATATAAGAGACGCGGAAGAAAGAATACACGTAAACAAAAAGGCGGATTTTTATATGGTAAATACAGAAAAACTGCAACAAGCGGTCCTGCTACAAAAAGCACATCATCCTTGAGTAATTCTACTTCATCCAAAAACAAAAAAAATAGAGGAAGAGGTATAACAAAGAAACGTAGAAGAATGTAAATTACATCATCATCATGCCTTTAATTGAAGGCATATGACTACAATTTTCTGGCCATTTACCGCTAAATTGTTTATATAAAAGTGAATCTGGTCTACACCGATATTGCAGAATTAATTTTCTTATTTTATAAATTTTTTTCCAAGCACGTTGAACAATTTTTAACCAAAATGTTTTCAAAATACAAACACACTCATTACCTTTTAAATAATAAATTTTTCCGATCTCAAGATTCAAATACCTTGGATTTTCAATTATATTATTATAATTTCTTAATAAAGTATGCGGCAAAGATAAATTGCAAAAATTTTTTTTATAATATTTTCTATAAAAATTACTCAAATTGTTAACATATTTGAAGAATTCAAACATGTTATTAGCAGGATTTATATAAAATGTTTGAAGGACGAGAAATTGGCCATCTATATTTGGGTCACTGTCAAATGTCCTACCATGAAAATATTTATTATATATTTCAGGTATTAATAAAATATTTTTGTTCAAATAATTAGTTGAAAGGTTTATTTGAAAGTTACTATTATAATCATAACTATAATCATCATCATAATCGTCGTCGCTATAATCTGTATTTTCAGATGAGGTTGTTTGAGTATCTGAATTGTTGTGGTCGTTGTCGTGGTCGTTGTTGTTGTTTTGACTATTATATTCAATTAACCTGTTCATAATTTAGTAAATGTAATTTTATTATTATTGTTGTTTTTATTTTAATTCATTTTAATTCATTTTTTTTTAAAACAATATATATATAATGAAAAATAAATACAATTTTACTTCAAAAATAGAAAAGTTTTTATCTAATAAAACATTGTTAAATTTTGTTGTAGGTATTTCGTTTTTGAATATTATAGCTTTTATAATGTTAAATCAAACAGTTGCCATAATATATTTTATTTTAATCGGTCTAGTAACCTCATTCTTTAGTAAAAACATGAATATTGTTCTACTTGTTCCTTTGTTTTTGGTCAATTTATTTGTTTCAAATTCATTCTTTAGTTTTAAAAAACGCGAAGGATTAGAAAATAAAACAGACAGTAGCGACAATAAGAGTTCTACCCCATCTACTGATAAAAAAACTACTACTACTACTACTTCTACCACCTCTAATTCCAGTTCTACGAATATGCCTATTACACCACTAGAGCCTCATCATGCGGATGCACTCTCTGAACCTACTGAATCAAGTGGAGGGGAAGTTGATGAACACTTTGAAGTTGGAAGACCTAAAAAAAATAGTAAAGGATATAACATTGATTATGCATCAACAGTTGAAGACGCTTATGACGAATTAAATAAAATATTAGGAAGCGACGGAATTAAACGTCTAACAAGTGATACACAAAATTTGATGAAACAACAAATGCAATTAGCAGAATCTATGAAAAGTATGGAACCTATGATAGCAAGCATGGCTCCTTTGATGCAACAAGCCCAAGGGTTTTTAAGTAGCATGCCTGAAGGTAGTAATCTAGGAGATTTAGCAAATATCGCAAAAAAATTCACTGCAGGTTTGGGAAATACCAAACCAGAATAATCAATAACAATAATCAAAATGCTGTTTTCATAATAATAATATAATATTATATTAATATGAAAAAATGTCCACCAGGTGTTATTTGCATTGAAAATATAACAATGGGGTTTATAGCTATAGCAATAGTTTTTGCAATATATTTCATATATTCTTTTTTAAATAATTCATCATATGAGAGAAAATATAATCGCGACAATGGTTCACATATAGGACCACCACCAAGACAAGGTGTTGGTATAATACCTCAATTTCCAAATTTTCCCTATAGAAATTTACTTCCTCCACCGGTTCCAGGCGATGTATTATTAAATCCATATGCGCCACCTTTAAGCGACGAGCGTTATCTTATACCACAATTGAATCTTATCCCACCTGGCACAATTCCTATAAACATTTCTACTAATGTTGGTGCGGTTGACACTAGTTATAGACAGGTAGGTATTTTGAATCCAACAAATAAACCAAATAAGGATAATGTGCTACCATTGATGGGTAGACCAGTTTTTACAAATAGAGATATGTGGCAATATTATACAATAGGTAATCAACATAATAATATAAAATTGCCTGTTGTCGTAAAAGGTAAAAGCGGATTGAATGAATATGGTGTTGATAGATTATACAATGGCGACACTGTTTATATTGAAGGATTGAATGATGTTTATAGAGCAACAATTTATGATAATGATACGATAAAATATTTACCATTTATTTAGACAATACTAATGAACGTGATTTCTTTGTTAATCTAAATTTTTTACGTTTTGCTCCGGCGACTTGAGATGAGGGTTCCATAACATGCGGGAAAAATTTTTCATTTGCTTCATTTATCGCTTCAAACCCATTTTGAATCTTTGAGTCCTTATCAAAATTTTCTTCAGAAACATCATCAATAGTTTCATTTTCTATTGACGATATTGGCGACGAATCTTCTTCTCTCTCTGGTTGTTGTTCCGATTCAATTTCCGAAACAGATTCCTCATTTTTTTCTTGTGTTTCTTCAGTATTTTCTATTGACACTGGATCTTCTCCCTGGTCGCCCTTACCACCTTTAGTTTTTTTATATTTTAATTGTTTTAATGATTTGTTGGCTAAATTAACATTTTTTTTTCTTCTAAATGTTCTTGCATTTTTACTAGTTTTTTGTCTGTTATTTTTAAAATTCTTTTTTCTACTTTGTCTTTTTTTATTTAATAATTTAGATATTTTACCTTTAGTCAATTTCATTTCATATATAAATAAATTAATATTTTTATTTATATACTTATATTAATGGCAACGTCTAATACAAATACAAATACAATTAATATTTCTTCACAAAATGTTACTGGACCATGTGATTTAAAATGTTCATACAATTTCAAATATAATCAAAGCAATTCTGTAGCAACTAATAATGGTGTATTTTTATCATTTACTTACGATAAAGGAAGTGTTACTCCAGTAGTATATAATACTCAAAATTATTATGTAACAAGAATTAATTTATATTCTCCATCAATACATAAGTTTGACGGTAATTTTGTAAACGCGGAATTTGTTATTGAACATTCTCCAGAAATAGGTGGAGACTTACTATATGTTTGTATCCCAATTAATTCATCTACAAATTCTTCTGTTGCTTCTAACACTATAAGTCAAATGATACAAAGCGTAGCAAACAATGCGCCTGGTGCAAATGAAACAACCAATTTGAATCTTTCTGACTTCAATCTGAATAATATTGTTCCAAATAAACCATTTTTCTCTTACTCGGGAACACAAGGATTAGTCGGTCAAATAATTGTATTTGGTGCAATTAATGCTATACCATTAAATTCTCAAATTCTAGCTAGTTTAGCCAAAATAATCAAACCATATCCAATTACAGTTGGTGGAGGGGATGTGTTTTTTAATAGTAAAGGTCCAAATAGCACCAAAACAAGTAATAATGGAATTTATATTTCATGTCAGCCAACCGGTTCATCTGAAGAAGAAACAGATGTTACTAGTGATAAAAATCCTACAAACTATGATTTGAATTCAATACTCAACGATCCAACAACATTTTTAATTGTTCAGATAATCGTAGCCTGTGTTTTATTTATTATTTTATTTTTTGCGTTAAATTATGGATATAATTATTTTGTAAACCTTTCACCTAAAATATCGTCATCTTCCACAACAAAATAGTTCAATGTCACAATAGCTCAATAGCTCAAATAATATGTTTTTTATCATTACGAGTATAAAAAACATATGGATACAGTTGTTTCTATGATTAATGATCGTTTAATCACTTGCATTGATAGGCGATGCATCGTGTAAATTATCTAATAATGGATTATAACTTGCTCTTGTCAATACAGAGCCCGATTGAACAATAGGTGCCATTTTTTTTACGACTTCTTGTTCTAAAGTATATGGGAATTGATTGAAAGCAGTAAATTGATTCATTTTATTCTCTTCGGATGGAATATAGGTCTGAAGTAAATTATTATACATTGTATTTGATGAGCGCCTCATTAAATCAAAAGCTACAAATAATGAAATTACTGCTAAAATTGGGTTTGCGTATAAAAACATGTAAATAACGATTACAATAATAACAATTTTACCTATAATGTTATCTACAAGAAAAGCGAGTGGCCCAGGTGTTTTACAACCTAAAATTATATATGCAATTAAAATAATAGTTAAAATTAATTGGCTTCTATGTTCTTTTTTAAATAAACTTGAAAAACTATCCATATATCATATCACTAGATTTTATTTATTTTCATTTTAAAAATGATATAAATATTTTACATTACTAAATAGAAGAAATTCAAATCCATACCTAAAGAATATATGCAAGCTACTAACAATCATTTGAATTCTTATTTAGGACAAAAGGGATACACTATATTAAAAAAAGAATTGACTATTGAACAACAAAAGCAGATCAGAAATGATTTAACGATTAAACCTTATGTTGGTTGTATTGGAGGAAATAATAGTAATCCAGTTACATATCCGGCTTATCGTGAATCTGATAAGAAATTTTATGTTCCACATCATTATGGAGTAGAAACATTTGGACCTCCTAAAAAATACACACTTAGCGAAGGTCATGACATCAGTCTGGAATTCAATGGGACGTTGAGAGATTACCAAGAACCGGTTGTTAATAAATATTTAGAACGTGTTTTTAATGGCGGAGGAGGAGGATTGCTTGAATTGCCTTGTGGTTTTGGTAAAACTAGCATATCTTTATATATTTTGTCACAGTTGAAAAAAAAGACACTTGTTATCGTGCATAAAGAATTCTTGTTGAATCAATGGGTAGAGCGCATACAACAATTTTTGCCAAAAGCGCGCATCGGTAGGATTCAAGGACAAATTATTGATATTGAAGACAAGGATATTGTCATTGGAATGCTGCAAAGTTTGTCTATGAAAGAATACCCTACGTCCGTCTTTGACAGTTTCGGATTCACAATTATTGATGAAGTGCATCATATATCAAGTCAGACCTTCTCTAATGCACTTTTTAAAATTGTCACCAAATATATGCTTGGATTATCAGCGACTATGAATAGAAAAGATGGAACGACTCGCGTATTCAAAATGTTCTTGGGAAATGTCATTTTTAAAGGTGATAGGGATGAGAAATTTGATGCTGAAGTAAGAGCAATTACTTATAAAGTAAATGATGATGAATTTAATGATACAATTTTGGATTATAGAGGAAATCCGCAAAATAGTTCAATGATTTCCAAATTGTGTGAATACAATCGTAGAACAGAATTTATAATAAAAACCGTGTGCGATTTTATTAAAGTAGATAACGTTGATGATGCAACTATAACAAATCATAAATTACAAATGGATAGCCAAGTCCCTAATTGTGGATTGTGTAATAAAAACAATAATTATCTAGTTCGTAATACTTGTTGCGATTGTGTTAAATATTGTCTAACTTGTATTGAAAATATTGATTTGTCTTCACAATCACAAACAATATCAAACGAAAAAAAAACTAAAAAAATTCGGTCAAAATGTCCAAATTGTAATAAAGGATTAAAATATGAACAGAATTATATAGAAAATCCATATGTTAAACCAATACAACAAAATCATACGATAATAATGGCTCATAATTTAAATATTTTACATTATATGTATAAGAAATTTGTTTGTAAAAATTTGGCAAGTGTTGGATATTATATTGGAGGTATGACTGAAGCAGACCTTAAACACAGCGAGAAAAAGCAAGTAATCTTTGCAAGTTTTTCGATGTGTTCGGAGGGCCTGGATATTCCCACACTAAATTCACAGTTCTTGATAACACCTAAGAGCGATATCGTGCAAATAGTTGGAAGAATTATGAGAACGAAGCATAAATTTTCACACCCAATTATTTATGATTTTATAGACACACATGACATATTTCAAAGACAATGGTTCAAAAGAAAATCATATTATAAATCACAAAATTATAAAATTGTGGGTTCAAATAGTATAGACTATAATTCTAATTTTGATACATGGAAAACAATTTATGAACCAAAACTTGAACAAAAAAATAAACTTACGTGTAATATTAATAAAGGAACCAAAAAAAAACAATTATCAATTAGAAGTAATAATTCTAGTGATAAAAGTATAGCACTTGATTCTGACGAATCAGAGGATTCCGAACAAGATGAAGAAGAAAAATTAAAAAGAAACAACAGTCTAACTGGAAAATGTTTTATAACTATTAAAAAATAATTCTACTATGTATACGTTTCAACTCTATCGCCCTTAGCATTATATACCCATATTTCGTATTCATAACCCAACTTTTTTCCTGTTTCTTGTTTTTCAAAGACGTTTGATTTCGTTTTCTTTACACTCCATGTAGATTTAATTTCAATGCATTTATTCTGGCTAGGAATGAAAATGTCAACATAATGTCTGTGTTTTTTACCATTTATATCGTTATACCAAATAGTAGGGACATTTTTACAACCTGTTATAATGTCATCTTCATTGATAGTTTTAACTATTTCGTCTAGAGCAAATGGCTCATAACCTTGGCATTCTATTTCTTTGCCTGATGGATAAACATATGTTTTTTTTCTAAAACACGATTTAAATGATTTATCTGCAATTTCTTTATTTTGCATTGGATTTTCTGTACCATAATTTTTTATAAAAGTTTTTACAATTTTTTCTCTAATTTCTTTATTTTGTGAAGGATATTCAACACCGTATCTCATTACCATCGTATTTTTCACATTTTGTTTAATTTCATTATTTTGTAAACAGCATGCAGAACCATATTTTTCCAAATTAGTTTTTATAATTTTATCTTTAATCTCTTGTGATTGTGATGGATGTTCAACACCATACTTAAGTAACATAGAATTTTTCATTTTGGCTTGGATATCAGGATGTTTACCTGCATTTTCTACACCATATTTTTTTAAATTTGTATTTATTACAGTATTCTTTACTTCTTTATTTTGTAAACAGCATGCATAACCATATTTTTCCAAATTTGTTTTTATCATTTTTTCTTTTGAACTTTCATTATGAACAATATATTTAACACCATATCGTTCTAAGTTTGTTTTCTTCTGTTTATCTTTAACTTCTTGTAATTTTGATGGATTAGTAACACCATATTTTGCAATGTATCCATTTACAATTTTATCTTTAATTTCTTGTGATTGTGATGGATGTTCAACACCATATTTTTCTAACATTGTTGCCCTCATTTTAGGTAACGATTCAATTGTAACACAATGTTTGCACAATGTATTTCTTTTGATTAAATATGTGAAACATTTCACATTCACTTTATCACATTTAGTACAATAAAACATAATTTTAGTTGAACCAAATAATTTTTCTTCTGAATAATCATTTGCTAACTTAACATTGTTTTTAGAACAAAAAGAATCCAATAATTCAAAGGAATATTTAATTGACGGCATTTTATATATTTATTAAATAATATATTTTTAAGTAAAGAAGCGCTAAATATCTTGTTTGACGCTTTTTTTCTTTAGATAATATTTTTTATTATATTCTTTTCTTTTTTCAGATGGTATTGGATTCTCCTTCATTTTTTGTAACAATTCTTCTTTATGATTTTCATAAAATTTTTTATTTCTTTTAGGTGCGGTGTATTTTTTGAGATGCTCTTTTGTTTTTTCTTATTCTTCTTCTAGCGCAATTATTTTTTCTTCTTGTAATTTATTTATTTTTTGTAATTCTTCAATATTATTCATATTATTGTATAAAAAGTAAATATTTTTATATAATTTTAATTGAAATATAAAAATATTATTTTATTTAATGACCTGGTGATGGAAAGGAACTGTTATTAAAATGTGAATAATTATCTTGGCACTGTCCATCATTACATAACACCTGAATAGGTGGTGGATTGGCCAATCCCAATTGACTGGCTGGCAATACTCCACCGACTGAATAGGTAGGTGTCATTGGTAAATTATTTTGGTATTGCGAATACCCACCTCTTTGTCTGCGTGTTCTTCTGCGTCTAGCGCCAGCGCGTGCACTCATTCTAGATCTACTCATTGTTCTACCTCTGCTTCTTGCCCCATATTTTGCCTTAATCCTTGATTTTATAGAACGCAAATGTTTTTTACCTCCTTTCATTCCCATTTTTCTCTTATATCTTTTAGTGATATTTTTTATTTTTCGTTTGAAGTGTCTTGCGCCTCCTTTAAATATACCGATGCCTGGGACTATCCCGGCAGCGGCATCAATATTATTTTTTGCTCCTGCTAAACCAGGTAGTCCTGGGATTTCATTTGAACCAAAATTAGCTGGATTATTTGAACTCCATTTATTAACAAATGCTGGATTCACGTTTCCACCATAAGGATTTAAATTTCCATATCCAAAATTAGAATTTCCTGAACCTAATGACATATTATATATAAGTAGATATATTTTTTTACTTTCTATAGTAGGATTTTTTATTGTTTGTATTGTTGTTGTTGTTATTGTTGTTGTTATTATAATGTTTTTTCTCCTGTTGATGCCGTGGATAATTTTGATACCGTTGTTGAGGCACATAATTATTTTTTTCATAATCTAGCGCTGCATGTTTTTCTATTATCAACGCATTTTTATTTTGATCCAAAAATTCTTTTACAGGATACCATTTTTTAAACTTGTGATTAAATTTACAAATCATCAAATACGATTTATTCATATCTACAAATCGGTCAACGTTCTCATTTTGAAATTCATCTTCATCATCACTTTCCTCCAATAAGTCTAAATTTTCATTTTCTTTAATATTTCTAAATAATTTGTTCATCATGACACTTGTTTTATAATCAGGAATATAAGCCACATTGTAATATATTTCCATATTGTTCTCAAGACAATACAAATGATAAATATCGTTTTGAATATCTGCTTTTATCTTAAATATGATATTAATGTTGGTTTTTATTAATGGTGGCTTTGTTAATGGTATTGCAACAGATTTTGGAAACACAATTTCCGGTTCTGGGTGAGGCATTGGTTTAGGATTATGCAAACATACTGGCGCAATAATAGGAACCGTTTTTACTACAGTATTGATTTCCCTCAATAAAACAGAATCAATAGTATTTGTTTTATTGAGGGAACGAAATTGAATGTTATAAATTTTGTATTGCACATCATCCATCATTCTTTTTAATTCATCAAGATCCTGAGCTATTAAAGGTAATCCAACCACTAAAAAATTCTTATTATAAGCAAGTTGTTTAACATCATTATCAAATATATTTTTTAAAGCGCACAATTTGTTACCCCAATTACTGTTACCAATCTCGTTTCCTTTACAATAAAATATGTCTTCTACTGCAAAAAAAGATGTTTGCATAAAATGAAACAAAGTGCCATATAAAATAGTTCCATATTTACCATATGCTAATTCACTGTTAAATACACAATTGTAAACTTTAATATCATGTATGTTTTTCTTATCTATTAGTTCTAAAATTAAACAAACGTTTCTATTATTCAACTGGGTAAACCATGCAAAACATTTTTTACCACAAGGGATTGCAGAGCATATATCATAATCAATATTTGTAGCTAATTTACCAACTTTGTTATGGTTCATATTATCATAACAAAGTTTGATGTTTGGAAAGTTACCAAGCAATTCTTGTTTCATTTCAAAGCTTAAATGCTGTATTTGAGATTGCATTTTCATATATATATGATTTTATCTTTATATTATTTTTATTTCAAATAAGAAAAATGATAAGATGATTACCCAAAGAAGATATCAAATGAAGCAAACAATGATACATGTTAGAAATGTATTTGTTTTTATCGTAACAAAGGGTTTCTGTAAAAAAACCATAATAAAATAAATACACAGATAATATAAATGTTATAAAAATAAATAAAATTATACCACATTTAACCATATTCCATTTAGTTTTAATTATTTTAGTAAATAATAAATAAAAGCCATATATAACAACACAATAAATAGCAATTTGATCTAAAAAAATCCTTCTACATTTGTTTTATCATTGTAATGGTATAAAATGGATGTTGTAGTAAGAAATAAAAATAAAAACGAATAAATATAACTAGCTTTATAAATAGCAGTTAATACATTTGTTAAAAACATGAATGATGAAAATACTAACAATTTTCCATTATATATTGTATTTTTTATATAAATATTATTATCTAAAAAATTAATTGTCTCCATTAACATAAGTGAATATTTAAACTTTTTATTTTATGATAGATATGATATATCAATGATCTAATTGTTTTTTTATAAAATTTTTTAGCTCTTTCTTCATATTATTACTATTTACTGTATCTATAATAGCACTAGTGTTGATATTCGGTGGAAGTATATCCTCTAGACTATAATTAATTTTATTAATATTCATACTTTTATCAACACCATTTTCGTATTCGCGAAAATGGTTGGGTGAAATCGTTTCATATATATCTTTATATTTTTCATTCGGACTATTTACTAAATCTTTTATTTTTGGCACAGTAAGCACAGATTTAAAAAAATTGATTAAATGATGAACTAAGAATATTAATATAATTGAAATAATAGTTATTTGTATAATCCAACTCCAAGTTAACATATAATATTATTATATTAGTTTAACAGCGATAAAAACACATTAATATCTTCTAATGGTATATTAACATCATTTTTTGAATTATATTCAAAATAATAGTTTATTGGCTTTGCGATTCCATTTGTATTGTTGGTATTGTTGGTATTGTTGGTATTGTCAATAAATTCAATAACTAAAGTCAACCCATATGCATTTTTCTTATTCAAAGAATATGTATGAGTTATTAATGGTATAATGATATGTTCGTAAGGTATTTGATAAACCGGCTCTTTTTCAATTACACAATCGTCTATCACTAGCGTTATATTTTTATTGTCCGTTGTTTTCAAAACAAGGTTCTCATTGTTTTTTTCTGATTTAATAAACAATTTATGTGTTTGGTTTTCGTTTACCTGATATATCCCCTCTTTTGAGTAAATATCATTAATACGATTTTTTTTAACTAAATATGGTTCTAGTTTGACTAAAATTTTGTTTATTTTTGAAACATTTTTATTATCTTTTGCTAAATGTAATAGTTGAGTTGGACACGCTGATAAAGAGGTTTCTTCTACATATATTTTCATATTCAATAATAATTTATGATTATCAATAATTAAATTATATAATAAACTATTTAAACCCATTTACAAAACACTATTAAAGATTTTGTATGTCTGTTCCTTTGAATATCATTATTGTTGAAAAAACTGGTGCATTGAAGATGCTAGCTATTAAAGATTTCAAAGAAGACGAATTATTTAAAAAATGTGGCTTCAAAAAACAGGATGATTTTATTGAGCAAACTCAATGGTCTATTAAATTAAATGGTAGTAAATATATTGTCCAAGTTTTTGCAAAAACCGATGGACGTGCTAACAGTGAAAACAAGTATGATTTTCCACCACCAATTGATACAAAACTATTTTTTGGTAATTGTGCAATAATTGCTAAAAAACAAGACGTATCTGATAATGGAAAATTCAAATATAGTAATTTATCTTTAGAATTATGGGAAAAAATGTATGAAAAATTATTTGGTGGGTTTGAAGACTTGACAATGACAGCTATAGAAGACGAAAATGAAGTAGATGAATTAGAAAATGTTCCTAAAGATAAAAAGACCAGAGATGGCTATTTAAAAGACGGGTTTGTAGTAGACAGTAGCGACACAGATGACGAGGGTTCTTGTTCTGGTTCAGAGGAAGAAGGTGATGAACAGGATGATACTGAAGAAATTGGTTGTGATGACGAAGAAGAATTAGAAATGATTGGATCAGAATTAAGCGAAGATGATTACGACTATGAAAGTTGTTCAGAAGTTGAAGATAATAAATAAAAATTGAAATGAAAATTATTTAAATATAAAAGAGTATATTTAAATAAGTCACTATAATACACAATGTCATCATCATTACGTAAAGTTGAAAATCCTGAAAAGTTCCGTTCTAACATAAGATCAAAATTAGACGACATTCTTAAAAACGAAAAACATAGTGCTAATTTAGAAAAGGGAATATTCAATTTTGCTTTGGGTGAAGCAAAAAATAGAAAGGTTGTCAAAAAATGGGACAACCCTTATTTTGTTCAACTTTATGTTGACCGCTTACGCAGTATTTTCACTAACTTGAACAATCCGCAAATATTAGATCAATTGAATTCTGGCTCAATAAAAGCACACACAATCGCTTTTATGACTCATCAAGAATTATGTCCAGAAAAATGGGATGAACTTATTACCGCAAAGAGTAAGAGAGATCAGAATAAATTTGAAAATAATTTGGAGGCGGCAACAGATACATTTACATGTCGTAAGTGCAAGTCAAATAAGTGCACATATATGCAGTTGCAATTGAGAAGTGCTGATGAACCAATGACTACATTTGTCACTTGCTTGTCATGTGGTAATAGATGGAGATGTTAGTTACAACAAATTAGATATATTTATCAATGCAAAAAATGAAATAAAAAGAATACCTATCAAAATACCAACTAAAAAATGAGAAATATTAGTAATGGCTCTAATATTATTAAAGCCGCTATTAGAACCATATTTTTTTAACATCCCACATTCTTTGTCACAAATATACTTTCTTAAAATTTCATCTGGAAAATTTGGATGAACTTTTCTAATAAACATAGTAAAATCATTATTGGCGAGAAATTCTTCAATGAATTTTATGTCTTGGTCACTGCCTTCTTCAAATAAATGAGGACTTGTTGGACTAGACATTCTAAACCAATCAGCCGCGTGTGTGGTTTTATTAATTACGTTTTGTATTTTTTTGTAATGAGTTAGTATTATTGCAAAAAGACTCTCATTTGCTAAACCGCCATTACAAATTGTATTGCACATTTTGTATTCATTGACAACAAAATTCATAACATCTATTGTGTTTTCTCTCGTTAAAACAAACCAAGGATCATTTGCTAGATGATATTCTTTTGGCAATAAGGATAAATTAGCCCTGCGATGGAAATCAATATTCCAATGGGCTTGGGAGTGAGCCATAATTGTTTGATTTTGATATTGCTGAAACAATGTTCTGAATTTGCTAGGAGAAATAATAGGGCAGCACGAATCTGTTAAATAACAGAACCATTTGTTAGCTTTGTCATGTTTTAAAGCAAAATTTAGTATTGCAATGTATGCTGGGATCACATGATAATAAGATGTATGACATACGTTTTTTTCTGGTATAGTATGTTCGTAAATCCATCGCGACTTTATTTTTTTCAAATCTTTATAAAAAAAATATACATTAATGATGTCTTTATTGGGTTCTATCCATTCTCTCCATAATTCTTCTTTATACAAAACATGTGCATAATTTATTATGAAACACAATGCAATTTTAGGCTGTTTTGTTGTTTTAAACATTATATTATTTTATGAAATAAATTTAAATAATATTCTGTAAATAATATAATTCATGACATTCCTTTTTAAAGTATTCATGTGGATTCTTTTTACAAATTTTGCAAAAAGTGGACGCATTGTAGGAAAAATATCAGGTAAAAGTAATCTTAGGCAATCGCCAATGCAGCTTCAAAGAGATTCTCAGTGTATAATAACTAATAAAAATAATTTAGTGTATTGTGAAAAAGACAAAGAATTATTTTTGGAAGATAATAATTTTATTAAAAATAAAAAATTAATATCAATTTCACCAGGTGGATTGAAAGGATTTTATGAATTGGGTGTTTTATCGTATATAAAAGATAATTATAACATGGATGATTACATCTTTCTGGTGCATCTGCTGGCGCGTGGAATGCCCTATTTATGTGTTATAAAAATGACACTAAAAAATTTGTATTTGATTTGTTAGATTACAAAATAACAAAGATCAATAATATCAAAGAACTAAAATATTTTTTGAAGTATAAAATGTTGTCTAGTTACAGCAGTGATGATTTTGATTTGAGACGTTTGTTTATTGGTGTCACTACACTAAAACAATTCAAACCAGTTACAAACATTTTTTCAGATTTTAATAGTTTGGAAGATGCTATTAATTGTTGTATTGCTAGCTCGCATATACCACTGATAACAGGAGGATTGACTAATAGATATCATGATATGTATACATTTGACGGTGGATTCAGTAAATATCCATATTTGAATTTTACTGAAAATGTGCTGCATATTACTCCTAGTATGTGGAAAAAAATGAATACAGATGTTGGTTACAAATATACTAACGCTAATGCTAATGTCAATGCCAAGGATAAAAAAGCATTCCTTGATTCATTTACTTCTTTAAATGTCATTTTAGAATTATTTTTAATGATCAAAAATAGAAATTATATGGAGCTTTTTGATAATGGTTACCTAGACGCAAAAAATAATAAAGAGATGTTGGATAAGATATTTTTGGAAATAGTAAAGGATGAAAAAGATGAAAAAAGTGATAACTTGGGTAGAACCGACTATTATAAAATTACACACGAATACGAAGTTGATAGTGATAATGATAATGATTACAAGATTGATTTTTACACAAAAGATAATGATAGTTACTAATCCACTTTTAGAAAGGTCTACTTAAAGTAAAAGCTTATTAACAATACTATTAAGATTATGGTTTTTATTTATAAATAAAACATCTACTTGCATATTGAAACCATTTATATAATGAGTGTCAACAATGTCATATATATTAAAACCGATTTTATCCATAAAAGAAATATGTTGTAAAAAATTTGGAACACCTTCGTTGTATTGGCCAAATAAAGGCATTTCCAAAATTATAAAATCGGTTTTTTCTAAAATGGAAGTTCCACCTTTTAATATAGGTATTTCAGCGCCTTGACAATCAATTTTAATGAAAATATTTTTTGATTCTTGTAAAATATTATTTTGTAAAATAAGACTATCTAAATCAATAGCTTCTCTATCAATACTTTCACAATTAACAAAATGATGTGTTTTTTCTCTAAATATAGAGTCTCCGGTGTTTTTCATTTGATACCATTTCACATGTCCTTTTTTATCATTTAATAATACATTGTATACATTAACATTTGGATCATTATTAAATTGATTTAATTCAGAATAATCAATACCTTCAAATAAATAATATTTTGAATCAGGATATAACCTCTTCATAGCATTTGTCCAATTACCGTGATGAGCACCTATATCTAAAATTGTATCAGGATAATATCCTTTTTTTTTGATAATATTGATTTTATTAAACATTTTTATATTAAAATATATATAATTTCTAATATAAACTAATAACTCTTTCACATTTTTATAAAGTTACAAAAATAAAATTGAAATAAGTTTTCTAATTTATTAGAAACAACAAATAATAGACAATTAACAAGGCAACAAAATGGCAGCACTACAATTATTCAGTAACCTTCCAATGGAATTAATCAAAAACGTTTTAACCTTTAACAAAAATTTTGTAATTAGAAGAGGAGAAATTATAACGATTAAAAAAATACCACAATGCGATCGTAGATATGATATGTTATTGAAAAAACCTGAAATTAATCCTAATCCGGTCATTACTCGCAACTACGTATCACAATCTTATGTATGTTTACCAAAACATGACGGTGATATGGCACCACACTTCTTAATTGTAGGCAAAGATACAAAGGGGCAATTTATTTTATTAAGATTACGTGGAACAAAATTATATCCTGGACACAAGCCATATACATATATATATCACTACTTGACATAAGAAAAATAAACAATATATAATATAAAAACTTACAAAACCAAAAAATAAAACGTCCAATTTGGGCATTTTATTTTTTCATTTTAACAAATTATATTATAACGATTTTCGTATTTTTTGTTAAAACACTACCTGGGACATCTGTTTTTTGAATATCTTGTATTTTTGTATAAATAACATCAACATTTTTGACAGATTTCATTTTGGAATATTGTTTGCACAAAAGTGCACCCTGTGTAATTATTTGTTGTTTTTCTTTTTTGTCTAAATCATCAAAATTTATATCATAAAAATTCGGCAATTCGTCGTCGCGAGTTGTATATTGTATATTTTTTAAACAAGCTATTACATGACAAGATGATACGTCTTTTAAATGAAACCACATATCATTAGGATCGGACTGATCAATTATTTCAAAATTATTTTTGGCATTTTTTCCAATTTTATAAACTATATTAATTTTTAAATTAGGAATAAACCTGGTTACTATCCGTTTCATGTCTACTCTGATAATACTTATCATAAATTTATATTATTTTTGAAACATATAATATAAATAATTTGCTTTCATTTTTTTTTGTATTTTCAAACAGTTGTAGTAAAAAAAAATATTTCATAAAAGAGTGAGTCAAGTTTGCCCTTTTTGCTCTTTTTTTGTTGCTAAATTGTTGCTGATTTGTTGATTAACGTTGATTTTTATTTTAGATGTAAGAAACTTATTAATTCTATTAAATTTTTAGACCACTTATAATAATTGTATTTCATCATTAAAAATAATATGCTCGTTTTTGCTCGTTTTTTGCTCGTTTTTGCTCGTTTTTGCTCGTTTTTTTGCAATAAATAAGTTTAACTTTTGTCAATACCAACTACCTTGGCAATCTTCTTAATAATTTTTGTGTCCTTTTCATAATCATTATCACCTTTTCCTCCCATAGCCTCATAAACAATTGTATTGTATTGGCTGTTTTTCTTGGAATCGTATTCCTCACAGTCAGGATATTTCTCTCTGAATGCTTTAAACATACATATATTTTTGTGAGCAATCGTGCGAATGGCTTTGCGTAATTTTTTATTTGCTTCATCTTCTTTTTCCCAAACATTATCTTCTTTCACATACATGACCTCTCTTTTTTGATCAGTGCAATGAACTGGACGTTTTTCTACTTCTAAAGCGCTAAGGTTTTTAATGATTATATTTGAAATACCTTCAATGTAACCAACCTTTCCTACATTTTCTAAATCGGATACTTGCAGTTTCACAGATTCAATAAAATCACTAATATTCATGGCATCTTTACAAGTTTCATTCAAAAAAACCTGCAGATTAAATGTCTTGTTATTTGAATTGATGATATTTCCATTATTATTATTATTATTTGTTCCATTTTTACAAAGTTCTATAACAGATTTATGAATATCTGTATTGCTCTTTACTAGCTCACAAATAAGAGTTGTTAAGTTGTTGATGTCATTATTATTAGAAATTATATTATTATCATCATTAATATTATGTAAATATACTCCCTTACATTTTTTATTATGTTTCCATAAACCAACACGTGAAGTAAATTCTTTATCACATAATTTACAATCAAATGTTTTATTTGAATCAATCATTTTTGGGCAACTAATGTTGCTAAAAGTGTTAACACTTGTTAACTTTATATGTTTAGATGTCAATAAATGTTTGTCATAACTACTTTTTTTATCTGTAAAATAGTCACAATTTATACAATTGAATCTAGGAGCAACTTTTGAGCAACTTTCTGTTAACATTTTGTATACAAATAGTTAACATTAAAAAGTTGCTAAATAAATTTAATTAATTTATAAAAAAAATTATCATAACAATTCAACAATTATTTTTTCTGTGCCCAGACGATAAAATTCATTTATGGTCACAAAGGTTGTTTTCCTCCAAGACTTTTTCGGATTTTCAAAAAATGGACAAAAAAAATGTCCAAAATTGAAAACCCAAAATACTTTTGGGAAAAGAAAATCGTTAAAATATAATAAATCCCCAAAATAACTTAAAGAAAAACAAGACCCCTGTTTAAGTCAATTACTCTTTAACAAGACCAAATATTATTTAAAATTGATATAAAGAATCGCACTGAATTAATAATAAAATATATTGATATGTCAATGAAAAGACAATTAAAGCAAGGAACAAATGTTGTTTATAAAGAAGAAATATGGAGAATTTGTGGACCAGCTAATAATCAAAACGTGGAAATAATGTCTTTGAAAACAAATGATCGTATTACAGTAAAAAAGTCATTATTAGTGGCGACTCCTCACGATAAGTATGATTTAATAAAATACAATATAAATTACTATATTATTAAAAATATTACTTGTTACAACAATATTCCGGTTTATGAGTTAGATTATCCTAATAAGTTTTGTGAAAAAAAAAATAAAATAAACAATATCCTTTCAAATGATCCAGATATTCATGTTATTCCATCTGAATTGCAAGAAAAAATAATGTCCTTTTTAAAATTTGTAGATAGATACAATCAAACCATCAGTTTTTTGAACAAAAAAACTATTGGAGAATATCGTATTATAGAGAATGATAATATTGAAACTATGATGAAAAATTTAATGATAAAGTGTAAATTAACTATTAATCAATTGAGTAAAATAGAATATACATTAAAAAAGACCAAAAATAGTCAGTTTCAAATTCATTTAATTACAGAAGATCCGTTTGGTTTTATTACACCAGAAGTTCAATTGATTACTTTTGACAAAGCAGAAAAAACTGCAAATGATTTCAGCATACATGTTGATTTTAAAACAAAATGTGAAAAATGGACATATTGTTTATTCGCAGATGAAAGAAGCTTTTATATTCCAAAAAAGAGGTTTTGTGAAAAATTAGAAGAATTTTGTAAAAAACAAAATAAAGAAGATCAAAAATATTTACGTTTTCTAGAGAAAAACGTTATAATTGATAAAATTATTGATGGAAAAAACTACAAGACTACAAAATATTTATTAGAAATGGAACAAACCATGACAAATATGATACTTGACATGTATTATGAAAAAGAATACGAAATATCTGATGAAACTATTCTTTTTGAAATCAGAGAATTTGAAAAAGGACGGCGTTTATTTCTCAATAAATCAGAATACAGTTTAGAAGAAGAACAAATAAAGAGTGTTATTAAAAGTATTCAAAACAAATTATCTATTATTACTGGATTTCCTGGAACAGGAAAAACAGAAATTGTTTGTTGCATTACTCAAGTTTTAAGAAGTTTACACAAAAAAAATAAAACCGCTATTGTTACAAACAATAGAGAAAATGACAACCCGTTTAATGAATACGAATACAATGACAACGAAACCGATGATATTACAGACAATGATGAAACCACTGATTATGATAGTCCAGATAATACTGAAAACGATGAAGAAGAAGATACTTTTGTAGCCCCAAACACAGTTGGATTAATTGCACCAACCGGATTAGCCGCATTAAATCTTAAAAAGAGCATTCGCGCAGATGATTATAATAAACTAATTTCAGGAACATGCCATAAGATTTTGTTTAATACTTTCCAAAATATAAAAACCCATAAAAATATTGAAATGTGTAATTGCAAAGACAAAGAAAAATGCAAATATAAAAATTTAAAAATAAAATGTCTTGTGATTGATGAAACTTCTATGTTGGACACATTAATATTTTATGAAATCTTGAAAATGTGTCAATATTTTAATGCAAGGCTGATAATAATAGGAGACATCAATCAATTGCCATCGGTTGGGCCTGGAACAGTTTTAAAAAATTTAATTAACTCAGATTGTTTTCATGTAACAAAATTGAACAAAATAAAAAGACAGAATGCTGGCGCATTAGTTGAAACTATTAAGAAGATGACTACAGAAGTGATCAAAGAAACAGAATTTGACGATGATACAATGAGTATTTTGAATATTAGAGATTTCTTTGATAAAGATAAAATAGAACTAAAAAAAGCTGCGTTTTTGAAATTGATCCAAGAAAATAATCTTATACAAGATAATATTTCAACAAAATTTATTACTTATTTTAGAGATAAAAAGTTTCTATTTAATACTGTCGTAATAAATAATTTGCTTCAAGAAATATACAATCCAAATGGCGAAATTATACCATCCAATAGTAAGTATGAAAACGGTATGGTTTTTAAGATTCATGATAAAATTATAAGAACAGAAAACGATTATACTACAGAAAAAATGAGAGCAAACGGAGAAGAAGCAAAAATAACAGCATTTGATGGTAAATTAATTAGTATTATTTATGATGATGGTCTTAATAAAGAAGAAACCGTTGGTATAAATGAATTGCACGAGAATTTTAAACTAAATTACTGCACAACAATTCATAGTGCTCAAGGAAGTCAATATGATAATGTTGTATTCTTTATCCAACCAGGACAATCTTATATAATAGATAAAACCAGCATTTACACAGGAACATCGCGAGCAAAAAATAAATGTATTATTATTTCAAAAAACGATGATTTCATCAAATGTCAAGAAAATATAAAAAATGTTGATGGAAAGGTTTCATTGTTTATGCGTGAATCAAATATTTATGAATTGTAAATCTAAAATGAAATCATTTCCAGGTCTTTTAAATTCCAATATTCACTACCACCGCTAGGAATAGGTCTTCTAATTATAAATGGAATAGCTTTTTGCTCTAATTCTAATTCAGCAATCAAATAAGCATCAATAATATTTTCAGGAACTTTTACAAGTGGCTTCGCACCACATTCAATTTGTTTTGATCTTTGTCCTAATATACGTGTTTTTTCATATTTTGTCAAAAACGGGATTGTTTTATGCAATGGATCAATAATAATATTAAATTCGTCCCTAGTGACATTAGAGAGCGCTTTTATTTCATCAAAGTTATGATTCAAACATTCCGGATGAAAATCCATAATATAATTTTTAGTAATTTCTTTATCAAATTTTTGCAAATAATTCTCATCTTGGTAATCTTCATCGTCATCATAATCCAAACCAGAACCATCTATTTGAATAGTTGCTTGGGTTTTATTTTCTTTGGATTTTTTGCTTGCGCCGCCTTTTTTAGTTTTTGTGTAAGTTTCATCATCATTTTCTTCGTCATCTTTATCAATTTCATCATCTTCGTCTTCATCATCGTCCTCATCATCGTCAGGAACCTCATCATCTTCCTCATAAATATCTTCATCCACATTATCATCTACACCATCAATTTTGATATCATTATTTTCATCTTCGTTTGAAGTAACAGATTCACTATCACTATCGCTGCTACTACTTTCGGTATCATCATCATTATCATAATCACTTATTGTAGGCTTACCACTAGTTTTTTTATTTTTTATAAAATTAGGTTGCTTGTAATTTTCACTTTCTCCCTCACTTGCAACTGAATATTCTTCTTCATTATCACTCATTTTATATAATATATATTTAATATATTATATATATTTTTAAATTCTTTCAATTTTATTTACAATTCAAAAAAATAAAAAACAATTATAGACAACTATTTTATTTAGATATATTTCTCTTATACCAATTTTATTTTTCCTCACTTGCTTTCCATACAGTATCACAGCATGAGCATAAATAAACATATTTCATATTTGTGTCGTCATATCTAATATAAATAATTTCACGTTCTTTATTTTTTGTATTAGTTTCACAATCTATGTTAGGACATAGTATTGTATTTATTCTAGGTAAAGTCGGATCCAATTTCGTATATTTATTAATAATATGATTGAATGATTGTTCGCTTTTTTTGATTTGTAATTTAGATACAGTAACATTTTCAATAGACAAATTCGTATTTTCATTACCACAATGACGACAATAATAAACCAACTTATTAGGATCATCTTCGTTAATACGAATATAATACATATTTTCACAATTACTACAAAAGTGCATTTTACTATAAATATATTATATTATATTTTTAATATATTTATTTCAATTTTATTGTTTATTTGTTATTTTTTATAGTCATTATTTTTTTCTTCAATTTGGTATAATCTACGTTAACATTCATCTTGTAAAACCCGCCGGTTAATACACAAGATAAGCAATCTTTGTTTTCATCTATTTTTTTATCTATAAATTTGATTAAATCATCATAATTTGTTTGAAACCTTTCCTCAACAATATGGTAAAATAATTCAAAAAATGGAAAAACACAACCTTCTTTTTTGTTCATTATATCACATACAGCAATGTCAATATTGGAAAACTCAATAATTTTTGTATAATTATTGAATTCTGAGTGATACTTACTAACACCAGGTTCATTCAACAATGGATCTTTACATAACAATGTGCACAATGTCAGCAAAACAGTAGAAATAGTTTGACATGATGTCCATTGTTCGCCACTCCATGTATTCAATAAAGATACACAAACTTTCCCACATTTGTATAGATTAGGATTAAATCTGACACCGTTACCGTTGGTGCAATAAGTCACTTTTGGAGGACTGTGTGGATAATCATACGGATATTTAAATTCAAAAAAATAATTACCACCAAAATACGGGGTATCCGATGGTCCAATAATTAATGCATAACCTTTCAAAATATCAGTATCATCGTGAATATAATAAATTCCATTTTCAGAGAGTGGATTTTTTATAATTTGTTTTATATCACTCAATAAACGACTAATTGTTTCCTTTGATATAAAAGATGTCATTTTTCTCTCTTTGAATTGTTATTTAAATATGTTTTGATGTATTTATATATTTTTCATATTTTATATATTTTATTTTTAGAATTATAAAAAAATGAAATAGAAAAATATCATTATATTATATTATATTTATATGAATGTTAATATGATGAACGTGTCACAATTTAAAGACCTAAGCGAGTTTTTGTCAAAGCACAGTGCTAAGGCAACTGAAACTACAAGCGCCCAAACAACTCTTACCCATACTAGAATTGGTGATAAAGATTTGAATATTTATGGTGGCTCTTACGTAATACCACAAGAAAACCTACAAGAGTTTTTCCGTTTATATTATGATCATGTTTTTGTTAAAAAAAAGAAAGAATATCTAACTGAAAAACAATTAGAAAAAAAGAACCCACTATTAGTTGATTTTGATTTCCGATATAATCATGTTGTAGAAACTAGACAACATACAAAAGAAAATATTCTTGATATGGTTGTTTTATATTTGGAGGAACTTAAGGAATATTTCTTATTTGAAGAGAACAAACCATTTGATATATTTATTTTTGAAAAACCTAATGTAAATAGATTGACCGATTGCACTTTAACAAAAGATGGAATTCATATGATGATTTGTTTAGAAGTAGACCATATTTTACAAATCATGCTTCGTGAAAAGATTATTGAGAAACTTCCAGAAGTATGGGAATTACCTTTAATTAATAATTGGGATACTGTTTTGGATGAAGGCATAAGTAAAGGAAAAACAAATTGGCAATTATTCGGTTCAAGAAAACCAGGCAACGAAGCTTATGAATTAACCGGTCACTATATTGTAACATTTGATAAAAATGATGGTGAATTCATGATGGATGAAATAAAAGTAGAAGATTTTGATATGAAAAATAATTTCTACAAACTATCAGCACAAAATTCAAAGATACCATCGTTTGAATTGAACCCAAAAATAATAGATAAATATAATAAATGTCTTGAGAAAAAGAATAGTAAGGCTGTAAAAAAGCCGACAGCTACTAGTAAAACCAAAATCAATCTCATTGTAGACGATGATGAAAATGATGATGGAGAATATATTTCAATTAATGATATCACAGACAAAGATAAATTGACAAAAGCAATGGACCTTATTTTGAAACGATTGAAGCCGAATGAATATGATGTGAAAGAAACACATATGTATACACAGATATTACCTGCAAAATATTACGAGCCTGGTTCACATTTATTGAATAGACAAGTTGCTTTTGCATTGAAACATACTGATGAACGGTTGTTCCTATCGTGGATAATGTTGAGAAGTAAAGCGTCTGATTTTGATTATTCAACAATTCCATCTTTATATAGTGATTGGAAGAAATATTTCAATACGTCAAAAACCGGTGTAACAAAAAAATCTATCATGTATTGGGCAAAGCAAGATGCATTTGAAGAATATGAAAAAGTATTAACATCTACTGTTGAGTATTTTATTGAGGAGACACTAGAATCTCAAACAGAATTTGACATAGCACAAGTATTGTTTCAAAAATACAAGGATAGATATGTTTGTGTAAGTTATGATAAAAAGGGAATATGGTATATCTTCAAGAATCATAGATGGGAGCCAGATAGGGGTCTAAGTTTGCGTCTTGCGATTTCAAAAGATATTCATAATTTGTATTCTATACGACGAACAAACATGGAAAATGAATATCATCATTATGATCAAAGCGATGATCGCGCGGAATACATTAAAAAGAAAATGAAGGTGATGTCTGATATTATGCTAAAATTAAAAAGAACAAATGACAAAAACAATATCATGCGTGAAGCTATGGAGTTGTTTTATGATAAGGAGTTTATCAAAAATATGGATACAAATAAACATCTATTATGTTTTAACAATGGCGTCATTGATTTCAAGACCAAAGAATTCCGCGACGGTTATCCACAAGATTACATCACAAAGACTACAAGAATTAATTATGCTCCTTTCCAAGCAGAGAGTTGTCCAGAAACTGTTGTGCAAATTCACGATTTTATGGATAAATTATTTCCAATTCCAGAACTGAATAAATATATGTGGAATCACCTTGCGTCGTGTTTGATAGGAACAAATAAAAATCAAACATTCAACGTATATCATGGTAGCGGTAGTAATGGAAAATCAATTTTAGCCGATGTCATGTCCGCAGTTTTAGGTGACTACAAGGGAACTGTTCCAATTACATTAGTAACAGAAAAACGTAATGCAATTGGTGGAACTTCGTCGGAAATCATACAATTGAAAGGTATTAGATATGCAGTCATGCAAGAACCATCAAAAGGTGTGAAATTGAATGAAGGTATTATGAAGGAGTTAACTGGTGGTGATCCAATTCAAGGTAGAGCACTTTATTCAGAAAGTGAGACATTTGAACCGCAGTTCAACCTTGTAGTATGCACAAATAATTTGTTTGATATTGAAAGTAATGATGATGGCACATGGCGAAGAATTAGAAAATGCGATTTTGTATCAAAATTTATTGATGAGGATGAACCACATACCGATGAAACACCATATATTTTCCCGAAAGACAAAACATTGAAAGAAAAAATACCAGTATTTGCACCAGTATTTGCAAGTATGCTTGTCAAAATTGCATTTGAAACAGAAGGTAATGTTCCAGATTGTGAATATGTTCTCAACGCATCAAACAAATATAGAGTCGGTCAAGATCATATTGCAGCATTTGTAAGTGAGAACATCGTCAAAACTGGCGATACCAAAGATCGTATCAAGAAACAAGAATTGGCAAATCATTTCAAGTATTGGTTTACACAAGAACAGGGTAATAATAAGAAAATGCCAAAAGGCGAAGAATTGTATATGTATATGGATAAAAAGTTTGGTTTCCATAAGCCAACTGGATGGCATGGAGCCAAAATAATATATCCAGATGACACTGTTGATCAAATTGATGATTTATAATTTACATTATTACAAATTTAATTTTATTTACAAAAATAATTGAAATAATTAATAATATTATTTTTTCACTATAAATAATATTATTACTAGTTTTAGTAAAAAATGTTTTGTAATCCATACTCATTAAACCAATTAAATAAAAAAAGAGTGAGGTTTTCGTCTTTTGTTAGAGTCTTCCCTAACAATACATTTATTGAGAGACAACATATGCCATATTTATGGTGGTCAGAATTAGATAAAATGTGTGCTTGTTCTAGTATGAATCGCGAAATACTAAATTTGCAAAAAAATCATCCTACTATTACATTTAAACAAGCAATGAAATTGTTATACCAACCTGATAATTTAACACGTTATGATCCTAGTAATTTTATAACTCATTTATAAGCACTTTTAGGAAGATAATCATAAAAGATTTTGTATAATTTTTGTAATAGATAAATAATCCAAATAGATATGAAAGGGTATATAATTAAAAGTATTAAAATAAAAATACGACTAATAAATTTAACGTTTGTTTCAACAAAAATTATTGATAATATAAAAATAACCACAATAAAACAATAAATAAATAAGAAAAAGAAATAGTAAATTTTAACTCGTTTCAATCCTTCGTCTTCGTAATAACTTTTTCTGCCGTTTGTCAATGCGTCGGAAGACTTTATTTTTAAACGTTTTTCTAAATCATCATTTTCTTGTTTATATTTTTTATACAAATCAAAAATATTATCAAAATTAATTAAAATCCCTTGATAACTTTGAATATTTGATACAACTATGTCTACATTTTTATTAAAATTTGTTTGAAATGTATTGGCAATTGAATTTGCTTTATTTTGCAATTCATTTTCAATGTAGGTATTATATCCACTTTCGCCTTGCGTATAAGTGATATAATTTTTTGCTGCAGAAAAAAACTTTTGTGGAGCGCTAACCATATTGGTTTCAGCATCTAAATATGTTTGTTTTAATTGGTCTGCTTGTTTTTGACTCTGGCATGATGGACCACAACTAATAGATTGATTTGCTAATTTTATCAAATTATTGAATTCATCCATATTGAAATTACTTAAGTCTGGCATTATAATATAATTATAGTTATACTTATATTATAATTATATTTTAACTGTGATTAAATATTTTATATTTTATTCTATTTGTTATGTTTTTATTTTCACTCTGACTAATAGTTACTAGGCATTACAAAACTATCAAGTGTAACATCTGCTTTTTTAACACTTCCCGAAGTCTTTGTAAGTTCATTATTTATAAATGATTCTTGCATAGAGGGTGTTAGAGATGATGAAAATGAATATGCTCCTGATAAAGTTGAACCTGCTGTAGACGACGAAGTTGAACAAGATGAGGCAGCTGGCACACATTGATTTATATTAATGTCATAAGTCATACCTGGTGCGCAACAATCGCTACCAATACATGTTCCAATTGATGCTGACATAGTTGAAGCCCATGGATCAGTAACAGTTTTATTATTTGGAACAGGTGCTTTTTTTGTATTAAAAGCCCATATGTATTTTTGATAATCCATATTATCACGACTCCATATTGATATCAAACGCCCAACAATAAAAATTGATCCGATAACTGCTATAATAAATAACAATATATTAAAAAGAAACCCTGGTAATAAACCTTTATTGAACAAGAAAGAAATTATTATGATAGGAACTAACATAAAAATGATGTATTTCATTAAAATTGTATGTTCATCATATTTTTCGCCATAATAATCGTTAATTTCTATCAAACGAATCTTATTATTTTTATCTATTTGCATGTTGTATAATTGTTTTTTTGCTTCGTTAAGTTGCTTTTCAACGATTCCAATGGCAAATGCTTGTTCTTTCAAAGTTTCTTGTGAATTAAACAATGTGTTTTTGTATAAAGTATTGGAATCACCTAATGTTTGATATAAATTTATACGCATTTGTGAAATTGAGTTAATTTTATTAATAATTTGATTTAATTGATCAGTAGTTAAATTAGGATTTGTTTCTAAACTACTAAACTGGTCTCTTTCAATAGTTTGTAGCGATTGAATAGCATTCAACATTTGTTCATTATTACTACTAAGATCGATGTTACTGGTTGAACTAGTTGTATAAGGTAAGTCAGGAGATGTGACAGGAAGACCTGAAGAAATATTTGTAACAGTTGAAACAATTTGAGGTGAAGTGAAAGCCGCACTACTAGCGTTTGATGGTAGAACAGAAGTTGCCAGACTACTAGCACTAGCAGGAGCACTACTAGCATTTGATGCTAGAACAGAAGTTGCCGGACTACTAGCACTACTAGCATTTGATGCTAGAACAGAAGTTGCCGGACTACTAGCACTACTAGCATTTGATGCTAGAACAGAAGTTGCCGGACTACTAGCACTACTAGCATTTGATGCTAGAACAGAAGTTGCTGGAGTAGAAACGCTAGTAGCAGTAGCAGTAGTAGTAGGATTAGAAGACATTATAGAATTTGCATCAGTAGAAGGCATTATAGAACTAAAATTAAATGGTGACATAATTTATACTATAAAATATTATTATATTATTATAAGATAAAATTTATAATAATATCAAAATTTTAAACAGATGAATTTTTAACTTTTATTCCAATTATAGCAAGCCCTACTGCTAAAATACTCCATAACATATATCTATAATTCTGCTGTAATGTTTTTATATTAGTATCTCTTATCATATTATCTAGTTCGGAGTTGTATTTGTTCAAATTTTTTATTTTAGTATTTGTATAAACGTTATTTAAAAATGTATTTTTAAATTCATCAAAACCTTGAAAACCTTCTGTATCATTGATATCTTTCATTAACTTTGCTTTTGCATCTTTTATATCTTTCATTAACTCTGCTTTTGTATCTTGTGCCAAATCATCATTATATTTTTCTAAATTTTTAATTTTATCTTCAAGTTGCGATGACAATAATTTCAATTTTCCTTGTAATTGAGACATTTGTTGCTTTTGAACCGATACTATGTTCACTAAACCATATGATTTTGCTATATCACCTCCTTGATTTCCATAATTTTGATATGTTAAAGAATCTATATTGTTTACTCTATTATCAATACCAATGGGAGGATTTATTACATTTTTATCTCTTATATAAGTAGTTGTTCCAAAATTTGAAATTAATTTATTTGATGATAAAATATCATTTCCTGGTATGTTTTTTGGTAAACAAACAGGAAAAGGGCCAGTTGTGTCGTAAACAAAAGCATTGCAATCTTTAATTTTATTACAAGATTCAATACATTTATTAATATCGGTAATATTACTTATAGCTGCTCCAGGTATATCATTTCCTTGAATATTTGTATTTTGGAATACCGAGCTATAAGTGTTAGAATTAGTTATATTATTACTAGAATAAGGATGAATCTGTGAATCTGCATCAACAAAAGCCAATTTACCCATGTTTGTTTTAACCCCAACAATGCCTATATCGTATACAGGATTTGCTAGATTACCGCCATAATAAACTGTATTTTTATTAATAGTAGTGGTTGTGCAATTTGATTTGAAGGTATACAGTACCAAGTTCCCATCAGTTTGCATAATTAATAAGAGATTACCGTCCACTGAACTAACCCATTCTCCTCTATTAAGTATATGATTTGTTTTCAAAAAATGAACACCATATTTACCTTTTGATGGAAGGTATTTTCCGTTGGGTTTTTGTTGCTTACCATTAGTATTGGAGCACCATATGTTGGTTATATTAGATGTATAAGGTTCTCCTCTATATATACACATATTACCATCGGTTTGTAATTGCAAAAAATATTTACACTTTGAGGTATCTACAGTTTTTTTTATTAATATTCTTTGATTATTATTTTCAGTATTTGATAATCTACCTGCTTTAAGCCAACATGAACTATCTGTGTTTCTATTCCATGCAAAACCACTACAACTTGGATCATCATTGCAAATTTGTTCACAATTTTCTCTGCGAACATTTGTTCTATATGATATATCATTTCCAGGTGCATCAATATTCCAAGAAGTGCTATATCGTTGAGTGCAGTCCGTTCCATTCGGTGTTGTATAATAAACATTATTATTCCCATCACGAACTGATAAAGTCCCTTCCTTAGTTAAAATAGCATAAGTAGCAGGTGTTCCACTAGTTTTGGATTGCCATAATAAAACATTTGCAAAACCGGGTCCGTATTGTTTTGCTGTATCAATATTATTACTAAGAGCACAGAAACCCATTCCACTAGAGTTAACATTCTGTAATGCAAAATATTGATAACCTCCTAAAATCGCTGCATTCTCACATTGGTCAAAGTTATACATTCCACCTGAGGTGCTAGTTAATTGTATGTTTTGAACAGCAGTAGAGCGATCAGTTGAACTCCACGTTCCGCTGAAAAATAGTTGATATTTTTGTGAAGTTTGCACACTAAAAGTTGTAGTATAATTAGTCCAATTAGTTACAGGAGGTTGAAAATTATAAATAGTTGATACAAATTGATTTGTTGTTGTATACAATTGGACATTTATAGGATTACTTAATCTACTATTATCACAGCAATTTCTACCACATGCACTAAAAGTCAATGTATATTCAGCACCAATTGATAAATCAAGAGTCTGTGCAATTGATTGCGTAGTTTGAATAGATGCGCATTGATTACCGTTTGGATAAGGTTTTGCATACCCCCAAGCAGTAGAATTATTTGATATACAAGCATTGAACCACCATCCAGGAACTTTCGTTGCGCTATTAATGTATTGATAAGTGTCATTAGCAATTGCCGGTTGAGAAAAATTTCCATTTACAATAATATTATTTTGAGAAACACGTTTACCATCAATTAATGTCATTGCAGGATTTGTTGAATCGTCTTGATAGCAGCCAACATATTTAGGTGTTGGTGTCGTTGACATCATTGTATTTACAAATACATTTGATCCTTCGTTACCACAACTTTCATTCAACTTCATATCCTTACCAATAATTAATGGTGGGCGTGTAGGTATTTGAGTTCCTTCAATACGATATTGATCTAACCATTGTATAGTAATATTGACATAATTACCGCTTGTATTCGGACAACCATTTTTTCCCGATATACTATTCAATATATCCATGTTAGGAATATATTTCGCAACACCTTGTTTTGTAACATAATACATTTGTCCAGTGCTAAAGCGAATAACTTTATTCAAATATTTATTTTTTGATTGTATACGTTCAATGTATTGACTTGACGAATTTTGTGTTTGCTTTACTAAATCATTATATTGATTTAAAGTATTATTATATTCTTGCAAGGCTTGATCGTATTCGTTTTTTAAACTTTTTACGATTTGAGTTGAATCATTGTTAGCAAAATTTTCTCTAAATATTGTAGTGTTATTATTGGTGTCATTATTATTCTCATTATTGATATCTAAATATAGGTTATCACTCTTAATTTTGTCTTGATATTGCATAAACTGGTATCCTTGATAGAGAGAGTCATCCTTCCTTTTCTCATTATTATTAATTTTTTTTATATTTTCAATTTTTTCTGGTTTGTTTGTTTTTTTAATATTATCATAAAAACTTGTTAAACTATTATTTATTGTATTCATCTAATATAAATAAATACAATAAATTATCTAAATCTCCTATAAAAATAACTAATAACAACAAATAACAATAAAATAATTAATACTATTAGCAATGTGTAGTATCCGGATTTATTGTTCGTAGATCCATTTTGACTGACAGAATTAATAACCGTTTTACTAAGAATCAAAAAGCACAATAGTGCAATAAATAATAATAAAACATAATTATAATAATTTTTTTTAACAATTAATTCACCCTCATGTTGTTTTTCTTCTATAGTTTGATAATCTAGTAATTTGTTTAATATTTCTAATCTTTGTTCTTCTAATTTTGCATAATTTTCTTTTAATAAATTATATTTTTGAAGTCTTTCACTATCTTGACTTGCAAAAACCGATTTGTTTGTTTGAAAAAATTGTATTATTTGATTATTTGTAGAAATTAACTGAGAATTCAATGTTTGTAATGTCGTTAAATATTGATTTGCTTTAGAAATGATAGCATATTGGGTTGCACTTCCGCCAATTATCATTCCATTACCACCTGATAGAAAACAATTATTTTGAGTATTGTTAGTGACATTAAATGTAGCACCACTACATCCTGGTGTATTGCTACATAATGCTCTACATTGATCTACATTTGAGACATTACTACTTGATAAAGTAGTAGCACCCCAAAATGTGCTATTAGGAACATTAACAAGATTCAAATTAGTTTTACCTTGTTGAATAATAGATGGATTTTGTTGCAAATAATTAATGTAATCATTTTGAAGTTGATTGTATTGTATTAAAAGAGTATCATAATTTTTTGTTAAACTTTCTAAATTTAACATTGTTGGATTATTTGAATTTGGATTTGAAAAAATATCACCACCCATTTATATTAATGTTTATATTATATAGGCATAAAAAACATTAGTTTTTATAATAAAAAAGAATAAATCCTATAATTGTTGTTCCTCCAATTAAACTACTAATTAAAACAATTACATTTTTTTTTAAATGAAAATTGTCATGATTATCGTGAGGATCATTATCATCTTCATTATTTATATTACAAAAATCATGAAGATAATCTTCATTTTCTAATTCTTCCCTTGAAATTTTATTATTTAATAAATTAGCAGAATAATTACGATAATTCAAAAGTGATGAACTCAATTTATTATGTCTAGTATTTCTTTGTGCAAATTTATTGAGAGAATCTGTATTTGATTTTTTAATATAATCGCGTAAATCTGCATTTATAATCAACGGATTATAATATTTATAAAAAGGGAAATTAAACATTATAGATTTACTGTATATTTATATATGAATTTTTTATAATAAAATTTATATATTAACTCAACTGCACTTTTTATTTATTTATTCATTACGGGTAAATTAGTAGAAGCAGTATTTTTATTACCAAAAACTTTTACTAACGCTATTCCAGCGCCGATAATTCCAATAACCATTAAAATGTTTTTCATATAATTTTTATTATATAGTTCTTTAAATTCATCAATCATTATTTTAGAACCATTATAATTATTATCAACACCATTTTGTATAGACGTCAAATCAGCATTTTTTTGCTTTTCACTTTCTATCAATACATTTATTTCTGATAAACCATTACTTATATTTTGCGAATTTTTAGTCACATCACCAAATATTGTTAATAAATCATTCGCGGTGGAGGTAATATTTGATGTTATATTTTGGTAATGTGTTTGATAATCAGTATATGTAGGATTTTTATTGACATTTACATAATATTTTTTAAAATCATCTAAAAGTGAAGGTAATTTTTCTTGAAGTGTTTTTATTTTATTTTGTAAATCAGATGGTTGATCCATATTTATTATAAATATATATTTTAATACGATACAATTTACAATAAAAACAAAAACAAAAACAAAACAAACTCCTCAAAAATTATCATTTGTAAAATCTAAATTTGTTTTTTGAATTGAATCCAAATACTCTTTTGTTTCATTGAAACCGCCAATAAATTTACCATTATGAAAAACCATTGGAAATATTTTGCATTCAACATTTGAATAGCTTTGTATAAACAATAAAAAATTTTCTTTATCTTCTAATAAATAATCATCACAATCAATCATTTCATATTCACTATTGTTATTTTTTAATAAATCCTTTACTCTTCTACAATTGATGCAACCACTTTTGCTGTATATAGTAAAATTATTATCAGAAGGTTTTTCAAATTCCATAATTTTTATCACGAAGATAATATATTAGTCTAATAATATATTTTTAATATTTTTTATATTTTTATATTGATTTTAATTATTTATTTACATTTTTGCATGTGTCTATATACAAACCCGATAATATTCAGTTGTTATCGCAGTTTTACTGGGTCTAATTATTTTACATACGTCTCCTGGTCTTAGGCCAATGACCCTGGCTACTGGATCAAAACGTGAAATATCAGGGAACTCCATTTTATTTTTAATATTGTATTTTTTCATAACTTCATCAACTTGTTTATCATCAATAATAGTATGTTCAGGAACAAGACTATGATTTAATATATTATATTGAAGACGTTTAATGTTTTCAATGACAATAAATAATCCATCTTTTTCCCAAATATGTTTCAATTCATTAATAATTGTTTCGTTCATTTCATCTTTACTGATTATTAAAAGCGTATCTTCTTTCGTTAAGATTTCTTCTAAATTAAATAAGTCATCAATCATTTCTTGAATATTGGCAGGACGAATCATTTTTGTCAAATAAAAACGTATGTATATTTTGCGTTTACGTTTTGAATAAGGGTCGTCGTTTCTTTTTTCAAGTAGAATATCCAATTGATTATTTTGCTTCATAGAATTTACTTCATTAATACTAAAGTTAGCATAGTCATCAATATTATAACCTTGTTTATCCATTAACTCAAGAATTGTCTTTCTTGCTTTGTAAAGAGATGAAATTAAACTACTATGATTTTGACTTTGCATTATAATTATATAATATAAATAATTGTATTATATTTATATTATTTCATTTTTTTTATAAATTGATTTTTTTTGTCTCATTGGAATTACTGCTGTTATTAGTTTCATTCTCTGAAGTTATAACAATTTTTTTAGTTTCATTGGTATTACTATTACCATTACCATTATTCTGTGATCCATCACTTCCATTTTTTTCATCAGTTTCTTCTGATTCTTTCTTTTCTTCTTCAACCTCTAAAATAGTCTTCTTTTCTTCTACTGGTGGGCTAATAGAAGGTGTCCTAGGCATAAATGGTTCAGATTGGGTTGGTTTTTTAATCAACATAGGAGTATTTGCCAATTCCATGTCCATATTCATATCTGGAGCATAAGGTGATGACGTTCCAGGTTGAAATTCTTCACTGTTATTACCGTTACTTTGATATGCAGGTGAACCTGGTGCATATGGAATACTACTGCTATTACTATTATTATCACTATTCATTTGCTCTGGTTTTATATCAATAGGAATATTTGGTAATTCATTTTCTTCTGAATCAATTTCATTAATTGTATTTTCAACAACATTATTCAATTCAACTGCAGTTGGTTCTTTTGTCAAACTATTTTTGATATCTGCTTTTATTTTAAAAATACTACTTTTAACATTTAGAGTGTAATTATCGTCATCTTGAATTATATTTGTATTATCATTACTAGAAGAAATTTGTAATAATTCATTAATATTATTTGAATAAGATAAACTTAACATTTGATCAACATTTTCATCTGTTATTAATCTCATTTGAATATTCATAGTTTGTAATTCTTGTATCAAAAGTTTAAACGAATAAGGTATTCTAAGAATACTAAAAGAACGGCCAAATTTGGAAATATTTTGAATGTTCATTGATCCATCTGGGTTTGTATGAAAATTAACAGGTCCGTCTGCAAAAGGACTCAAGAATAAGTTCTTGACTTCATTATAAATTGCAATAGCGCCAGTTTTATTACAAATGGCCATATAATACTCATCGCCTCTTATCATAAACGATTCATTCAAGAAATACGACATACCATGAGCCAAGACACCATCACGTTCCATTTCACCAATTCTTAAACCGCCATCGTTTGCTCTACCTTGAACAGTTTGTCGCGTTAAATTGGTTCGTGGCCCTGTAGCGCGATAATTTATTTTATCTTTTACCATGTGTTTTAAACGCATATAATAGGTAGGGCCTATATAAATATCGCTCTGTATTTGTTCACCGGTCATACCATTGTATAATATTTGATTACCTGTTGAATTAAACCCAGCTTTTACCAAAAAGGGTGCGTAAGTAGAATAGTTTGAACCTTTTACTTGAAAAGCAGTACAGTCGCCAAAAGCACCATAACTTGCGCATGCTTTGCCAAATAAAGATTCAACGATTTGTCCAATTGTCATACGAGATGGAATTGCATGTGGATTAATGATAAGATCTGGTCTAATTCCATCAGATGTAAAAGGCATGTCTTCTTCTGGAATAATGAGACCTAAAGTTCCTTTTTGACCTGCCCTTGAAGCCATTTTGTCACCAATAGCAGGTATTCTTTCTTCACGGATCCTCACTTTTGCAATATTGAAGCCTTCTTCACCTTGTGTAATGAAAGATTTATCAACAAACCCAAGCTGACCCTTTTTAGGTTTCACAGAATCATCAATAAATCTATCTTTATTTTCAGTATCACTTGTAATTTTTCCGATTAACACAATTTTATCATTTAATGGGGTATTTTCTTTAATCATACCATGATCATCCAACAAACTATAATCGTAACCAGGTTTAATTTTAACAACATTATTTTTTTCAATATTAGCAAATCGCGAATTCACCATTCCAGATACTTTGGAACTTTCTTCTCGTGCTTCATACATTGAATAATAAGTTGTTCTGAAAATGCCTCTTTGAACCGCTCCTTCATTGATAAGAATTGCATCTTCTACATTATAACCAGTATAACACATAATAGCAACAATCGCATTTACACCATATGGTATTTCTTCATTATTTATGTATTCCAAATATCTAGATTTTATAAGAGGTATTTGTCCATAATTCAAGACAACGCCCATTTTATCAATACGCATTTGATAATTTGTATGATACATAGAGACAGCTTGTTTACTTTGTCCACATGAAAATGAGTTACGCGTTACTGGATTGTGCTCAGGATAAATAATTAAATTACCCATCACCCCCAATATTAACGACGGATCTATTTCAAGATGAGTATAATATTTGTTTTTTTTATTATCATCACTTTCATTTGCAATAAGTGCCGATTCTTCTTCAGAAGTATCCAAGTAATCAATAACACTCTTGTATTTTTGTAATTTATTAAAAACGTCGTGATGTATCTTATTTGCTCTAGTATTTGCATCAGCGGAATCAATATCTGAATCATTATGTAAGTCATTATGCAAATCGTTATATAATTCATGTAAATTATAAACCTTGTTGGATTTAAAGTTGAAATGCTCATCATCTTTGTTTTTAAAACCGCTGACAATTTGCTGCCACGATAGTTTCTCTTCTTGAATCATTTCTATCACATCTTTTCTATCATAACTATTTTCATTGTTCTCAATGTAATAAACGGGTCTTGTTAATCTCCCTGAATCTGTATAAATATAAATTTCATTATGCTCATAATCAAAAGAAATACTGGTGAATGTTGGAATGATGCCATTTCTTCTGTATAATTTCAAAAGTTCAATTAATCCCATATCGTTCTTACTAGAAGTTGAGTCACTAATAGGTTTATCAACGACACCAATCCAATTTCCATTCACTAATACTTTTGTGCTATTTGCCAAATACTCAGTATGACATTCTAAAATCAGTTTTAAAGATGTATTATTTCTTAACCAATTAATTAATGGAAAAGAAGAACTTCCGCTTGTAATATGAGTTGATATAGCCAAATGTTTATGAAGACCAATATTCCCACCGTCTGGAGTATCTATAGGATCTATTAACCCCCACTGGGAACTGTTCAATAAACGCGGTCCAACTACTTTTGCACTAGCATCCAACGGTAAATTTAACTTTCTTAAATGAGAGATGAAAGTATAATAACTTAACCTGTTCAAATCTTGAACAACTCCCAAGCGTTTTGTGTGCGTTTCTGAGCCCCAATTTCCCTTGAATGCTTTTTTGAATCCTAATTCAACTTCTCTATCTTTAAAAAATTCTTTAAAGTTTGCTTCAATTAACCCGATAAAATTATCCCTATATTTATTAGCCTCGCCTGACATCATTTTTGCTTTAGTTTGCGCACTTGATTCTTCTACTAATTCATCTGTATTCTTATATTCACCTTTATGGTAATAATATTCTTTATCTATTTTCTGTGAAATTGTTCTTTTTTGAATTAGGTAATATTCGCGGAATAAATCGTATATCAATGACCCTGTTAACTCTATTCTTTTAAATCGGAAATTATCTCTGTCAGTTGGTTTTTCTTGCAATGTGTATACTTTCAAAAGTTTATTTACCATATAACCAATAAAAAATGCCTTTTCTAAAAAATTGATTTCACCTACGTGTGGTAGAAAATAATCAGAGAGAATTTCAATTACACTAGAAACAGTGCCTCTTTTTGTAAAAGTTGCAATGTATTTCAGAGCAGTTTCTTGATTAAATATTTTATTTGCATCATGAACACTAGGTATAAATAAATCAATATAGTCTTTATTTTTGTCAATATCTAACAAACATGTTTTGATGATTTCTTTATCCGATATTACTCCTAATGCTCGCATTAAAATGAACAACGGAACTGGTTTTCTTACATTTGGAACAGCAACGACAATTTGATTATTAGATAAAGATGGCGAAGGTGCAACAATTTTAACTGCTGTAGTTCGTATAGGTTTAGATGCGTCTTCTGAAACTGATCTTATTTCAGCCGAATGACTATAGTTATCATCTTCTTTATTTTTTCTAATGTAAAGCATATTATCCGCAAATTTCTCTTGAGGAATAATGACTTTTTCTTTTCCATCAATAACAAAATACCCTCCATAATCATTTTTACATTCACCCATATTGAATCTGACATCTTTGTTAAGCGATTTTAAAATACATAAATCAGATTGTAACATAATAGGGAAACGTCCAAGATATATTTTATTCAACGTTATTGAATGTTCCACCCTTTCATCTCCTTTATAGTAAATAAAATCAACATCCACATCATAATGGATTGTAGTTCCATAACTCATATTTCTTAATCTTGCATCATTTGGATACATATAATGCGCATGATTGTCGTCGTAGATAATCGGTTTACCAAAATAAATTTTACTACCATTTTTACCACCTAAATATAAGAGACATTCATTTCTTTTATTAGAAGATTCTGATTCATCTTCTCTCTCTATAAATCGTATAGGATTGTTTTCGCGAAAAATACGATTAATACCATTGTTAAAAAAATCGTTGTATGATTCTAAATGATGTGCTACTAAATTGTTTGGGTTATCATTAAAATATTTTTCAATTATTTTCCATGATATTTTATATTTATTATCCATATTCTGATTTATATTTTATATTTTATATTATATTATATTATTTAATCATAATTTTACATTATAATAATCAAAAACAATATAAAATATTTCGTATTAAACATCTAACATTAAACAAGAAACAATAAAAACAAAATCATTTTTTATATGATTTCAATGACTTTTTATGATTTTTGTTTTTGCTTTTTCTTGTTAATCTAAATTTACGTTTGTAAATTTTATTTTTGCCTCCAGATTGTTCTTCTTCGTCTTTGTCACCTTCGTCGCGATCTTTGTCTTCCTCTTTGTCTTCTTCTTTATCTTTGTCTTCTTCTTTGTCTTTCTCTTTGTCTTCTTCCTCATCACTATCACTATCACTATCGCTATCACTTTCAGGAGATAAATCCGTCCATTCTTCAGAAGGCCTATCAATTAAATATGGTGCAAAATTTTCATATTGACGATGATTTTTGATAAATTCATCTTTAATAAAAGCTGTTCCACATGAACTTCCATATCTTCCACAAATCATCATTTTTTCCGCCATATCAGAATCACAAACAAACCCATCTACTGCACCATGAGGCGCATAAGGTAATGGTCTTCCGGCTGTTGACATATATTCTCTAGCATCTAAATCATAATGAGAACAAACAGTTCTGGAACATTTATTTTCTTTTTGTAAATAAACATCGTAGTGATCTGCAATTATTTTTTTTGCAATATCTAAATTCAATTTACCTTTATGTTCATCCATCAATTCACCTAATCTTACATATCGCGCTCCTTGATGTCTACGAATATCGTAAAATCCTGAATTTACACATTCAATATTTCTTATTTGTGGATCATATGTTGCGTTAAATCCAATGAAATAACCGTTTTTAGTTCTCTCTACATTATGAAATTCTAAGCCCAATTCTATTCTCAAAATTTCATTCGTGTTTGTATCTCCAAATAACCACGAATTTGCGTAATCCCCTGAATTGCCATCTAACAAGATTTCAACATAATCATCCAAGGTTTTACCATACTGCATAGCTTTACGAATACGATAACCAATAGGAAACTTTTTTACATAAGGTAAAAATCCACCAATAGTAGTTTCAGTCCCGATAATTCCTTTTGAAGTGACAAAAAAATCGGTTCCACTCCATATCCAACAAGGGCTGGTTTGCATAATCATACGATAACCATCTTTAGGAGTTATATCTAGAACAACGTTAGCGTATTGTCCATCAATATAATCGCAGAAAGAATTATGTGCAACTACAATTTTTCCATCTTCAGTCCAATCTTTTCCGACGGCAATAAAAGCACTACAATGATCTTTTGCACCACCTTCTCTTGGTCCAGCAGAGCTCTTTTTTGGTTTTGAGCCATCTGGATTTTCATTTGTTTCAATCCAAGATGGATACCAATATGGAATAGACATGTAAAAATTCCACGCAATAATTTCATCAACAGATGTTTTACAACCATTTTCATTACATCCTTCTGCGATGCCTTCCATTTCCTCATAAAATTCTTGGAAATCATTTTTTGTCATTTCTTTAAAATCGTCGTTAATTTTTTCCACAAAAAAACTCCACTCTCTTCCGTAAGATTCATACATAAAAAATTGCAACATTTTTTGGATTTCAATGAAATCTTTTGCACACGCAGAACCGTATGCCTTACCACGTTCCTTTGGGTCACCTTTTACAGCTATATATTTCCATCCATTTTTTTCATATGTAAAACCATTTTTAACATTAGTTTTCATTATATATTTATACTTATAATATTGTTATATTATAAATATACATTTTTGAATTTATTTTTAAATTTTATATTGTTGCCTAAATTTTACTCTGTTGATTACTCTTAACGTTTTCCGATTATTTGATCATTCCATGGTAATGGACTTGAGTGATGTGGGTAACCATTCAAAGAATTAAACACGCTGCCAACACCATGAGTAAATTGTCTACCTAAATTAATAAAGTCTTGCCCGATTGAATTAGACAATGTTCCACCACGTTGTTTTCTGTATTTTTTTGTATGAGTGAATCTATTTCTTTTACCGCCTTTTAAAGCTAAAAATGGTGGATTTGCACCTACAGCCACCATTTGTCTAGAAACATCGTTGTTATAGGTGTTATTTGAGTAATAATTAGCATCGCCTGGAATACCATTTGCACCTGGTAGATTTGTAGGATTTGAATATGCTGCACCAACCAAGCCATTTGGATATGGAATACCATTATTAGTTGTTTCGCATCCACCTCCTCCACTCATCATAGACCTTGAGCTTCTTTTGCATGTGCTGCACTTACATGCGTTACGGTGTTCATGACTTGAACCTCCGCTCATAAATGGTAATGCACCGCAACCACAGCCACCACCGCGCTGTTGATTAACTGGATTTAAAAAATTGAATCCACCAATTGGTGGTCCACTATTTGGATAAAGCGGATTAGCACCATTTGGATTAGAAGTAGTGACTGCTAAATTAGAAGGTTCTGGGAATAATGCATTATCACTTTTGTAACCCCCCTTGCCAGTATATGCCAAAGCTTGGTTTGATGCAACTGGACCATTATATGGATACGCTAAATTATAATCCGCTCCGAGTGCTTTTGATTGGGATGCAATCACTTGGTGATTTCCTCCTAAATAATTACGCATTGACTTCTTAGAACAGCCTTTCATTTTGTATATTTTTTGATGTTTATGTTTTTTTGTTGCGTTTTTATTACTTTTTGATCTATAATGTTTTTGCATTTATTTTATAATATATATTATAATAAGATTTTTTATTTATTTTATTTATTCAATATCAACATGTGTTAAAAAGTGTCTACGACAGCACATTTTTTTCATATTTAATTCATCTAAAACTTCGCCTTCGGGAGTTTTATCATGAAATTCTTTTGTTAAATATAAGACTTTATCAACATCCATTGATTTAGCTAATTTTCTTTTACGCACTTCTTCTGTATAAAATCTGTATTTATCAGCAAGAACCATACCGCATGTAAAACATTTAACAGGAATAATCATTTTGTTTGTGTAATAAGTTATAATATATTATTCTTATATTTTTATTAATTAAATCATTTTTATTTAAATAATATTTATTAATAAAATATTCACATATTTTATAGGATAATTTAGAATGCCAAAATCTAGATCACATAAACGTCATCACAAACATAAAAGAACAAACAGAGGATTGTTTAAAAAATTAACAAGAACAACCGGAAGAGCCATTCCTGCTGTTGCGTCAGGATTAAGAAGAGTAGGAAGTAATGTTAAAAATATTACTATGAAATCCAGACCAGTTGTTGAAAAAGGATTAGGATCCCTTTATAGTGGCGTATTGACAGGATTTGATTTAGGAGTAAAAGGTATCAAAAAAGGAATTCACGTAATCAAAAGTAAAACTTTGTCAAGATCTAGACGTCATAGATAAATATTTTAGTGATAAAAATAATATAAATATTATCAGTTTATATTATTTCTTTACATAATTTATATTAAATGGCAAAAACTAGAGCAAATAGACACAGTCGTAAATCTCATGGTAGACCTGGAACAAGAAAACATTTTGGCAAGTGCGCTAACCCTGTCAGCACTTATGGTTTCCAAAAATGGTATACCGCAATGTTTGAACAAATGGGTTTGATGGTTTTAGCAAAATCAAAGGGTGATATGCCAGATAAAATTTATTCTTATAAAAAATCACTAGAAAGATTGATAAATAAATTACAATGTAAAATAGATTCCGTAGAAGAACATGATAGAAAAGTGGATTTACAACTTATGTGTGAAAATGTAAGGATTTTATATGCTCACGCGCATAAATATCTATAAATCTTGATGACGAATGAATTAAATCGCCTGTATTTTTACACCTTTTGTAGTCTTAACTTTTCTATGTTGTTTTTTAATTTTGCAACTACTTATATCGCTTAATTCACTTAAAACGCTTGCACTTGCACTTACATCTACATTGGCATCTGCATCTACATCAAATTCTAGACTTTTATGAAAATCATTATGACATTTCTCACATAATGTCACTAGATTAGCTGGATTATTTTTATGTATTTTATGTCCATTATTATTTATATAGCCATTATCATCTGCTTCTGATTGATGTCGCAAATGATGAACTTCACTTCCAATATGTATTCCGCAATTTTCACAAAGACCCATCAGTTTTTTTGAATTAAAATGCGAACTTTTGAGTGAAAGAATACTTCCACCTCCACTCAATTCCTTATTATATTTCATACGAATGTTATATGCATTTTCCATAAAATCCATTGGTAAATTCAATGATTTACATACTTCAAGCCCATACATACAATTACCAGCACCATCTTTTAATTTACGATCATAAACTAAGCAATCATTTTCTTTGTCATACACAACAGACATGTGTTTAATTTTTAAATTATCAATACATGTAATTTCATCATAATTTACTATTTCATGTAAATGAGTTGCAAAAATAAAACTACTTTTACACATACGCAGTTTTTGAATGCCTGCTACAAAAATACTTATTGCAGACGATATTTCAGTTCCTGAACACAGTTCATCACCTAATATCAAACTATTTTCGTTTGCACAACGTAAAATTGTTCGCAATTCTGACATTTCAACTGCAAAAGTAGAGAGACCCTTGAACATATTATCATTTCCCAGAATACGTGTAAATATATATTTATAAGGGATATAATTGAATTCACTGCAGGGAACATATAATCCGGATTGAGCCATTATCACCGCGATACCGATTGCCCGAATTAGACTTGTTTTACCAACTGCATTGGTGCCATACAATAAAATACCGTCCGTTTCACCATTTCCCAGAATAACATCATTTGTTACATAATATTCGTTGGTTTGCAAATGCTCTATCAAACAATGCCTTATATTTTTTGCGTCTAGAAAAGACTTTTGGTTTTCTCCACTGCTTTTTTTAATATTCGGTTTGCAGTAATTGTATTTTTTACTAATGTGAGATTTTGCATACAAAATATCAATAATTGTAATAAAATCAATAATATATTCTAGTTGAATTTGAAATTTCTCCCCAAAAATTTCAACAAATTTATTAAAGGCGAGAGAAATCAGTTCCTTCATAAGAACTTTTGTAGTAGTTATTGTTTTGCACATACTGTTTATTTGTTCATGATTAATAAAACAATTTGCTGCACTTTGTTTTGGATATTCAAAAACTTTTTTGTATATTTTAAAGTCAAAACCTGCTGATTCCGTTGATAATAAACCTTCTACTAAACGAACTTTAATATCATGATTTGATAGACAATCATCCAATAGTTTGCAGCGACGATTTGTTGCAATCAAACTGTAATTATTTTTTTCGGTTTCATGAATTTTTACATATTCTGTTGCAGTTGCCTTGGATTTGGTATGTTTTTCTTTATTTTTAATTAGATTATCCAAATAGACACGAATACATTCTAATTGTTTTTCAGAAGCCTTAATTATTTCTGTTTTTTCATCCAATATTTCGTCAATTCCAAAATTGAAAAAATTAATATAAAAGTTATCTTCCGTATCACAATCTTTTGCAAGATTCAAATTTAAATTTGTCTCAATGTAACTGCAAATATTTTCACAACTGGTTTGAATATTGTCTTGTGTCGTTGTAGATATAGATGAACATATTTTCCTGTTTTTTAAATATTTCATAATTACAGAATCATCTTTAATCAATTGAAAAATTTCAGAAATGGTTTTAATATTTTTGTGCAAATTATAAAACACCTTGGGTGTTATTTTTTTGATAAAAATTTCGCGTTCCCATTTTGATAAATCTTTTATCTGATATAAATTTTCTTTTAAAAAGGAGTTGTATTTTTTGTAATTATCATCAGATAACATATGTTCTATAATATCATATTCACCTTGTAAATATTTTATGTTTGTAGTTGGATTTAAAAAATTATCATTAAATTTACGTTTACCCATTGGTGTTAGACACGCATTCAACATTTTTAAAACAGATGAGTATTTGCCATTATATGTGTTATCTTCAATAATATTCAATTGTTTTAACGAATGATTTGCCAAAACAAGACGATCTGAAAAGTTATCAAAAAATGGTTCGGTTATTTTATGCAACAAATAAGGATTGTGTTGGTAAACAAAATCTAGTAAATAACAATAACTCTGTGTAGCAACCGGATTGTTATAAAAATCATGATAAAACACATCAAAATCTGATATTTTAAAAAATTTGTTCAATATTTCTTTTTGGTAGGTTTGTTTTTCACAATTTTTTACTCGTTGAAGAAGTTTACTATTTGAACCCGCGCCTTCATCGCTTGTATTTATCAAATGAATTGAATTTGTTGTAATATTTACATAGTTAAGAATATCGTCATCTTCTGATGGTGTTAAATTAGATATTAAAATGACTTCACTTGGATTATAAATAGAAATGAACCGCTCTAACTCATCAAAAGTAGTAGGGTTGCGTAAATAGTTTTCTTTATATTCAAAAATATTTGTTTTTCCTGTAAATATATCAACATTAGACATACCAACAATAACTGTTTTGCCCTTTGTAATTTTGTTATTATTGATCAATTCAATCCAAATACAGGTTAAATTGTTTGTCAGTTTAATTGAATCGCTGGAAAAATAAGTGCCAGGTGAATAAATTCCTTCAAGTGAACGGGAAGTATTTTTGGCAGCTTCGTCTTGTTTGAAAACAACGCAAGTGTATTCAGCTTCCTGAATTTTACGCAAATATTTTTCAATAAATTCTACTTTGAACCCTGCCATTACAACATCCTCCTCACCAACACATGTATTTTTACCAACAACGTTCAATTCACATATTTGAGAGAAATCCGCAATTCTTGATTTTTTTATTTCTGACGAAAGAGGAGATTTTATACCATAGCATTCATAAAAACTACCTACTTGCATTAATAAAATTGTTCTCTCGCCGTATTCATTTTGATATTTATCACACAATTCAAAATATTCTTTTATTAACGCCATAATTATATACTGTATATATTCATAAATTTATCTTTAAATTTATTACACGTGCAATTTATACCAGCATATGTTTTTTTCAAAAATTATTTTCATTTCATAATGTATAATGAAAAAACAAAAACATACTGGAAGAAACAAACTGTTTTTTTATTTACTAGTTTTCTCTATAATTTTTCTAATGTTATATTTCAATTCCTTTTTTATTATATTTTTTATAAAAAATCTTTTTGGTAAAGATTTTCCAATTAAAGAACACGATGAATTAAATAAATTTCATGATAATCCAACTAATTTTATAGATGACATGTATTATTATTATTGTAATTGTAAATTACAAAATTTAAATAAATATCATGATAAATTACCAGAAAAAAACAATACATATGCTCTCCCTAGTATTAATGCTGATCAAATTCATTTAATACAAAAATATACTAATAATTATAGAACTCCTTTAGTTATTAAAGGTCTTATAAATGATTTCCCTTGTGTAAAAAAATGGGATATTGAATACTTAAGAAAACGTTGTGGTCAATATTTAGTAAAAGGATTCACCAAATCAGATGGTAAAGAATGGTTAAATAATCAATTTGATAACATTAAAATTTTAGAAGACGTTAGATTTTCAAATGCATGTGATATGATTCAAAATGGAGAACTTATTTATATAAATAATTTTCATAGTATTTTTATTGATTGTAAAATTTTACAAAAAGATTTGGATTTGAAAAAGTTGGATGAGATAACTCCTTTACAATATACCGGAACGAGTCAATTATTTTTTGGACCTAAAGGCACAGGCACAACATTACATTGTGCTGCGAAATCTAATATATTTTATAATATTAAAGGTAAAAAAAAATGGACTTTTATAGACCCAAAATACTCAGAAAATTTATCACCTGTTTTAAGTAATAACGGTTTTTTTGTAGTATCTAAATTAAATTATTTTAAAGATAAAACTATATTACGAAATATTCCAAAGTTTGAATATGTATTAGAAGAAGGAGATGTATTATTCAATCCATCGTGGTGGTGGCATTGTGTTGAAAATATGTCAGAATATACAATTGGTGTAGCAAACCGAAGTGATTTGGGATTTAAATGGTATGACAATAATAATCCAACGTTTACAATGAATTCTATTTTGACAAGACCTTATCAAATTTATAAAATGATTACTGAACTGGAACGAGTTGATGTAGATGTCACTGGTAAATGAGAAAATGTGTAAAAACAAAAAAATTGATTTTATTTTATGTTTTACTTGAAAATTATATAAAATAAAATGAATAATACAATAACAACTATGAAGACAATTATGTTTGTTGAAACTTCTGATAATGAAGGAAGAATGGTAGTTGGATTTCAATTGAATAAAGAAAATTTTTATCGTGTTCCAAAAGGTAAAATTAGAATTGCTCGTTTTGAATATATGTTTTGTCCAGATAATAACTTTGGTTATTATGGAGATATTTATATGAAAAAATTCATTAGAAAATGGAAAAAAATAGCAAAAGAAGAAACACAAAGAATTAAAGATAGATTAATAGCAAAAAATGTATTGGAACATTTATTTTGTTATGATATTTATAATGAAATTATTGAGTTTATATAAACAGTAATATCATTTTGGATCTATAATAACAAAATGGTCATCTTTTTTAAATAACATTTTGCTCAAAATAAATCTTTTGGAATGAATATACCAATTCGCAGGTATTATATGAAGTGAATAAAATAAAAATTTAATAATAATTAATAAAATGGTTGCATATAATGGTATGTCTTTTTTATCATTATGTTCATAAAGAATATGTTTTTTATATTTTTCATTGTAAATAGAAAATTCTACAGCAAAATTATTTTTTTCATTTTTATACATCATTTTGTAACCATAAGCTAATTTGTTTGTATTATTTAGTTTCCAAACAATTTTTTTAAATTCATTGCGTTCTAGATTTAAATGATTCATTAACCGAAGTATGGTGTCATTTTCATTATTAGTAAATATATCAACATCAATATCACTTAAATTAGGAAAATAATCACCTCTTTGCACGCTACCAAAATAGTATAATTTAGTGTCTAAATAATTACTTAATTTGTAAAAAAACGTTTTCTCTTGCTCTGTCAATTTATTTCTAGTGGTTTCCATTTATTGTATTTATTTAGTATTTACTATTATAATAACAAAGGAAAATTATATTTCTTCTTCTTTATCTTTCATAAAATTGTGCAACATAGTATCTTTATTATTATTATTAATTTCACCAGTTAGGATTGCTGACTCATATAATTTTCTCAAAATATCATTGGGTGCATTACTTCCGATTTTAATCAAATGATGTTCTCTCAAATATTTTTTGACATCATTGATTGATTTTTCTTTTAGATCCTTTTGTGCTATGATTACTTTTTTCCTAGTATTTCTATCTTTTAATAAAATACCCACTTTGTTTTTTATTTTTGATTTGCCTAGAGTATATTTTCTACGAATTGTTTTTTTACAAATTTGTTTAATAGTATTTGAACTTTGATTTGGATTTGAACTTGAATTTATATTGACATTTTCTTCAGTTTTCTGTGTAGAATTTTCCATTGTTTCTCTTTTGATTTGCCCATTTTGTTGGTGCAATTCTTGATGTTGATCTTGGTTTTCCATTGATGAATCAGATAATGACAATTGTTGATGTGATTGTCCTTGCATTTCTCTGTTTTGCATCTGTTGTATATGATGCAACTGTTTTTCTTTAATCTTTTCTTTCAGGGCATTTAATTTGTTCTCTCTTTCAGTATTATTCACATTATTGGGACTATTCATACTAATAGAATTATTGTTGTTGGAAGCAGGTAAAAAATCCCTGTTTTTTTGTGTTTTGGTCCATTCGCGCATAGTAGGTTTAAATCCTCCCTTTAACACGCCATATGGAACAATGTTATCAACTCTATATTTCAAACTCATAGGCGAGTCATTGTTAACACTGAATTTCTCAGTATCTACTTTAATTAACGGTTCTTTCAAATCATCTGGTAACTCATTATAAACAAACGGAACAGAATAACTTGTATTTGATTGAGAAGGTAAGTAAGAATAAGGATTTTTAAGGGTGTTTCTCTGTAAATCTTCTCTTCTTTTTTCTTTTTGTTTTTCATATAACATTTTTTCATGATCTATTTTTTTTTGTTTTGATAAACTCTGTAAATAACTAATAGAATCATTAAACTCATCCGAATATTTTAAAATATCATCATTTTTTCCATTAATTATATTTTCATTTTTATTTTCTATAGTATTAGCAGTGCTAGTTGCACCACTATTTGTAGCACTATTTGTAGTATTATTTGTATTATAATTTCCACCATTTGTATTTGTATTTTCACGGTTCTCACGATTTTTATGTTCTTTAATTCTTTTAAGTAATTTATTTTTTAAAACATTTGGTGATATAAGGGTTGTAATCGGCGCTTTTTGAATCTTTTCTCTCTTTTTTTTAGTTTTATTTGCTCCATTCATTGAAAATAAAGATGGATTAATTTCTATTTTTTTACTTGACATTTTTTAATTATATTTACTAGTTTATAAAATATAATTAAAAATAAACTAGTAAATCTTAATTTAATTATACATAGAATATTGTAACTGTTTTTTAATTAAATTATTATTGTGATTATTTTGAGTTTCATTATTCTTTAAATATAATTTCAATCCATTATCTAAATCTTCCATTATCAAACTCTTTTTGTATTTTTTATCTTTACAAAATACTCGTTTACTATGTGCTATCTTTGTTTTTGCTAAAAGGCTTTCAATATCTCTACCATAGAATTTAAAACAATGAATATTTTTTTCAAACCACGTAGGAGTAATTCTATTTTTGTTATCATTTTCATCATCTGAAATAGTCCATTCAATTTCTTTTATCTTTTTAATGAATATATCATGTAAATCTTTACCGCAATATTCATCCGTTTTAAATCTCCATGCAAACCTTGATTCCAAACCTTGATTATAATTAAAAAAACACTGGTTTAATTCATTTTCATAACCAGCTATAATAACCATTAAATCTTGTTTATGATCACTTAATGCTTCACATAAAGTATCTATGCACTCTTTTGAAAACGAGTCTTTCTTTTCACTATTTCCGAGTGAATAAGCTTCATCAATGAAAAGAACGCCTCCTAGTGAATCTTTAATTACATCTCTAGTTTTTAAAGCAGTTTGTCCAACGTAGCCAGCAATAAGATCACTTCTAGTAACCTTTTTGAATGTGTCTTTAGATAGAAGACCCACATTTGAAAAAATTTTCCCCATTATTTTTGCTATCTCAGTTTTACCAGTGCCAGGTGGCCCATATATCACTGTATGCATAAAATCATGTGAATTGCAGTGGAGATCTTGTATAAAGTATATAATTTGTTCAACAATATTGGTTTTTAGTTCTTTCATTCCTATCATATTATTTAATGCAATTAAAGGGTCTTTTATTTTATGTAGTGATTCAATGTCAATATTATATTTGAATTTAGGTTCCACTTTATATTTGTCAATTAACATTAACAAATCTGAAATATTGTTAACTTCTACGTCAATATTAATATCTAAAATCTCTTCTGTTTTTGCAGTGCAATCTGAAGTAATTTCCGCAACTAATTTATCTAGACTTTTATTTTGGCTTAGTGTTCTTTTCAATTTAGGTATTAAGGATGGAATTGGCATTGGAATTGAAAGGCAAACAGTTTTATTCAACAAATTGTTTTTTTGCAATTCTTTATTTTTATTCACTAAATTTTTTAAATAATTATTAAAATTAACTATTTTTAAAGGATTTATTAAATTTCTATCATAATTACAGTTGTTGTTATATTCATTCATAATACTAAATAATATATTCAACAATTTTTAAACCTTTTACTTATTTTAATATTTGTCTTTCATAATCATCATAATTATAAACTTCTTTTACACCTTTACGATCGCACGTTTTATTTACGCATTTGGTATCATGTTTGCATATTACTTGATATATTTTGATCCCCATTTGGTTATTTGCAGCATAAGTTATTGTGTCTCCGACTTGAATTTCACTATTTTCTTCAAGTTCATCATATACTGATTTGTTTTCTCCTTCATATATTACAAAATCTGACATATTATGTTGTTTTATACTATTTACATGTTTTGATTTTTCTAAATACAACCAAAAAATTTTATTATTATCAATTAAAACTAATATAAAAATAAATTGATATAATAAATATACCTTTAATGATGTCAAACAAACCAATTTATACTGAAAAGATGAGTTTTGAAAAAGATATTGAATTTGAACAATTTGATCTTGAAAATGATCAATACATAGAAACACCGTGGAATATCATAGAATCTTATTTTAGAGGTCAACATTTGGAGAGGTTAGTTAGGCATCAACTGGAATCATATAATAATTTTGTGGGGTATCAAATTTCTAAAACAATAGAGATGTTCAATCCTGTTCACATTGTTTCAGAACAAGATTTTGATCCAACCAATAAAAAATATTCATTGGAAACATTTGTAACTTATGAAAACTTTCATATTTATAGACCACAGATTCATGAAAACAATGGTGCAATTAAATTAATGTTTCCACAAGAAGCGCGCCTTCGTAATTTTACTTATGCCTCTGCTATGACAGTAGACGTCAATATTAAATACATTGTTAGAACTGGTCCGCAATTAGAAAGCACCCAAATATTTTATAAAACATTACCTGGAATTCACATTGGAAAATTACCTATTATGTTGAAATCAAATATTTGCGTTTTAAATCAATACAAACATTTTGAACATGTTCAGACAGGAGAGTGTAAATTTGATGCAGGTGGTTATTTTATTATAAATGGTTCTGAGAAGACAGTATTAGGTCAAGAAAGAGCAGCGGAGAATAAAGTTTATTGTTTTAATGTTTCAAAAAATAATACAAAATATACATGGATTGCTGAAATTAAATCCGTTCCTGATTTTAAATGTATTTCACCAAAACAAATAAATATGATGTTAAGTTCAAAAAATAATGGTTTCGGTAATCCTATATTTGTTCAAATACCGCGCATCAAACAACCAATACCATTGTTTATTGTATTCCGTGCTTTAGGTGTAATATCAGATAAAGAAATTTGTGAAAAAATCTTATTAGATATTGAAGGTGACGGGAATAAGAAACTATTAAATGCATTGCAAGGTTCTATAATTGATTCAAATAAATATTTGTCCAAAGAAGATTGCATAAGATATATCACTGGGTTTGCTATGTATACTCCTATTAATATGGACAGAGAAACTGGTGCAAAGAAAAAATTAGAATTTACAATGGATATTTTAAATAACGATTTATTTCCACACTGTCATAACATAACACAAAAAATATATTTCTTAGGCTACATGGCAAATAAATTACTGCAAGCCAGTTTTGAAATGATTAAAGCGGATGATAGAGATTCATTTCTAAATAAACGCATTGATTTAACTGGAACATTGTTGAATAATTTATTCAGAAACTATTTCAATAAATTAGTAAAAGATATGGAAAAACAAGTAATTCGCGAGATCAATACTGGATCCTGGAAATCAAAAGATGATTACGAAAATATTATCAATTTTACAAATATATGCAAAATAATTAAATCAACTACTATTGAAAATGGTTTGAAACGAGCTCTTGCTACAGGTGACTTCGGAATAAAACACACTAATTCAAATAAAGTTGGTGTCGCTCAAGTTTTGAATAGATTGACTTATGTTTCTAGTTTAAGTCACGCGCGAAGAATTTCCACACCGACTGATAAAAGTGGTAAATTAATTCCTCCGCGTAAACTGCATAATACATCGTGGGGTATGGTGTGCCCGGCAGAATGTTTTGATCCCGAAACAATGATTTTAATGTGGGATGGAACTTTCAAACGCGCAGGTGATATAAAAATTGACGATAGTCTTATAGATGATTTAGGTAACCAAACGACTGTTCGTTCTACTTGCGAAGGCTTCAAGAATATGTATGACGTTATTCCAGATAAAAAAAACTTTATGAACCACCGTGTAACAGATAATCATATTCTTACACTCAAAATACGAGGACATAAAGTAATTAGAGCATCTAATAGAATTGACCGAAATTATACACATATTGTAGAATATTTGAATCGTGATAAATTGGTTTTTCAAGAAAAATATTTTGACTCTCTAGAAGCAGCAGAAAAGTTTGTAAATAGTTTTCATGATGACGATACAATAGATATAACTATTGAAAAATATTTAACTTTAAATCAAAGAACAAAAGATAAATTGGTTGTCTTCAAAACAGAAGGCATAAATTGGACAAAAAAAGAAGTAGAAATGGATCCATATTTGCTTGGTATGTGGTTAGGCGATGGATTAAGTGATGGAACAGGTTTTGCACTGAATTATAAAACAGATTTTGAAACACTTGCTTATTGGGAAAAATGGGCTCAAGAAAATGGTGCTGACATAGTAAAAGGAAGAAGATACAGTTACAGTGTATTTTCAAAAAAAAATAAAGAAGCATATAATGAAGGATTGTGTAATAGAGTTGAAGAAGCTCCACTTAAAAAATATCTTCGCAAATATGATCTTTTGAAGAATAAACATATTCCAAATGATTATCTTACAAATGATAGAGAAACAAGATTGAAATTATTAGCTGGTTTGATAGATACAGATGGTTCTGTTCGTGCTGAAGGACGTGAAATACGTATTTGTCAAGGGCCTGCAAATTATAGAATAATAGAAGATACGTATACCTTGGCAATGTCTCTTGGATTTTCGTGTGGTATAAAAGAAGGAAAAAGTCAATGGAATGATGAAAAGAGCGGAGATAAAAAAATTAGCACTTACAAAGAATTGACAATTACAGGGCATCAAATTTATGAAATCCCAACACTCTTACCACGTAAAAAATTAGTTCCAATAGAAAACGAAACACTGCTTGTAAGAAGTAAATCTTTTATGTGCAGTAAATTTAAATTGGTAGAAGTAGGGGTTGGTCCATATGTAGGATGGCAGCTACATGATAAACGCGGTAGATTTCTTTTAAAAGATGGCCTAGCTGTGCATAATACCCCAGAAGGTCAATCCGTTGGTATCGTAAAAAATCTAAGTTATATGGCTCATATAACAATTCATTCAAATTCATTATCATTATATGATTATGTGATGCCTAATATAATTAGTATTACTAATATAAACTCTGCGATTGACTTACATGATAAAGTAAAAGTATTTATCAATGGCGCTTGGATTGGTATTACAAATGAACCAGGAGATTTGTATAATTCTTTGAAAGAGAAGAAATACAAAGGTATAATTAATATTTATACGTCTATTATATTTGATTACAGAAACAAAGAGTTAAGAGTTTGTAATGATGGTGGTAGGTTGATGAGACCACTACTGAGAGTAAAAAATGAAAATATTTTGATTACAAATTCAATGATCAATAAGTTGAAAAATAGCGAAATTAATTGGGATAATTTATTGATTGGTTATGATAATAAAGATTCTGTCATAGAATATGTTGATTCGGATGAGCAAGCGTGGGCAATGATTGCTACCAAACCAAAAGATTTATTACAAACCGGTGACAGGACATACAAATATACTCATTGTGAAATACATCCCAGCACAATTTTCGGAGTTTTGGCATCATGTATTCCTTTCCCTGAGCATAATCAGTCACCCAGAAATTGTTACCAGTGTGCGCAAGGTAAACAAGCGATGGGTGTATATGTAACTAACTACGAGAATCGCATGGATAAAACTGCTTACGTATTGAACTACCCTAGTAGACCTTTAGTTGATACTCGTGTTATGAATTTAATTCAGTTGAATAAGATTCCGTCAGGAACAAATGTTGTAGTTGCTATCATGACACACACTGGTTATAATCAAGAGGATTCATTATTGTTTAATAAAGGTTCTATTGATAGAGGGTTGTTCGTGACAACGATTTATCATACAGAAAAAGATGAAGATAAACAGAAAATAAATGGTGACGAAGAAATTAGATGTAAACCGGATCCTACCAAAACAAAAGGAATGAAGTTTGGTAATTATAACAAGGTCAATAGCAAAGGTGTAATACCTGAAAATACATTAGTGGAAAACCGTGATATTATTATTGCCAAAGTCACACCTATTAAAGAAAATAGAAATGACCATACAAAAGTAATTAAATTTGAAGACCAAAGTCGTATACATAGAACTGTGGAAGAAACATATATAGACAAAAATTATATTGATAGAAATGGGGAAGGATATAATTTTGCCAAGGTGCGGTTACGAATCGTCCGAAAACCTGTAATAGGAGACAAATTCTCAAGTAGGCACGGGCAAAAAGGAACAATAGGTAATATTATTCCTGAAGCTGATATGCCGTTTACATCGTCTGGTGTAAAACCAGATATTATCATTAATCCGCATGCTATACCGTCTCGTATGACAATTGGACAACTAAAAGAAACAGTATTAGGTAAGGTGCTTGTAGAATTAGGTCTGTTTGGTGATGGAACATCCTTTGGTCAATTTGAAGTAAAAGATATATGTGATGAATTGATAAAATTAGGGTATGAAGCTCACGGTAATGAACTATTGCATAATGGTTTGACTGGTGAGCAAGTAGAGTGTAGTGTATTTATGGGACCAGTATTTTATCAAAGATTGAAACATATGGTCAATGATAAAGCACATAGTCGTTCTATCGGCCCGATGGTAAACTTGACCAGACAACCAGCAGAAGGACGTAGTCGTGATGGTGGGTTGAGGTTTGGAGAGATGGAGAAAGATGCGATGGTATCACATGGTGCTGCGCGATTTACACGCGGTAGAATGTATGATGCATCTGACAAATATTCTGTGCACAGTTGTAAAAAATGCGGTTTGATTGCAGCCTATAATGATGAAATGCGTATTCATCATTGTAGAGTATGTGATAATAGAACAGATTTTGCACACTTGGAAATACCGTATGCTTGCAAACTATTATTTCAAGAATTGAACACAATGAATATTGCGCCACGATTTATTACAGACAACGTTTAAAAATCCACCTTTAAAAAGGTGGAGCCAAAATAGTAAAAAAAAGTTGTGCAAAATACCCTTTACGAAATTTCGCTTTGTAATTCCAATAAGATCGCACAATCGTTGTATTTTTTTACTAAACGATGATAACAATGATCAGGATTAACATTTGTTTTAAAATCCCAAGGCCAAAATTGATGAACTGCTAAAGTAGTTTCATTGTTATACGCTTCTCCTACACAAAATTCCAATGCTTTTTCGTATGAAGGTTTGTTAACTATAATATTATCACGCTTTGTGCTAAAATATAAATCTTCGTATTCATTGTTATATGGTATTTTTTCCATAATTTCAAGCATCTTCTTTTTATTTCTCAAACTAAAACCACCATTTCCGATGAAATCACAGTTTTTTGTCGGATCATAATTACACCTTAACCATGGCGCTCCAACATAATCGTAATTCAAATATTCGTATATCATATGTGCATTTTCTTTTAAAATTATTGAATCAGTTTGAAATACTAGAAATACATTTGTTTCAATGTGATCGTATATAGTGTTTTTATTAGTTAATAAATGACTATATGTTTGTTGATTCAAATTATCAACATACAAATTTACCAATGAAATTCTATTTTTGTATAAATTGTTCAATTTTTCAACTATCTCAACGGCGTATTCATTATTATTTTTACCATGGAATAATATGATTCTCCATTCATCTGATAAACAATCACATATGTTATTCAAAACAAATTCTAAGGCTTTATGCTTACGTGGCTCAACAATAATTGCTGTATATTTATACTCATGAAAATCCATTTTAATTAATATATATTTAATTCTTTATATTTATATTAATCTTTTTCAAATCTTGCAATTATTTGTTAAAAATACATATTATTTCATATTAAATAATGGAACATTGTAAACATAACTTGTCCATAAAATAAAATTTGAAATCCATCTGTATGAACTATAACAATTAATTGATTCGGCCTTTGTAATAAGCATAAAATCAATTAAAATATTTACATCATGTTCAGATTCTACTGTATCATATGATGTATGTGTAGGTTTCGTTAAAAAAACGAATACTTCTTTATTTTTATAAAACTCATATACATATCGCTTAAATAATAATGAATCACTAATAATGACACAAGGTCCATTTTTTTTATTTATTTTAAAATACTCAAGAAAATTTTTAATTTGATCACGATTATTATCATTTTTTAATAATACATGATCTCCAAAACGATAGTGGTAAAGATGATATTTTTCAGGCAAAACGTTGAAATAACTGTTCAATAGTTTTTCAAATTCTAAATTGAATACAAACAAATTTTTAATAAAGGTTTTAATTTCGTCATTTAAATCATTAACATCGGGAAAATTATTTGTATTTATTCTCACTATGTTTGCTTGTGAGTTTAATAAAAAATCTATTATATCGTTGTCGTGATAATTTTCATCTATATAATGAAAATTGTTAATTTGTTTGTTTTCTTCAGTTTCTAATAATTCATCTGGTAATTTGTTCAATAAATATTTGTTTATTCTATGTTTTGAAAAATCAACAAAAACATTTATATCTTTTTGTGATTTTATTTTACTGCATATTTGTAATAAAGAAATGATGCCTCTAATATTATCACCTATACCTAACCCATTTGTAATTGTGAATATAAGATTCATTAAATAATATATAATCCTAAAATATAATCCATTATAGAACTCAAAATAAACGTTCTCCACCTTTAGAAAAGGTGAGAATCAAAAGTAGAATCAATATTTTGGCTCCACCTTTTCTAAAGGTGGAGAAGGTGGAAAAGATTCTTCATAAAAAACCTTATAATTATTTTTGTAATGATTTGAAAACATATCGTAAACAATACTAAATTTCCCATTCATTGCTTCATAACTAGTCTTATCAATATTATCCACAATTGCTTTATCTTGCTTCAATGTGTTATACATTGTATTATACGTTATTTTATCTCCGAAATAATTTATTAAACTTTCAAATGGATACAGAAGGTAAAACTCATTTTTTTCATGATAATAACTCCAATAATTTCTATAAGCTTTCACAAATAATTTAGTCTTGAATTTTGAAATAGGTAATGCGTGGGTTATAATAGTTGAACTCATTGTCCCGAATTTAACTCTTGCCACAGTTGTATGAGGTAAAATATATTCGTTTTCAACTGTAATATTATCAAAATTATAAATTTTATTGACAAGAGAATTCTCTCCAGACATATATTGATAAATTATTTTATGATGATTTTCATAATCATCCATTTGCAATATTTTTGAGTTGTATAAAGGATTTGGACTTTTTCTATTTCCAAAATTATGAACAAATCCTATATGACAAATATCTAGACTATTCATTGTAACGAATTTTGCATTATGCTCAAAATCTTCGGACAAACAAACAACTCTTTGCAAATTATCATCAAATTCAGGTTCAGTAAATATAAGAGACTCATCTATTTGCATTTTCATTTCTTCATTTTGAAGAGGCACAGTATTTAAATAAACCATAGCACCTTTTTCAACAACTTTAAAAGAATCTATATTATGTGATTGGGATTCAATATGAGGCAACTTTGGAATTTGAACTAATTCACCGTTACAACCATCAAAAATGTATCCGTGATAAGGGCAAGTTATAGTATTTTTACACGTTTTACCTAGCATAAATGATGAACCTTGATGACTACAACTGTCCCTCATACCATAATACAAAGACGAGTCTTTCCATACAATGTAATTTACATCTCTAATAGTTACTCTTTTAGGTGTTTTATTGAAATCTTTTGAAAACCCAATTGGATACCATGTCAGATCTCCTTGCTGATTTGGTGGTTCTAATCGGGGAAAACAACCAAAATAATATTGTTCTCTTTTCTTTTCGGGTTGAATTTTTACATTTTCTTCAATGATTATTTCTTTATTTTCTTTTTGAATTTTATTCTTAATAAATTTATTTGTGTTTAAAAATCCATGGCAGCTATATAAAAAATTGAATAGAATAAAAAATTTTATTAAATGATACATTCAATGCTGCTAATTATAATATATAAATATATAAATATATTTATATAGTTAAATTTATATCTTTATTTAATTATTATAAACTTAACTATTTAAATATAACGAAACATGGTATAGTATAAAAGACGAATGTTTTTAAAAATAAGTTTTCTTTTCATATTATTACTAGTAAACAAAACATATTGTTTTCGCTGTATAAACAACAAAATTTTTTTTAAGACTAACAAAAATAGATTGCAAATGATAACAAACGAGAGAGATTTTTCAAAAGAAATCAAATTAATTCAAAATTACAAATTTTATTTTACAAAAGAAAATTACAATGACGTCATGGAAGATCTACTAAATAATAAATTATCAAAAGTTTTTGTAGACAACAAATACAATCAGCTTGTCAGTGTAGATAATTTACCAAAAGATGATGTTTTATATAATCATTATCATTTAAGTGATATAAACGAAGCATTAATTCCAAATTTGATACAAAAAACTTCTGAAATGCATGTTCCTTTATATTTCACCAATTTTATTCCGCAAAGTATAACCAACATTCAAAATATGGCAAGTGAATTATTAACATTAACGAGTTATGCATTGCCGATATTCTTTTTACTTTCATTTTTGTCTTCATTATATAGAGCAAATACTATGCAAGGAATGAACTCAAGATTTAATAATAGAATAAGTGGAAGTGGATCAATGAGTCCTTTCAATTTTCCCTCTAATCAAAAACAAAGCGAACTTTTTGTTAAACCAAATGTGTCTCTTGCTACTTGGGCAGGAAGTCCCGAAGTTATTGAGGAATGTAAAGAAGTTATTTCATATATTGAAAAAAAAGAGTTATATAAAACAATTGGTGCTGACATGCCTAAGGGGATTTTACTGGAAGGACCGCCTGGCACTGGTAAGACATTATTGGCGAAAGCGATTGCAACTGAAACGAATTCAACTTTTATGTCAATGTCTGGTTCAGAGTTCGTCGAGCTTTTTGTCGGTATGGGAGCTTCACGTGTTAGAGAATTGTTTGAAAATGCTCGTAAAAATAGGCCGTGTATTATATTCATTGACGAAATTGATGCGGTTGGTAGACAGCGTGGAGCTGGGATAAATATGGCCAATGATGAGCGCGAGCAAACATTGAATCAACTATTATATGAAATGGATGGTTTCAATAATAATGATGATATTGTAGTAATGGCTGCCACAAATAGAAGAGATGTTCTAGATCAGGCATTACTCAGACCAGGACGATTTGATAGAATCATCAAAGTTCCACTTCCAGATAAATATTCAAGAGAGAAAATATTAGAGATTTATATTAAAAATAAAAAAACTGATAAAGAATTTGATATCAAAGCCATTGCTGAATTAGCAGACGGTTTTTCAGGTGCGCAATTGAAAAATTTGATCAATGAAGCCGCTATTTTGTCTGCACGAAACAATGAAACTACAATTCAGGAAAAGTATGTATTTGAATCTTTTGAAAAATTAATTGTCGGTTTAATAAGAAATAATGCTGAAGTGGATCCACTAACAAGACAACGAGTTGCTATACACGAAAGTGGACACGCCGTCTTGTCAATTATTTTTAAAAAATATTTTGATTTTCAAAAAGCATCTATACAACCTACATACAATGGAGCAGGCGGTTACACTATTTTTGGTGAAAAACGTGAAATAAAGGATGGTGGATTGTATACAAAAGATGTATTAAGAAAACGTTTGATTATTACTTTAGGTGGTAAAGCAGCGGAAAGCATATTTTATGGAGACGATTTTATTTCACTAGGTGCTAATCAAGATTTGAGACAAGCCAACGGATTAGCACGACAAATGATCGGTAATTTTGGCATGGGTGAAGAATTGGAAGTTTTTTTTAATGACAATGTTGGAGATGAATCAAGTCCATTTTTGGGTAGAAGTTTAGGAATGGGTGATAAGTATTCTCAAAATACAAAAAATCTTATGGATAAAGAATCCTTGGCATTAGTGAATAATGCATACAGGGATGCAAAACACATATTAAATCAAAACTATGATAAATTGATTGAATTTTCAGAATTATTAACTAATAATACAATTGTTATGAGCAAAGACCTTAATGATTTTATTTAAGATATGTATAATACGATTTGAAATAGGTATGTATATTATTATATTATTATAATAATATAAATATGATATTTAAAGACATATCCAATTTTTCAAATACAGGTGACTACTTGTCAATTTTGAATGGTTGCATTGCGATAGATTTAATAGTTATATTATTATTAGTAAATAAATTTATTGAATCAAAAATATTACATAAATGGTATAAGATTTTCAACTTGTCGGCAGTGATAGCTGACATTTTAATTATAGTATTAGGAATACTTATTACCAGATTTTTATACAGTTTCATCTTTAAAAAATGGAACATTGTCTATTTTATTTTATTAGCATTGTGTGTTCAAATCATTCATGATTGTTTATTTTTTATATTTTTTAAAAGTGTTCCCAAGGGTTTTAGTTTTATTTTGGATTTCTTCAAAAAATACGCAGATGACTCGGGGTATAAAGCCATTCTTGCCGATAGTATGATGGTAGTATTTGCATGTTTGTTTAGTTCTTATTTTGCTGGTTTATCATTGAATACAAATATAATTATTACTATAGCACTAATTTATTCTATACCATTCTTAATTTACCAATAATAAAAGTAACAATTGCAAATAATGTTCCTCCCCATAATGTGTCTAAAATAACTGTTAAAACTGACCAATTTTTAAATAACGCATAATTCGTAGTTTCAAAAACACCATAAATTAATATTCCCATTAAAAATGCGTCATATGGAGTTCTTTTAGGTTTAATAATAAAATAATTCAATCCGAAAATCAAAAATATGTAACATAAAATGGCACCTAAAAAATTGACCTGTAACTGCGAGCCTTGGACTGCCTTGACCTGATTTTCAAAGTATTTTTTAATTAAATTCAAATAAATAAAATCAATTACTACAAAAAGAATAGCACTTATTAAAAAAAATATATTAAACATTCAAATATATATCTTTTTTATATATAATGTTGATATTTAAAAATTATTAGCGTTATTAATAATTTTTAATAAATTTAGTAATTTCAATAATATATTATTATTGTCATAATAATATATTTATTATATATATATTATATATTATTATCATGTCTAGAAGTATTGGTTATACAAATAGTATTAGTGGAAACTTTCCACAATTTTATTTAGTTAGTGGTGATTTTAAAGGTAAAGCTTTAGGTGGTGGTTTCCAAGGTTATATGCCTCAAGCTGTTCAAACAACAGAAAAAGGTTCATATGGTAGCAATGTTTTTGAAAATATTCGTTTTACTTTAAGGAATTCATGGAATACAACATACAAGGCCGAATTAAGAGCTGCAAATAGAAAACAAATAATTACTCCATTTCGTGCAGTAACAAATTCGGGAGATTTATTGAGTCGTGACAATTATTCTTGTGGAGGATCGTGTCAATCATTCCAAAGTAGACCTCAAATCAAAGGGTTAAGACAACATTTGGGATCTGTTTCAAAATCATGTGCACCAAGTGCTCTTTATACTGGAAATCAGATTGCTCCTGATGTTCCTGCTGCAGCTTGTAATGTGAAATTCGTTTATGATAGTTCTGATTATACAACATATTTGAAACAACGCGCAATGGTTAGTAATTACAACGACAGAACATTTGGCGGTAACACTTCCAACGCAAGTCAAAGTGCTTATAGAGCTATTAGAAGATATTAATTTTCTCTCTAGAGTTATAAATAATAAAGGAATAAAGGAATGACTAATAGAAAAGAACTAAAACAAAAAACCGAATTTAATAATTGGTCAATCAGTTATTTAACAGAAATATTTCAATGTAGCAAATGTAAAAAAAGAAACAATGTAGCATTATGTTTGAAGAGTGAAGAGAGAAAACCCAAATTTCAAAATTGTATGTATTGTGGAAATCCTAACTATATAAAATAAATATATTATATTATTATATAATTACAATATAATAATATAATATAAATGACAACTCCATATAGTGTAACTACATCAAAAGGATCAGTATCTTATAATAATTATGTTAATGCACCAATAGTAGGTCCACTAAGCACAAATCAGTTTCCAAATGTATTACCATATCATAGTTACGGGACTTTAACAGGTAAAAGCCCTACACCTCAATTTTTTTATCCACAACAAGAACCAGTTTACGCAGAAATGAATTCTAACCTTAGACACGAATATTTAAGAGTTCCAACAAAAAGACAGGATATTAATAGTCCAAACATTAGAAAAGGATTAGATAAATATGTCCAACACGGTGTTTTAGATGCAGCACTACAAAATAATGGTGTATTGAACCCTTCCACACCAAATATGTTTTATTCATCATCATCAGGACGTCGTTTTAGTGTTTCTACGCACACTAATTATATTCAACCAATTCCTTCTTCTATGTATGTTAATATTTTGAAAAGAAATGCTGTAGGAAAATCGGGATTCAAAATAGGCTTACCATTATCCGAGCCAACATCAACAAAAAATTATTATCCTAGTGGAACAAGAACCACGATTAGACGTGCTCGTTCAGGTGGATGCGTTGCGCCAAAAAAGAAGGGCTCTATATACAATACTAGTTTACAAAATGGCGCGGTTTGTGGTTGGGGGTCTCTCCCAAGACAAAATTACTAAAAAAACATGCAATTTAAGTATTTTAAATTGCAAAATTGTAAAATTATATTTATTTAGAAAATAAAAAATATTCGTATATTTTATAATTATGTCAAGTTCATACGCAAATTATTTAGCTACTACAACCTTTAAAGCAAACTCCTTTGGGAGTGTAAGTGGTTTAGGAACATCTGCAAGAACAACTGCTTCTGTTTTATTGGGTGGTCCACGTGCTGGCGCTGGCTCAGCATACAGAATTTACAGTTATGCAGTCAATAATAACCCTGGGCTAATTGATTTATACAAATTAAGAATTAACACTCTTTTAAATAAAAGAGGAAAATATTATATTAATCAATTTAGTAGAAATTACTCATTAGGACCTCTATAATTAAAAATATAGACAATATCTTATTGCCCGAATATTTTATCTTCATATTTTATATAAAGATAAATGACCCCATATTTAGTAGAATTCTTGGGAACCATGTTCTTAGTTTACGTAATTTTTGCTACAGGTAACTTTGTAGCAATTGGTGGTGCTTTAGCGTTAGCTGTATTTTTAGGCGGATCAATATCAGGAGGAGCGTTTAATCCAGCTGTAGCAATTGCCTTAGTCGCAGCAAATAAATTAGAAAAATCAAAATTATTACCATATATTATTGCTCAAATATTAGGCGCTTTAGTAGGTTTTTATGCTTACAAACGTTTCGTAAAATAAATTGATGTAATAATAAATCAATATTTTAATATCAGATATACATAATTATAATTTCTTATAATAATATATATCATATAATAATGCCTAAAAAACATCATACGCGTCGCCATTTAAGAGGAGGTTTTGGAGAATCACTTGGTCAAACATTCAGTAATTTAGGTAGTTCTATATCGCAAGGTGCGACAAATTTATGGAATACAACGAAAAAAGGGGTTAGTAGTTTGACAACATCTTCAAGTGGGTCAGCAACCACCTCTTCTGCTCCTGTTACACCATATAAAGGTGGAAAAAGATCAAGAAAAACAAAAAGATCAAGGACTATGAAAAGAGGTGGGACTAATCCTAATGTTCCATTATTAGCAGATAGAGCTAATCAACCAATCACCTCATTACCATCTAGCGCATTAGCAAATAACGCAGCCTCTTTTTCTGGAACAACCGCGTCAGCACAATATGTAGGAGGAAAAAGAAGAAGAACTAAACGTTCAAGACGTTCAAGACGTTAAATTAAGATAAATATTATTTAAAAATTTAATTTAATACAAAAATAATATTTATTTACTATCTATTTATTTTTTTCAATCAATTTGTATAAAATATAGATTGCTATTGCAGATAAACTCAAAAAATATAATTGTGCAATTGGATCTCGTGGTAATTTAATTTGTTCACTATCATAATACGATTGTTCTTGTGATATATTTTGAAACGCTTGTTTACAACCTTTACCTGTAATAGGGTTTACATTATTTTGAAAACTACATGCATCCATATTTTGAATATCAACTAATGTTACATAATGGGTTTCAGATGACCTATTATTGTTGACATCTATAGTTTGCATTGTTAATTTTTGACAAGGAGGCGTTGAACCAGCGAGAAATGATTGCATTATTTTGTATGGATTCAAAACATTTAAATCGCTCATTGCACCTGGTATTAATCCTTTGAAACTGGAAAAATTGGTGCCTAAACCTTGTGATATAAAAGGAATATTTCCATCAGGAACATTATTGATATAGATGTATCTATCTACTTGTTCGTTTGTATTTTTATCTAAACATTTTGCACCTGTATTTAAAAAAAATTTATTACCTAAAGGTTGCCCAGTTGTTGAAGCTTTACCTCCACCTTCAACTAAGAATTTTACATATTCTATTAATCCGGTTACATCATTGCCAAGGGCAGACAATGATCCATCAGTTGACATACCAATATCACCTGGAGTTTTTACATTTTTATAATATGGATATGTTGGACCAAGCAATTTTGTTTCTACGCCTTGAGCATCATTTAATACTTGTTCAAATATATTTGAAGTTGACATATTTTATTGATATTATTATATATATATTAATAATATTAATTTATCATATCAACCTTTTCTTCAACCTTTTCTTCAACCTTTTCTTCAACCTTTTCAAAAAGGTTGAGCCAAAACTAGAAAAGGTAAAAGTCTGGCTCCACCTTTCTTAAAGGCTGATTTGGCTCCACCTTTCTTAAAGGTGGATTAGGTAGAACCACTTATCATGGGTGGAGAACTTGGAAGAGCAGCTTCAGCTGTTTGTTTTTGTTGCTGCATTAAACCACTCACTTGAAGATTAAGTGTTTCAACTGTTGAGCTCATATCTTTCACCTTTTTTTCTAGTCCTACAACTGTATCAAGTTGTTCTTTCAATACTTGTATATTTCCAGCATTTTGTTGCGCTAATATTAAAACATTACCTGGATTAGTTAAATCATATGGTTGGTATCCTTGTGATGTCAACCCTTCTATGATATTATTATTATTAAACTTATACTTTGATTCTGATAAAAATAATTGATAAAGTATAATTATTATAAAAAAAATAATCAATATATTAATTAACATTATTATTATATTTTTTATATATTATATTATTATATAAAAAATATAATAATATAAATGACACAAGTATACAATTCTTTAAATACCGGTTTTAATTCATTAGGAACATCTTTTTATCCAGTTGGAATGGGATTATCCGTAAATCTTCTTAATCAAGGCGGATACAAAACATGGAAAGGTAGTGGCGTTAATAGCAATCCTGTGGGGGTTGCTGCAGGACATATTCGTCCTTTAACAAACAATGATACCGGAAATATTTTTCCAGGACCGTTTGGTAAACCAAGACCTTTAAAACATTACAGAAAGGGGCGTGTTGTTCCTAATGTAAATACAGTCATTCTTAACAAACAACATAAAGGTGAATTTATTCAAAAAAATCAAACATATATACCTGAAACAGAGGTTGCATTGATTCAATATAATTTAAATCGTAGCGTAAAATCAAGTAAAGGAACATCACTTGGTGGAGGGTTCGGTGGTAGTGGTTTATTAAATGAAATGCAGGATAAACCAGGGAGTTATTTAGTAAAACAAAATCCAGAGACAGAAATAAGTGAAACTTTGCAATTAAATAAAGATTGTGCTACTTGTCAAGGTGTAGGAATCGTAGATACATATTATCCAAATAAAACGTATTTAACTGAAAATCCAGAATCTAATACTGAAAATAATGTTTTATGTTGCAATCAAGAAAAATTCGCATTGAAACGTGTAATTTATGCAAATACAAATTTGCCTAAAAATTATTACACTACACACAAACAATATTTACAAAATAGATGTAAAACATATCAACAAAAAGCATTCAATTTTGAAACAAATGCTTCACTATCTATAAATGCGGCTGAAATAGCTGCATCAAAAAATCCCACTCTCGCTGCAGCATTGTTTAAAGCCTCTAAACCAGGAGATCCACTTTCTATTACAAATACTTATTTTGCGAATTGTCAACCAAACGCTGAAATCGTTACAGCTTCGGAAACAAATCTTACATATGCTATTCTTGATATCTTATTAAAACAAAATGCAATTACCAAGGCTCAATACAACGGATTTATTGCGTTAAATCAATTGAAATTAACTGTTTTATTTGGTTATTTACAAAAATTACCAAAACCAATAAGTGACGCGGCGTTACAAATTTTCATTACATTTATCAATAATCCTTATTATGGTGTACCGCTTGCTGGTCCTACCAACCCAAATGGTTGTAAATTAACTGTTTATAAGCCTAATAATCCTCAATATGCACAACAAGGTGCAGTTGACTCAAGCACTCGTATGTTGAAATTGAATGTTACAACTATTGAGAAAAACACAGCGTCATATAACAAAAATCTTTTAGGTAAAAACAAACCAGCACAACAGTGTGAAAAACCACCACTTAATTTTTATCCAACGAGATTTCAAAATAAGAAGGCATGTAATTATGTTAAAAAACCTGATTATTTTACACCGGTCTCACAAGCAAGTCCATATCGCTATTACTACTATCAAAACTCACCTTTCTCGCGATTAACAAATCATTATAGACAAAGTCCAAATTCAAATACCCTTTTGTAATTTTACAAAAAAATATTAATCTTGTCTGAAAATTTATTACAAGGAATTTTGAATTTTTCACACCAATTTACTGATTTTTGTATATTATTTTTTTTTAATACTTCAACCTTCTCTTCTATATTTTTACTTTTCAAAATGTTAATTATTTGATTCAATGCTTCCAATTGTTGTTGTCCAATTATTATATTTATATCATCAATTTTATTCAAAAAATAGTAAGGTAAATTAATGTTAATAATACTTTGTATGTTATTTTCGGTATTATTTTTATAAGTTTTAATAAAATTATTCAATATTATATTATAATTGTGTATTAAGTCAAAATCATTATGGTTTAATTTTAATTTTTGTAAAACAATGTATTTATCAAAAGAAGTTACGTCCGATGTATTAGGTTTGATAACTAGCGTTTTTTCAAATAAAGAATTTAATAAATAAACAATTTCTAAAATTGGCTTGTAAAATAAATTATTGATTTTTATTATAACAATACTATTTTCTTTCAATTGATTCAAAATAATATTTAATAGCTCAATCAAATTGATTATATATTGATTTATATTCTCGTAATTATTCAATTCATATATTACAAAATTAAATTTTGCCTTTTCTATACAATTATGTAAAGTTGAATTATATTCTTGGAAGCAAAAAAATTTGTCAATGTTATAGTTGTCTCTCAACATCTCAAGACATTCTAATGAATCTTCGTAATTTTCACCAACTATTAAAGAATTCATAATATCAAATTTAAATGACTCTAATAAATTGATTGTTTGGAATATTTCAAACAAATCATAAAACATCATGCTTTTTGTTTTTATTTTACTAACTGAATAATTTGAACCAGGCACTTTAAAAAAAATATATTGATACGGGTTTACAATTTTGACAATCTCACTATAATTTTCATTTATTGTTTGTAATTGGTTTATTTCTTCTATTAATTTATTAAAATAAAATATCAATGTTTGTGATATATATGGATTTGTAATATTTGCATTTATATTAGGAGATAATGTAATTTTATTGTTTATTTTTGGTAATGTATAATAATTCATAAATAGTTTATTATATATTATTACAATTTAATGTTTAAGTAATTATTTTAGCTGTTACTTTGTTAGTTTACTAGTTTGTTACTTTTTATTATTCTAGTGCCTCAGTAGATGGATCCAATATCAATTTTTTAGTTAGTTTTCGTATTTTACGCTTCTTTTTAGTTTCTCTCTCAACTTCTTTTGAAATTGCAACTGATTCTTTGGATTCTTGATTGTTGATTTCAATTTCTGAATAATTATAATCACTGAACTCCATTTGAACTTTGTCTGTATTGACATTTCTGATTTTTTTATAGACAAAATATCTGTTTAAAAACGAGATTTTCTTTTCATAATCACTCATATTAATTGCTTCACCATAATCCTTTGATTTATTTTTATTCTTTTTTATTTCTTCCATCATGTTCATAAATAATTCACCGAAAAGACCACTTCCCTCTGGTAATCCTAATGATAATGCTTCTTCTCTATCAATTAATTTAAAACCATAATTATCCAAAACATTGTCTAAATAATCAAAATTGACCAAGTATTCTGTTATTAGTTGATTAATTGAATCTTGATATACATCTATTCTATAACCAATACAACTTGAATTGTCTTCCATAGTCGTTGAATTATAACCCTTGACAATTTCCCACACTTTTTTGCCTTTTTCAACAATTTGAATGGATTCACCTTGTTGTTTTTTTCTCAACAAATTGAACACTTCTTTACCGTCGTAACATGTTCCAATGAAATAACCGTTTAATTTTGTGCACTCTGATATATTTTTCATAAATCCCTGGAGAGTATTTGGATTTTCCAAGAAATAATGCACCGCAAATTGACAAGATGAAATGTTGAACCCATCCTCGCCTTTGCCATATTGTCTTGCGACAGCTTTTCCTAATACATCAACGTCTTTTGTTCCATTACCAAATATAGCTTTTGTTATTTGAATTGCCTTATCATTTAACATTGCTGCACCAGATTTAATATTGTATGAACTATCGCCGTTGACAAACAGTGCACCTGGCATGTGTTTATTTGTTTTTGTTGAATTCAAATATCTTACACACGCCCCATCTAATCTGTCCTCTAAATTATTCTTTGATTTGTCAACACCGAAAACAAAAGATAAACGCGAGCTTATCCATTTTGGTAAATCTCCTGCCTTTCCACATGCATAATCAATTAATGTATCTCCTTGTCTTGAGACAGACTTAATTAATGACTTTTTTACATATAAATTATGAAAATTTTTCATTGCTTCTGTTGACGTTTTTCCGGCTGGCTTATTATAATATATATCTTCGTCTACTGTAATATCTGGAATTCCTTCTCCTGTAGAAATCATATCTTCAGTAATTGGGTTATTAATTGATTTCCAGTTGCTATTAGCCACGTGATACGCATTACCAAAATTTTTCATTCCTTGTAAAAACTCACTAGTTTTATCGTATCTAACTCTTTTTGGAACCCATCTCCATCCTTTTTCTCTTGACAAATCATAGCTAAACTCAACAATTGTATTATCACCAAATACTTCGTTATCTTCAGTAAACATTTGTTTTACACCATTATCGTCTAATTTTAACATTATATTACAAATTCCAGCTTCTGGATCAAATGGTTCGGTCGGATAAAATTGCAATGGTTTTGCATCATTTGTATATTTTTCTTCATATTTCACGTCTTTAAATTCTGGTAATTTGTCGTCAATTACATCTTGACATGGATTCAAATAAATAACGCCATGCTTCCTTTCACTATATGTGCAACTCAATTGTATTGTTTTATACTCACTTAATTGTGTGCTTAATTGTGAATTTACACCAGGTTCATAAATGCTTCTAATGACATCTTCACCTCCAGATTGTTTTGTTGTAACTACAAAGAAATCAATTGTATTGTCTTGTGCTGGTTTCCATTTGAATGAATAATCCCACGTTATTTTAGTGAGTGGACCTGTATCATTTTCTTTGTTTGAACCTACTCCATAATAAGCATGTGTAAAGATAAGACCATCCGTAGTATATTCAAACCTATCTTCTCTTATTTTTGTCAAAATATCATTGCACGCGTCAAATATATTTCCTTTTACAATACTTTCTGGATAAAATTTTTTATTTTTAATTGTGATTGGCGATAATAGTTTTTTGATCTCACTTGTATTTTTCGTTGTTTCTACTGAAACATTTACGTCCATAATAGATAATGCTTTTATAGAAGCTACAGTATTTTGCATTAGCATATATCTACATTCATATATATTATTATTTTTGTCCTTGACGTTGTGTTTTATCTTGGATTTTTGATGCTCTCTCTCTTCTCCAGCTTTACTATGGATTGAATCTAACGATTCATCTTCTTTCATTATAAATGGTAATATTCTTACATCCACTTTATTCAAATAGTAGATATCAAAAGCTGCATACAAATTAATGAATTTACCGTATTTATCGTTTGCAATTAATTCACCGTCTAATAAAGTATTAAAAATATCCTTGTTAATTGTTTTTGCGCCGGTGAATATGATTTGCATATTTGTATTTATTAAATATATCTTGCCTTTGCTATTTATGAATAAAAGATGACGTTCGCCATCTGCCTTATCAGTTACTACAAAATTCTTTCTTATATTTGGAATATTTGAATTATCATCTATTTCTGCTATATTAGACATTTGTAAAGTAAACGAAGACGGTCCAATAAAATCGCTAGGATAAATTCTTTTTTCAGGTTTATAAGCTTCTTTGTATAACATTTTCATATATTCGTCCGCAACTTCTTTTTGTTCAAAATAAGACACTGGATAGTTTGTATTTTGTAGACCACTGAGAACAAATTTAATTACTTTTCGTAGTGCGTCTAGTATTTTTTCATGTGAATCAAAATTAGTGTATGGACCGATTTTATGATTGTCTACCTCTAATTCAATTTCTATTCTTTCAGGACTATTAAATACGTTGGATTCTTCAATAGTATATGTTTTTTTATTATTATCACCATTGAATTTTGTAATACTAATATCAACGTTTATTGGATAATCTGGATGTGTAAAAGTTACACGATTTAAAAACCTGAATATTTTTTTATTTTTATCCCAATTTTGTATAGTGAAGTTTTTGGAAGCCATTGTAATATTTTCTTCAATTTGATAGGATACTCTAAAATTGAATTCATCAAAGTTGACTGGAAATATCTTGTTATTATCAATGAAAACATTGTTTTTATTCATAAAAGTGACTGCATTCATATTATCTTTGTATATGGTCTTAAGGTCATTACTTTTACAATATTTTTGAATTACAAATAAATCATTTATCGTAACTCTTGTGTTAGATAATTTGAATCTTCCTGTATTCTTGTCTAAATACTCACATTGAATTTTTAAACTGGAAGTGCCTACTTCGTTTACACTTGTAAACCCCAATGATTTTAATTTTTTTATAACACTATCATAGTCATTTTTATTCAATGGTTTGATACCCCTTGTTCCGAATCGGACCTCTAATTCGTGGTTTTTATTAGAAACACTATATGGGTTTGCTTGATAATACAATTTAATTAAATTTGCAAAATCTTTTTGAGAATTTTTTTGTGATTGTTTTAAATCTACTAAATTAACAGGAGCTTTTTTTGCTTCGGATTGATATTCTACCTTCGTGATTTGCGCATCTGCTTCTGCATCTTCAATATCCTCTTTTAGTAACTCATCTGGAGTTTGTCTGTTTTGTTCATTTTCATTAATATCTGTAGGAGGACTAAAACTAGGGGTTCTTGGTCCAGCCTCTAGTATTTTTTTTTGTTTTTCTTCCTCTTTTTCTTTTTGTTGTTTTTTTAATAATTGTTTCAAAATAGAATACCTATCTCTAATTTTGAAAGAATTGAGTTTTTCTTTTTCTTTTATATTCAAATTATCGTATAATATCTGAATATCTTCATTTGAAATAGTATTAAGTATTGCAATTTTATATTCTAATTTTGATAATTCGTCAATTTCCTTCTTTGTTTTGGCGTCCAAACCATTATATATTTTATTCAATTCAACACTACCAAAATCATTTATCATAGTTTCACTATTTTGTTCATTCAACATATTTATAATATATATATTAGAGTTATTTTTAAATAATTGTTCATTTTTTTTTAAAAATATTTAATAATTGCTTCATATAAATCTTTTTTGCTTTTAGTCTTATTAGCAGAGGAACTTGCAGATACACTCGTGGTTTCAATTCCTAATTTATTGCAAATATCAACTAATTCTTGTGTTTTATAAGCAGACATAGTTTTTATAGGTTTTGCCAAATTATCAACCTTATAATATTTATCTCTAAAATCATCTAGATTGTCTTTATTTGTTTCCTCAAACCCATATTTATCTTTTTCTGAAATATATTTAATTATATAAAATTTATTAGAATCATTCATATTCAATTCAAAATATGTATTTTTTTTTATAAAAAAAAGATTCAATGATCCAACAACACATAAAGTTAAAAACGTATTAATATCAATTCTAGTTTCATTTGCTAGCGTATTTTCAATATTAGTCAATGTGTCAAACTTATATTGTTTAATCAGTTGTTTTTCTTTTCGTAAACGTTCTACATATTCAATTTTCAATTTTTTCTCCACAATCAAATTTCTATTTGTTAATTGTGAATAGTTTGTTAGACCATTTTTAATAATATATAAACACCAAAATAAACTATCACTATCACTGGGTATGAATACATTTTTATTGATGTTGTCTATTTTTTCGGTTTGTTGTTTTGTTTTTTTATTGTTATATTGCTCATGTAACTTGCATTCTAATGATTTGCATATAGTTGTATTATTAAACATATAATCTTGAACATGTTTAACAAAATTTTGATATAAATCGTCTTCTTTTACAAATGCCATTTCAATATATTTTGTTTATTACTATTTTATTGTTAATTATCTTTATTATCTTTTGAAAAATATATATTTTTGAAAGATTCTTTTTGTTTTTCAAATTCATTCAATGCGGACTCTTGATTATTCACATAATTAATATAACCATTTAATGATTCTAAAACGTCCTTGTTTAATTCCGATAAATTTACATGGACACCATACTTATTTTCATTCAATGTAACATCCTTATAACCATTTAATATTCTTAGAACTTCTACTTGGTTGAATTTATTCATATTTTCTATAGATTCTCTAATATAATTCAATTCACTAACAGAAAAATTATTCACTTCATTTGTTGTCATAGTTATTTCAGTATAGCTCATTTTAGTGCGTCTTTTATTGTAATATATATTAAATACAAATTTTATATTTAATATATTTTATTGTTTATTATAATAAATGAACCTTATTGAAAATAATGTAATAAATGAAAACAAAAACTTGTGGAAAAAAATCCCACTAGATGTATTTATCAATCATATTGTTCCATATACTTATAAAAAAATAAACAATTCTCTTTTGAATGATATCCGTAATTTTATTCGTGATTACAAAACGATAAGGAATTATTACTTTTATGATTTGAACGAATATTGTCTACTTAATGATTTAGTTTCATTTTGCAATAATAATACACCATTACCACATCGTGTTAGTGGTTCATTTCTATACATACTTAATCGTAGTATAATGTTCAACAAATTGTCTTGGTATAAAAAAGTTAAATATATTGAAGACAATTTTATTTACAATTTAACAATAAAAACACAATCAAAAATCAAAAATTTATTTTCACTTTTGAGGCCAAGCGAACGAGCACAATTCATAAATAAATATATTATTGAATATTTTGAATAATATCAACCCTCAATGACTAATTTAGATTTTTGTTCTCTTACTAATTCTCCTATAATTGAAACAAATTTATCATTCAATTCAAAACGTTGACCAATAACTCGGATGTTTATCTTATCTCCTTCTTTCACATCATTGAATTGAGAACTATAATAATGATGATCGCGCGCTATGAAAACAATAATAGGACTAGGTTTTTCATCTGCGCTTTCAGCTGTAATACCTGCTTTTGTATTTGTTTTTGCAATGCATGAAATAATTGTGCCCTCTACTGGAAAACAAACTTGACATTCAAAAACAATATCAAATGAAACTAGATTACCGCGTTTAATGGTTCCGCTTGAATAGGTAATTATTTTTGTAGATTGCGGTTTGATAAATCCTTCAACTACACATTTACCTTCATAATGAAATGATATATATTCTTCAATTACTTGTTGCAAATTCTTACCAATTGCGGTAATAGGTAATGAAACATTTCTATTTATTATTGATCTTGAATAAATGGATGATAAAATCATTTCTTTTTTTTTGTTTTTAGGTTTAGGTTTAAAAACCTGTGCGTCATTGTTATTTAATTCCATATCAACTTCCATTTTTATTACTATATATTATACATATTTTTCTTTTAATTAATTTTCAATTTTAATTTTAATATTGGAAAAAATAAATTTTTATTTTATGGAACAACTTAAAAAAAAATTGATATCAATATTCCTATTTACAACAATTCAAATACTATTAACTGTTAAATCACTGATCAAAATGAATATTGAGAAGTTTTGCAATAAGATGTTACTTGAAGAGAATTTTAAAAAATGTGTTAAAGGTTATCATTTAATTAATTCGTCGCCTATTATTGAAAAGGTATGGGAGGATATAAATGCTAATTTATTTACATCAGTTGGCATTGATGTTGTTTCAAAAAGCAATGGGAGTCATTCTCCTGGGATGGACATTCAATGTGCAATGGGGGGAATTAGCAATAAGTCTGGTAAATATTCTAATGAGAGAAAAAGTATTGATATAAGTTCTTATAGATTGACTACGGTTTGCAATGCAAAAAATTATGGAACACCACAAGAAATAGTTTGCGAGATAAATAATAGGAAAAATTTTGATTATTATTCATTTATTATAAGAGATGAAGAGCGAGACAATGATAAAATTTGCTATGATTGGTTTTTAATACCAAGTAATTACTTTGTTTTAGATCCGACTTCCTATATTTGGGAACCAATGATTGGTAAACGTGGTAAAAATAAAGATATTCAAGTGGGTTGGAATACAAATGAAATCAACGGTTGCAAAATGACTATTACATTTAGTATGTCATCTCAATTGTGGATGCATATTAACATGACAGAAGAAATGAAGCAATTCATCGTAGCTACGACTATGGTAAATAGTAAACCAACATATAATTATATTCAAGTAAGTGAAAAATTACTATAAATAGAAGTTTTGTATATTTCATTTATATTTAACTAAATCCATCATGTAATAGTGTGGTTTTGATCTTTGTAATTTATAATAATATAATTGTATTTTTTGTATTTTTATATTTTTATATGTTTCAATTTTTTATTGAAATATTTGCACATTTATATATTTTTATATAATAAATATATATGTCATCATACAGTTATTTGGTAAATTCTAATTACTACAGAAATTATTCTAATACTTTAGGAGGTAACTGTATACAAAATTCTTCAGGTCCTAGAGGTGCTCAGGGTTCTCAAGGTGCACAGGGAAATCCAGGGAATCCAGGAGCTCCCGGACCTCAAGGGTCTCAAGGTGTTCAGGGATATAATGGAACCACTGGTTACACTGGACCTCAAGGTGTTGGAGGATCATCAACAAATACAGGAGCAACTGGTGTGCAAGGGCCAACAGGTAGCCAAGGATTCACCGGTTTCACTGGACCAACTGGTGTCCAGGGATCAACTGGATTTATAGGACCAACAGGTAGTCAAGGCTTTACAGGGTTCACTGGACCAACTGGGGTTCAAGGATCAACCGGTTTTACTGGTCCAACAGGTAGCCAAGGGTTTACAGGGTTCACTGGGCCAACTGGGGTTCAAGGATCAACTGGTTTTACTGGTCCAACAGGTAGACAAGGGTTTACAGGTTTCACTGGACCAACTGGGGTTCAAGGATCAACCGGTTTTACTGGTCCAACAGGTAGCCAAGGCTTTACAGGTTTCACTGGTCCAACTGGTGTTCAAGGATCAACCGGTTTTACTGGTCCAACAGGTAGTCAAGGCTTTACAGGTTTCACAGGTTTCACTGGTCCAACAGGTGCACAGGGATTCGGTCCAACTGGTTTTACAGGCTTCACAGGTTTCACTGGTCCAACAGGTGCACAGGGATTCGGTCCAACTGGTTTTACAGGTCAAACAGGTTTTACTGGTCAAACCGGTTTCACGGGGCCAACTGGTGTTCAGGGTTCTCAAGGTATTCAGGGTATAGCTGGAACTGCAACAAATACTGGTGCAACTGGTTCCCAAGGAGTAACTGGTCCAACTGGAATTCAAGGATCTACCGGTCCTCAAGGATATGGAACAACTGGATTTACTGGACTTACTGGTCCAAGTGGAATTCAGGGACTTACTGGACCTACTGGTATTGCTGGAATAGGAACGACGGGACCTGCGGGTGTTGCTGGTGTAACGGGGCCTCCTGGTGTAACCGGACCTGCTGGTAGTGGAGGTGGTGGTAGCAGTGGAACAACAACTATAACATTGGCTTTAGAATATACACTTCAATCAGATACTACAAGTACAAACACACCAACTACAATCGGCGTTTCTTTATTAACAAGGGTAATACCTGTGTCAACAATACCAAATTATTTAAATATAAGTTTAGATCAAGCCAATAACATTACAATAACAAATAGTAAACCTTTTATAGCAACAAATGATAATATTGTAAATTGTCAAACATACGGGTTTTTGCTACCATTATTAACAACTGCAAATACTTTATCAAGTTCTACAACAAGTTTAACAGATAGTTCTAATATTACAATTAATACTACAACAATATCAAAAATGCCTTACAATTTTTTAAATACTGTTGCAGGTAGTGGTCTTTATACTCCAATTTATGGATATGCAAATAATACTATTGGATCATTTACATTTTCTGCATCATTTAGCATTAGTACATTAGTTGGTCCATCAAATAGAATAGTCGGAGCTGGCGTAGCTGGCACAAAAGCAGGGACTAGTTTCATAGGATCAATTATTGGATTAACATTTCATAATTCTGTATTATAATTAAAATATTATATAATAAATATATAATAAATATATTTATTATATAATGTCATCATATACACCAATAACTTTAGGTTTACAAGCAATTACTAATAATTTAACCTTTAATTTTGATGTTACTGGAAACACAATGTCTGCTACATTTGTAGTATCATTACCACAAGCCTTTAATTCAAATGAATCAGTTCCTAGCGATATGTATGATATTTTGTCCATTCAAGCTGGGCAATGGATAGCTGGACAACAAGGAGGTTTTGCATGGTTAATCACTTCTGTATCACTTGATTTTACTCAGAGATATGCAACGTTACAATTAAAAGATGTTAATAATTTCAATTATTATTTAGATAATAGTCAATTAAATGGTGGAATATCAATAGGTCGGGAGTATATACTTTTTACATTAGGTGTAAATGGGTTACCTTTATGTGTAGAATTATATGGAACGTCTTTTGATTTTATTGTAACAGACTTAACATCAAGATTTTTATCTAATGCAGCTTTTTCTGGAGGAACTGGTTTTACAGGAACTATAGGACCAACTGGATTTACTGGTCCCCCAGGTATAATAGGTCAAGCGGGAACTGCAAGTAATACAGGAGCAACTGGACCACGTGGTTTAACTGGATTTACAGGACCAACTGGTGTTCAAGGCTCAACTGGTTCAACTGGCCAAACCGGTTTTACAGGACCAACTGGTGTCCAAGGGGCGACAGGTTTCACTGGACCGAGTGGACCCCAAGGTTTTACAGGTTTCACAGGACCAACAGGGGTTACAGGACCAACTGGTTTCACTGGACCAACTGGTTTAACGGGTTCAACTGGTAGAACAGGCCCAACTGGTCAAACCGGTTTTACGGGTCAAACTGGACCTCAGGGTTTTACAGGTTCTACCGGTTTTACAGGACCAACTGGACCCCAAGGATTTACTGGTTTCACAGGTCCAACAGGCCCACAAGGTTTTACAGGTTCTACCGGTTTTACAGGACCAACTGGACCCCAAGGATTTACAGGTTTCACAGGACCAACAGGGGTTACAGGACCAACTGGATCACAAGGACTACAAGGTATAGGAGGAACTGCTGCAAATACAGGAGCTACAGGACCGCAAGGTTTTACAGGATTTACTGGTCCAGCTGGTGGTGGTGGAACTGGTCCAACAGGATTTACTGGTGGAATTGGGCCACAGGGTCTGCAAGGTATAGGAGGAACTGCTGCAAATACAGGAGCTACTGGAGCCCAAGGATTTACCGGTTTCACAGGACAAACTGGACCACAAGGCTATAATGGAACGACTGGTTATACTGGACCAACAGGCCCAACTGGCGTGCAAGGATCTACAGGTTTTACAGGCCCAACAGGCGTGCAAGGATCTACTGGTTTTACTGGCACAATCGGTTTCACAGGACAAACTGGACCACAAGGCTACAATGGAACGACTGGTTCCACAGGTTTTACTGGACCAACTGGCGTGCAAGGATCTACTGGATTTACTGGCGCAATCGGTTTCACAGGACAAACTGGGCCACAAGGCTACAATGGAACGACTGGTTCCACAGGTTTTACAGGCCCAACAGGCGTGCAAGGATCTACAGGTTTTACTGGCGCAATCGGTTTCACAGGACAAACTGGACCACAAGGCTATAATGGAACGACTGGTTCCACAGGATTCACTGGCCCAACAGGCGTGCAAGGAGCGCAAGGTGATACCGGATTTACTGGACCAACAGGATTTACTGGACCCCAAGGTTTTATGGGTCCAGCAGGAACAGCATCTAATACAGGAGCTACAGGACCAACAGGTCTCACAGGACCTCAAGGAACACAAGGTGTAGCTGGAATAGCAACAAATACGGGTGCTCAAGGACCACAA